TCCACCACCACCACCACCTCCACTGCGGTATACTCTAAACATTTCAGTGTCATCTTCTGGTGGTTCATCATATTCAATCGCATAGCATTTAACTTTATTATGTTGTAATTGTTCATATCCACTATAATTGGGTCTATAACAAAATACTAATAATAGGACAATAAAAACTAGTAATAAAAACAAATACAATAATGTATTAGACATTAATAATATAAAATACTTTTTTTTATTTTTGTATATAATAAAGTCTTTTATAAATATTATATTTATATAATATAATGGGTTTAACAAATAGTAAAAATACAATAGATATAGATTCTTTAAATCAAAGATTAGCTAAATTAGAAATATTAGCAGATTTAAATAATGATGGAATTGTCACAAAGGATGAACTTGCAAAATATACTACTACTGAATTAAATGTTAAAGAAGCAGAAATACTAAATTTAAGAAATGAAATTACAGCTTTACAAGAAAAATTGAAAAAGGCTACTAATAAAATAAATACATTACAAAATACCTATGATGAGTTATTTAAAAAACATCAAATGTACATAGATAAAGTACAACAAACAGATAATGTTGTAGATAATTCATCCCAAAAAATACATGTTTCACAAACAGCAATTGAAAAATATGTAGATGATTTATTAAGCGACCCTAATATAAACATATATTATTTACCTGATTCAATAGAAAAACCTATATATGTTAATACAATGAAAATGTTATTAAGTATCTTACAAAAAAGTTTAAATCATATTAATATTGATGTTGTAGGACATGAATTAAAATTTCACATAGAACCACAAACACCCAAATAATTTAAAAATTGTTTTATTTATTTTTAAATATTTAATATCTAAAAATATATATGGACGATCCAGATTTTGCTTTTCAAACTTTAAAATATATAAAAGATCCATATACTTCACCAGATTGGCTTACATTTGGTATTTATTGTCAACAATTAATATTATCTACTATTAAAGATATTGTTGAAAACGAAAAAACATATAACATTAATACATGGGTTTTATTTCCAGTTTCTTGGCTTTCTACAACAACATATACTCGTTTTGATGGTAATTTTAAAGAGCCTTGGTTATTAGTTCAAAAAATGCTGGTAAATACATTTACAAGATATATTTTAACATTTTCAGATTATCCATTATGTGAATTTGTTATTCCAGAATTTAATAAAAAGATAAAAGAAAGAATTGGTCATTTTTGGTGTATTATTAAAAATAAACCTACTATTGAAAACATACCTACTGAATATAAATTTATATCAAATGATATTGAAATGAAAGATTTAAAAATATATGATAAAGTGATGGGTTGTTTTATTGGTGGATTAATAGGTGATGCACTAACCAATGGACTTGATAATTTTTCAAGCAACGGAGATTTATCAATTGTTTTGTGTAATTATTTTACAGGAATAGAAAAAGGTTGTGAATATGATATTGCAAAAGGTTATATAAATTGGTATGCTTCAAAACCAAAATTAACAGATATTAAACAACCTAATCATAATTCATTTTCAGGTATATCTCCTGACCAATCATATGAAGAAACTTATCAAAAAATGATTGAAAAATCATATAGACTAAATAAATTTAGTCTTAATAATGGTTGTTTAGCAAGATGTATACCTATTTCTTTAATAGGTGTAAATAATGGTGTAAATAATGGTGTAAATAATGGTGTAAATAATGGTGTAAATAATGATGTAAATAATGATGAAAAAATAATTAAATTTGTGGATAAAATTGTAGAATTAACAAATGTTCATTTTATGTGTAGAGAAATATGTAAAATTCTTATTTTAGTTATAAGAATGTTATTTAAAATGAAAGACATTCAAGAAATATATCATAACATTAATTTAATAACAAATAATAATTTAATAAAAGAAATAATATCATTATCAAAAAAACAAAAAGAACCTACTTTATCAGAAAATTATGAATTTATTTATATCAATAGCAAACAACAAAATTATATTGGTATACCGTTTCAACTTGCCATACACGAAATTTTCAATAGCACAAGTTTTAAACAATCTATTTTAAACATTATTAAACTAGGCGGAGACACAAAAACAAACGGCTTTATCGTAGGTTCTGTATTAGGAGCATTATGGGGGAAAAGAAACATTCCAGAAGAATGGTATTATTCACTAATAAATGGAAAACAAATAAATTATATTGATTTAAAAAATAACGTGCTTAAACTATATAATTACAAAGTAATTTAAAGATGTCCAAAGAACAAGAAAGTGATGAAGAAAATAAAATAGAAAAAAAAGAATACTTGATTTCAATCCATAACAATAAATCTAATCAAATACACTATATTCAACAAACTATAAGATTAACTCGTGCTTTTAGTATTTTTTATTATAATAAAGCATTGTATTGGAAAAGAAGTTATTGGATTACTAATTTTGTAAATATAGGTTTAACATCTTTAAATACAATTATAACAGTATTTTTTGATTTATGCGATCAAAATCAATATTCTGCAAAAACAAACATTGTTTTAGGTGCTGTAATTATGGCTTCAATAAGCGGTATAACTTTTCTTAATTCTGCTATAAGACAAAAAGAATATGAAGAAGCAGGTGATAAATATAATGAGGTTTCAAATAATTTATATACAGAGGTATTTTGTGGTAAAGATAAACCAATAGATTTGGATTTAGATGTAATTATTGAGAAATATCGTAGTGTAATAGATTCATATGGTGAGCGTTTTGTTGAACCTAATCCAAAGGCTATAGATATAATAATGGAAAGTAATGAATACAAGTTTTTGATGAATATAAAAACACAAGTATCACCAGAAGCACCATAATAAATTTGTAGATTGATTTAAAATTTAAATCAATATACATTATAATATATGTTAATTTCTCGTTTATCAATCGTTCAAAATATTGATATTAATACTCCTATTATAGTATTAAAAGAAATAGCATTATGTCATAATATAAATTGTTCATTTGATAAAGTTGATAATATATTTATTGAAAATTTTATAGAACAAATTACAAATAATCCAATAGGAGTTATTAATCAACCATTTACTAATGAAGATTGGAATGTAATAGCAAAATATGTTAATCCAAACGAAATATGGAATATATTAGATTTAGAAAGAGCATACAATCATCTTAAAAACTGGGAAACATCTTTTTATATTCCAAGTTATTTTGATTATGGTATGCAAACACCAAGAAATATTTTTAAATTAAATGCTTGTGTTTTATATAAAATATGTAAAAATTATAATGTCCCCTTACACCAAAATTTAACATTACTAAATCTCGCAGGTATATGTAAAATTATTGAATCAGGTTCATCATATGGTATTAGTCTTATATATAACAATCTAACAAAACTAACAAAATTAAATTTAATCAATATGTATATAGAAAGTCTTAAATATAATACTGATAATTACACCACAATTGACACCACAATTGACACCACAACTGACACCACAACTGACGATAATTCTATTTATGATTATATTCCAGAATGTATAACACAATTTAATAATAAAAATTTTTTAAGAACAAGAATTATTCCAAAAACAAAAACAGAAGCAATTGTTTTAGCTGCTTTTAATTATAGATTAGATATAAGTTTATCAGGAAATCCAATTAAAGAATATTTTGTAATACAAAGAGACCCTGATAATTATATACCAAACGATCATTATTTAAAAACTCTCCACGATTTAAATCAACAATTACTTTGTTTAAATGAATATTTTAATCCCTGTTTACCTGCTGATTTATATCAAGATGATGTTTTAAACAATATGGCAAAAATAGAGGGTTATTCAAATGATGATATATATAGAGATACAGCATATACTTTATTACAATTGGCAAGTTATTCTAATACTTTTTATGATGGAAAACAGCCTGGAATTGTAAATGAACAAACGCCATTTTATTATGATAATGTTTGTGATTTACATAGTGATCTTATTGTTTGTTATGGGGTTAAATCAATTAATTCAATGACTGCTTTTAGATATAAAGAATTAGCAGAATTGTTTAAAAATACTAATAATTTTATAAATCCTGTAAATAAAGATATTTTTTCTACCATTTCTATTAAAAAATTAAAAAATTTATGCCTAAATATTAAACCATACCAATCAAAAGAATCAGAAAATGACAAAAAAGAACTTTATAATGCTATTATAAATACTGAATTATTTACAAAAGATTGTTTTAATAAAGCAAAAACTTTATATAATTCTTTTACAACCTCTGAACAAGAAATAAAACAACAAATTAAAAATTGTATATGGTCATTATTTAAATTATCTATGTATATGCGTGGTTGGAACGGTAAAGATGAAGTGTATCCAATAGAAAACGCACCTGTTGATAATCAAACAATGGTTGATTTATTAGTAACACAAGAATTAATAGAATTTGAGAAAAATTGTAATAATTTAGGAGAAATTGGTGATAATGTATTAGATTTACCCCTATTAATATATCATGGTGATGAATTTATACCTATTTCAAATACACAAGGTGGTAAAACAATAAAAGAAAGATTAGAAATAGTTAAAATGGGTAATGATTATAGTGAATACGATTCATGTATTCGTTTAACAAGTAATTTACTTGCTACAAGTTGTTATAAATATATGCAAATGTTAGATATGGATATACCTTTTAAAATAGAAAAATTAAGAGATATTAGTTAATTTATTTTTATTATATTTATATATATTAATGAGTTCAAGTGATGAATTAAAACGTAAATATGATACTTTGTATCAAGACCTTAAAGAATTTTACCTTGATACCACAAATGGTAAATTATCTTTAAATACTATTACAATTTTAACAAGATTTGCTATGGAACATGTACAAACACATACTTTATGGGCAAATCTTAAAGGTTCTGAAAAGAAAGATCTTGTTGTATCAGTTGTCACTGATTTTATAAATGATATGTTAAATGATACTGATAAAGTTGATGAAGAAACAAAAAGAATTCTTCAAAATGGCTTAGAAATGGTTCCAATGTTGATTGATGCAGCTGTTGATTTTGCCAAAGTTTACAGCAAATTTAAACAAGTATTAGGATTTGATAATAAGAAAAAATGGTGTTGTTGGAAATAATCTTTTTTAAATTATAATGGAAGATAGTTTTTTAATACTCCTTGTGTTGGTTTTATCCGTTGTTTTCCTTAGTATGTTTATATACATGTACAGATGCAAATGCGACCGTGGTTGGGGTCGTGGTTGGGGTAGTGGTTGGGGTCGTTCTGGGGGTCGTCGCGGTTGCCCTTGTGGTCGCGGTTGTCCTTGGGGTCGTTGCCCTTGGGTTAGAAGAGGTTTAGTCGCTTAATTCGCTTTCATTTTCTGGAATTTCAAATATAAAATCTATTGATGAATAATTTTCAAGATTATATAAATCAATAGGTTTATAACTATCTGGGGTATATTTACATTTTAATATACCTAATTCTTGTAGCAACAATGCTATAAATTCGCTACAAAAGTATTCTGTTTTGATTTTATTAGATTTTGAATAATTTTTTTTGAAAATGGGTCTTAACCAATGTATTAAATTTAAATCTAATCTAATATTTTTATAATCCTTTAACAATTTATTTATAACTTGTTTTGATATTTTTCCTGTTTCTAATTTCTTAAAACCACATTTATGACCTTGATTTATATCAAACCATTTATCTATTGGTATTACACATAATCCTGAAAAATTAGTGCTTTTGTAATAAGTAACCTCAATTATATATATTCCTTTCTTTGTTTTATATACAAAACTAACATGTGACCATCTTGTCCTTGTAAAAATATTAATTAATTTTGAATATGTTGAATTGTATTCTAAAAATAATAAATCCCCTGTATTTAATTTATTTTTAATATCCTCCAAATTTGAGTTATTTGTTATATTTAAAATAGGAGTTGTATAATATCTATATAAAATTATTAATGATATTATAATAATAGTCCCAAAAACAATATAAAATACTTCTACCCAATTTACATCATTCATTATATAATTTAAAAAAAGTATTTTAAAAGTTTTTAATATAAAATAAAGTATGAAAGGGTTTATTGTTGGTTATTTTGAAGAATGGAGCAATGATAGAAACCCTATAATTGTAGGCTATTATACTACATGGAATAAAGCAATTGATGTTGTTATTGATCAAGAAAATATTAATATCAAGAATTATAAAGGTCTAAGAGAAGTTTATATTGTTGAAATAGATGTAAATAAAACATATACTAATATTCTTTCTGGTAGTGATTGGATTAATTCTTATAAACATTATCTTGTTAAAAATCATTCTGGTGAATCAATATTAATAAGTAATAAAGGTGTAAAACAATCTTTAAAAAAAGATAATGATGGTTGGCAAGAAATAAAAAAGAAAAATAAAAAAACAAAAAATCTTTAAAAATAATAATGGATGAACAATTAGCAAGAAAATTAGTTAGAGATTCTATAAATTCTGCTCGTGCTGAAAAAGGCTTACCACCTTTGGATTCTAATAACAATCAACTTTTAATGTACCTTTTAGCAGTAGTTGTCGCTGTCGTTTCTTACTATTTATTAAGAAATTATAAACCAAACTTTGTGACCGTTGAATTAAACGGTGTTAAACAATTTGACCAAGCTAGAGGTGTTGTAGCTTCAATAGTAGCTGGTTTACTTGTTTTATTAGTTTATTACATGTGTTGTTAAATACATGTATGGATAAATACATGAATGTATGTGTGTCTGTATTTTTTAATTTTCTAAAAATTAAAAAAGTGAATTTTAATACCAAAAAGTAGCACAAATTAAAAAAATGATTTTTTATAATATGTGTATAATTTAATACACACAAACTAATAATCAATTATGGCAAATCTTTCTCAGGCAATTACCAAGTCGCTGCTTAATAATCTTCCTGCTGCCACTGCAAAGGAATTCAACCTTGAAGAAACCCGTGTAAAGGAATTTCTTCAAACTTTTCTAAACAGCCAACTTGGTAAGATTGGTAAGACTACTCGTGCTACTCAAAAGGGAACCAATGGCAAGGGTCGTGTTACTGGTTATTTACTGTTTTCCAATGAAAATCGTCAACGTGTTCGCGACCAAAATCCCACTATGAAGTTCACCGAGATTGGCCGAGAACTTGGTGAGATGTGGAAGGCACTTGCCGATAGTGAAAAGGCTGATTGGGTCGAAAAGGCAAACAATGTTAATGCTGAAAATGGCATTACTAGCAGTCCTACAAAGACGGCTACAAAGACCACGACTACTACTACGACCACCAATGTTAGTCGCCACAGCAGTGGAAAGTGGATTATTGACGGAACAAACTATGTTGTAAAGTCTGAAAAGAATTGTGCTGTAATTGGAAAGCTTCGTGGAAGCACCGTAGTTGTTCTTAATCAAAATGATATTGATGATTGTAATGAACACGGTTGGAAGGTTGAAGCAGCTCCACCAAAGTCTCGTAGTCGTGGTGCTGTAAAGGGTGGTAAGAAGCAAGTTCAAAAGGACGACCCTCAATCTGAGGATGAAAATGAAGATGAATAAAAAAAGTATTTAATTATATTAAATGGGTGCTGGTTCAATAATTGTTGCAATTATATTTTTAATTATTATTGCTGTTATTGTTTTTGGAGTTGTTTATTCTTTACAATATAAAAAGGATAAAAAAAGCAAATGGGGCAAGAAAGGTAAAGAAGACAAATGGGGTAAAGGTAGTGATGGTAAAAAAGGAAAATTTGAAAAAAAGGGTAAATCAAGTTTAGGTAAATAATTTGGTAAATAATTTGGCAAATAATTTGGCAAATAATCTCTTTTTCTTTTTAAAAAGAAAAAGTGAATTTAACATTTTCCACAATATGGCCATCTATTCTTTTCTACATTACATTTACAATTTTTTGTTTGCACACTTGGATCTGGATCCCTTCTTGCATAATACAAAATAGGTGCCATTCTACCACATGGTGTCACATTGGGGTAGCCCCAAACTCTAAAAGGTTGAGCATTTTTTAAATTATTTAAAACATTATATGATACATATGGAGCATATTCTCCATATTCATATTTTGGTGTAGTATCCATAACAGGACCTAAACCTTGTGGTGCTAGTTGTTGTGCTCTAACCCAACTCCAATTTAAACTTTGATATTTTTCGGGAAATGGATGAACTAAACCGTATAAACTCATTATATAAACAAAATACTTTTAAAATTTTATATGTTATTTTCATATAAAATTTAACCAATTTGTGATATTGATTTTATATATATTTCAAGTTTTCCCAATTGTCCAGTATTTATAGATATTTTTAAAGGTATGTCTAATTCTGACTCAGTTGGTGGAGTATATATTTGCATCCTAGAATTTAATCCAGATATTTTTATCAATTGACTTAAACTTTTAGTATGAAAAACATCTGTATATTCATCTTCTTCCTCATTATCTCCCTCTGGCTCTCCAAATGGAACCTCTCTTGTGTACATACCTTCAACCTCACAACTAAAACGCAAATAACTTGAACGAGAATGTATATGTATTTTATTTGATATACTTTGCATATCTTTACACATTTTTTGAAATGTACTTGTTGGTATATGTACAGGATGTGTATATTGTTCAGGTATTTCTGTATCAACCTGCGATAATTTTTGTATTTTTATATAACTAGTCACAGGTTGACCAGAATCTGCTTGTATAGTTGTTATTCCTAATAATCCTGGATTATTTTTATTTATAAACAAAACTATATTATCCTTCTTTTTTATACTTTTTAACATTTTATATAAATGCTGTAAATTTATACCTACTGACAATAATTTAGGACAATAATATTCATCAAAAGCTTCTCCGTTTAATGATAAATGTATTAAAAGATGTGGAGGTTCTTTATTATCAACAGTTAATAATTTCAATCCATCTTTATCAAAATTAAAACATACATCAGTTAATATATTTTGTAAAACTTCTGATAATGATTTTATAGTATATGCTTCTACTGTTTTTGCTTTAAAAATATAACTGCGTCCAGACATTTTACTTTATTTATTTGTTTTTTTAAATATCAAGATTTTTTATTGTTAAAAATTTAAAAAGTATAAAGTTGTAATAAAAGTCTTGTATTATTATAATGAGTATTCGTGAAGGATTAGGTTATTCCCTTCGTAATTATGACCCTTGTTTTTCTTACAATGCTGATAGATTTTGTTGCAGCAATAGAGGCTACAATTTTAGAGATAATGTTTTAATGAGCGATTGCCCATTATTACAATCGAATGATTATTCACGTCCTCGTAATTATGACCCCAGTGATAGTCGCCCATTGTGGTTAAAACAAACTGGCTTAGTCGACCCACAATCGTATGAATTTACACCACAACAAAGATGGTATGTTTGGTGTAGCAGAATGCCTTGCTCTCTTGACCAAAAAGGTGCTCCATGTCAGCAAAATATGCCATATTGTAATAACCCACCAAATTGCAGTGGTGTTAATGCTTGTGGCGGTCCAAAGATGTAATTAAACTTTTTTTTCCTTTTTGAAAAAATAGTTTTAAAAAATTTTACTAAAATAAATTATGTTAAATTAAATACACAAAAGATTAGATATGGTTGGAATACTAATCAAACATTTTGTTATAAAGAACTTGTTATATCAATAAGTTCTGCTGAACCTATTTATATATGTTGTATAGAAAAAAACAAACTTTCAGAATTAAAAACAGATGATTTAACAATAAAAATAAATGAAAATGATGAATTAATTTTAAATTTATTCAATTCATATACATCTTATATTCGTTCTATGTTATACTCACCTGATAGTTTAATAATTAAAAACATAGCAAAAAAATGGGGTAATATTAGTTAATAGTTTTAAGATAATCTTGTATCGTTTGTGTATTAAAACCTACTATTCTATGTATATCTTTTCCTCCTTGGAAAAATACTAAACTTGGTAAGCTTGTTATTTTGTATTTACTTGATATATCTTCACATTCATCAACATTAATTTTATAAAAAGCAATATTAGTGTAATGTTTAGAATATTTTTCTAATTCAGGAGCTAATTTTTTACACGGTCCGCACCAATCTGCAAAAAAATCAACAACAACTGTTTTATGTGTTGTATTTTTTATTGCTTCTGCAAAACTTTTTGAATCAAGTTGTTTTACCATTTAAATATTAATATTTTAATATTTAAATAAATTTTTATATTAATATCGTATTTAATCAACTTCTTCAACAGTTGGTTTTGAACTGTTTTCACCATTCACATTTTGTAAAGAACTTAGTTTTTCCTGTAATTCAGCCTTCTTTTTATTATATTCTTCTTTTGTAGCATTTTGATTGTTGTCTATCCATTCAATACATTCATTTATGTATTTTTCTAATTCTTCATATTTTGAACCTAATTGCGTCTTCATACTTTCTTGCAACATTCCATTCTTAATTGAATATACATTATTTTCTAATTCATTTTTAGCCTCTATTTTTTCACGAATAAGAGCATCCTCAGTAGCCCATTTTTCAGCATCTTTAACCATTCTGTCAATTTCTTCCTGTGAAAGTCTTCCTTTATCATTTTTAATTGTTATATTACTAGTCTTGCCTGTTCCTTTTTCAACAGCAGATACAGTCAATATACCATTTGTATCAAGGTCAAAAGTAACCTCAATTTGTGGAACACCACGGGGTGCAGGTGGAATTCCAGATAAATCAAAATTACCTAGTGGATTACAATCACGCGTTCTTGTTCTTTCACCCTCAAATACTTTAATTGTTACTGCTGGTTGATTATCTGAATATGTTGAAAAGATTTGTGTTTTCTTTGTTGGAATAGTTGTATTTCTTTCAATAATCTTTGTCATTACTCCACCAGCAGTTTCAATACCTAAACTTAATGGTGTAATATCAAGTAAAACAACACTGTCCACAGATTTACCTCCAACTCCTGTTAAAATTGCTGCTTGAACTGTTGCTCCATACGCAACAGCCTCATCAGGATTAATAGTTTTATTTAATTCTTTGCCATTAAAATAATCTTGTAATAATTGTTGAATTCTTGGAATTCGCGTAGAACCACCAACAAGAACTATTTCATTAACACTTGCTTTATCAATTTTGGCATCTTTTAGTACTTGATCAACTGGATCCATACATGATTTAAATAGATCACTGCATAATTCTTCAAACTTTGCCCTTGTAATTGTTGTATAAAAATCAATACCATCATATAAAGAATCTATTTCAACACTTGTTTGTGTGCTAGTACTTAAAGTTCTCTTTGCTCTTTCACAAGCAGTCCTTAAACGCCGAACTGCTCTTTTATTATCACTAATATCCTTTTTATACTTTCTCTTAAATTCCTGAATAAAATGTTCTACCATTCTATTATCAAAATCTTCACCACCTAAATGAGTATTACCACCTGTTGCTTTAACCTCAAAAACACCATCATCTAATGTTAATAAAGAAATGTCCATAGTTCCACCACCACAATCAAAAATAAGAACATTACGTTCACCTGAACTAATTTTATCCAATCCATAAGCAATAGCAGCAGCAGTTGGTTCATTTATAATTCTAAGCACATTTAAACCAGCAATTGTTCCAGCATCTTTTGTTGCTTGTCTTTGTGAATCATTAAAATAAGCAGGAACGGTTACAACTACATCAGATACTTTTGAACCTAAATAGTTTTCAGCGGTTTCCTTCATTTTGGTTAAAACCATACTACTAATCTCTTCTGGTCTAAATTGTTTTGTTTCTCCTTTAAATTGAACTGTAATTACAGGTTTATTACCATCGACACATTCTACTTTAAAAGGAAAATGTTTTATATCGTTTTGAACAACGGGGTCGTCAAAACGACGGCCTATTAATCTTTTAGCGTCAAAAACAGTATTTTCTGGATTTATACTACTCTGATTTTTTGCAGCATCACCTAATAATCTTTCACTATCTGTGAAAGCAACATAACTTGGTGTTGTGCAGTTGCCTTGGTCATTAGCGATAATTTCTACGCGTTCATTTTGCCATACACCAACACAAGAGTAAGTAGTACCAAGATCAATACCGACAGCGTGTTTCATAGTCATTTTAATTTATAAAATTAAAATGTTTAAATCTTTTTATTTAATAATGAAAAATCATTTATTGGATATTAATTATATTAAAAAACATACTCCAAATATTGAAAATTTAAAGGTTACACTTGTTAAAAATCCTAAAAAAGGAACTTCCTTAGTAGCAACAAAACCAATAAGAAAAGGTGGTATTATTGCATATTATCTAATTAAAATATATAATATAAGCACATTTGTAGATCCTTATAATGATGTTTATACTTTTACTGTTTACAAAAAAGATGGTAAATCAAATAATAAACTTATAGGTAATTTATTTGAAGGTAATTTACCACCTCCTAAACGAAATATTCCATTCTGGGCTTATTTTAGTAATGAACCAAGTAATGGACAAACACAAAATTCATATATTGATATAAATTTAGCTCAAAATTATCGTTATAAAAATACAGTTAAAGAAGGAGATACATTAGTGTATAAACTTGTTGCTGCTCGTAATATAAAACCAGGAGAAGAAATTGTATGGTGTTATGGTGATGAATATAGAAGAACATATACAACTACATGTAATATATAATAAATTGATATTTGATTTACTTTATTTGTAATAATAAAGTAGATGATTTACACAATTTCATTTATTGATGATTATTTTAGAGGTGGAAAAATTCAAATTAATTTAGATTGGCAAGAAAACAATCCAGACAAATTTAAAGAAACATTATTAAAAAAAGCAGTTGAAATTGGCCGTAATAAAGTTCAATTAATAGGTTTCGAAGGATTGGTAGAACAATGGGATAATAAAATATGGTCTATTAATAATTTCAAAAGTGATTGGATTAATAATCCACCTCCAATTATTTGGATTAAATCTAACTAAATTTAATAAGTTTTATTATTAAATTTATTAAATTTTTATATTATAATATGGAAAAAGAATTGGATAAAGAAGAGTATTCTCTGAATCATAAATATAAATTTATAACAATGTTGTATGATAATATTTGGTTTGCAAAGAATGAAAAAGATGAAAAAGTTTTAATTAAAGTATATAAAAATAATGATAATGTTTTTAAAAATGAGTTGAAAAGTTTAAAATTATTATCCAAAATTTGTAAAAGATGGGCTGTGTGTTATATTGATAGTTATATATTTAATGATAATCCTCGTATTGTAATGAATTTTATAAAAGGTTTGCAAATAAAAACAATCTCAACTTTAATAGAAAAAAATCAAAGTAATAAAATTATATATGATTTAATATTAGGTTTAAATTTATTACATTCCAATGGTATAGCACATCAAGATATTCAAAATAATAACATTATTTATGACACAGAAGACAAACATTATAAATATATTAATTTTGAACATTCTTGTATTAAAAATGATTGTGATGAAATATGTAAAGAACCTTGTGGTTACATTCCACCTGAAAGAATAAATGATAAAATTCGAAACAAAGACAAATACTTTATAGATTATGTTTTAACTGATATTTGGTTTTTAGGTGTATTTTTAAGAGAATGGTATTCAGGTAAATCATTTAATGTTAATATTATAGAAAATGACATGGCAAAATGTATAATTCCTTATTTACTAGAAGTAGATTTATTTAAAAGAGCTAATAATTGGAAAGCAATAGTTTATCTTTTAAAAGAACAATATAAACAAGATATGACAGATGAACTGGACAACATTTTGATTAACAATTATGATGAATATCTAAAAAGAATAGTTCAAGTGGTGGCAGATGAAGATGACGATGTTAAAAAAGTATCAAGAAAAAAATTAAAAATGAATAATAATGATCTTATTATTGCCAACTTGCAAACTTTACTTGATAATTTAAAAACATCAAAAGATGAAAAGGACAAATTTAGGATGAGAGCATATGCAAACGCTATTAAAGCAATTAAAGATTGTCCTTTTGAAATTAAGAGTAAAGCAGATGCTATTAAATTAAGTGGTATTGGAGCAAGAATTGCTGAAAAGATAGATGAAATAATAAAAACTGGTGCTTTACATCAAGTTGGTGAAATCAAAACCGATGTTCTTGAAAAAAATTCTGTCATTATATCTTTGTCCAAAGTTATAGGAATTGGTCCTAAAAAAGCAGAAGAATTATGGTCTTTGGGCGTTCGTAGTATTAGTGATTTAGAAACTGATAAATATCAAAAATATCTTACTCATAATCAAAAAATAGGTGTAAAGTATTTTGATGATCTACAAAAAAGAGTTAGTAGAGACCAAGTTCATCTAATTGCTGTAAATATTGAAAAATACATCACCGAGTTGTCCAACGAAATTGGTGAAACAATTATTTTTAAAGTATGTGGTAGTTATAGAAGAAATGCTGAAACTTGTGGTGATATTGATATATTGCTGTGTGAGCCGAGTAATGGAAGATTAGTATTACCTCTTCTTGTTGACAAGTTAAAAAAAGCTGGTATTCTTAAAGAACAATTAGCATTGGGTAATACAAAGTATATGGGTATTACACAAACAAAATCTGGTGTTTATTTTAGAATAGATATGGAAATTATAAAGGAGCACGAATGGCCGTTTGCTTTATTGTATTTTACGGGTAGTGGTTCTTTTAATGAAAGACAAAGATTACACGCGAAAAAGATGGGTTATAGTTTATCGGAACACGGAATAATGAATGTTAAAACAAAGCAGTATGTTCAAGGATTAAAAACAGAAAGAGATATATTTGAATTTTTGGGAATGGATTATTTAGAACCGTGGGAAAGAAAATAAATTACATTTTATTGGACAAAACACATACATATTTTTTATTTTGTTATTTTGTTTTTATTTTGGTTGTATTTTGTATTTTGGTTATATTTTGTATTTTGTTTTTATTTTGTTATTTTGTTTTTATTTTGGTTATATTTTGTATTTTGGTTATATTTTGTATTTTGTTTTTATTTTGTATTTTGGTTATATTTTGTTATTTTGTTTTTATTTTGGTTGTATTTTGGTTATATTTTGTATTTTGTTTTTTTATTTTGTTATTTTGTTTTTATTTTGGTTATATTTTGTATTTTGGTTATATTTTGTATTTTGGTTATATTTTGTATTTTGGTTATATTTTGTTATTTTGTTTTTATTTTGGTTGTATTTCTGTTATATTTTGTATTTCTGTTTTATTTTGTATTTTGTTTTTTTATTTTGTTATTTTGTTTTTATTTTGTTTTGGTTGTATTTCTGTTATATTTTGTATTTTGTTTTTATTTTGTATTTTGTTTTTATTTTGTATTTTGTTTTTATTTTGTATTTTGTTTTGTTATATTTGTAAATTGTTATAATGAAACTTGTTCATCATTATAACAATTTAAGTTCTGATAAACTCCAAACTTCAACAGTTCCATCAGGCCAAGTTCTAATTACTTTTTTAGGTGAGCGTTTTGCTTGAAATTCTTGATAAGCAATGTCAATAGGATTGGTGCTTGTTGGATTTGGAATAGTAATAGGTTCTCCATTTGCTATTTCAAATGCTCTTGAAGATAAAATAGCAGCGAGTTCATATTTAGTAAGGACAGGAATTGTTTTTTTACTCATTTAAACAGATTAAAAAATAATAAATTAATTACTAATAATTCAATTTTTTATATTAATATAATTATAATATGGAAGAATTAGAAAATATGGAAGAATTAGAAAATAAAACTGAAAAATCTTCTAAACATACTTATAAATTTATAACATTACTAGATGTTAATCAACATGGTGATCATTCTGTCACTTGGGTTGCAAAGAATGAAAAAGATGAAAGAGTTTTAATTAAAGTATATAAAAACAATCATAATAATTTAGATATTTTAAGAAATGAGTTGAAAAGTTTAGAATCAATATCTAAAATTTGTCAAAGATGGGCTGTGTGTTATATTGATAGTTATATAGTTAATGGAACACCTCGTGTAGTCACAAATTTAATAAAAGGTTTAGATATGGAGGAATATTTAAATACAGTAGATTATTCACGACTTGATGAAAAGAAAAAGAGAGATACTATAAATAACAGTAGTAAAATTATATATGATTTAATATTAGGTTTAAATTTATTACATTCTAACGGTATAGCACATCAAGATATTCAAAATAATAACATTATTTATGATACAGAAGACAAACATTATAAATATATTGATTTTGGACATTCTTGTATAAAAAATGCTTGTAATGGAATATGTAGAGATCCATGTGGATATGTTAATAAATTATATACTAATTCCGTTCCACCTGAAAGAATAAATGATAAACTTCTAAACAAAGATAAGGACAAATACTTTATAGATTATGTTTTAACTGATATTTGGTTTTTAGGTATAATTTTACTAGAATGGTATTCAGGTAATGTAGTAGAGGATTTTTATAAATATTCTGTAGAAAAGAAAGAGAACCCAAATTATAACCAAGATAAATCATTACCAGATTTACCATTAGCATTTAAGACAGTAATGAAGCCTGAAATTATATATGATAAAGAAAAGGTTGATAATATTATTAAGGACTTAGAGAATAAATTAGCAAAATGTATAATTCCTTATTTACTAGAAGTAGATACAAAAAAAAGAGCTAATAATTGGAAAGCAATAGTTACAGTTTTAGAAAAAAATTACAAACAAGATATGACAGATGAACTAGATGAATTAATGATTAAATATTATAATGATACATTTGGAAGAATGATAGACGACGAAGACGAGGACGAAGACGAGGACGAAGACGAAGACGACGACGAAGACGACGACGACGACGACGACGAAGAAGAGGACGAAGAGGTTGCAGAATACGAGAGGAAGGTTATGTACAAAGAGCCTTTTCGTGGGAATGCCTTTGGCATAGAGTCAACACGATCAAGAAATTGGGTGGAAGCCTTCCTTAATGATGAAGACGAGGACGAGGACAATGGTAAAAAAAAAAGTCCTCAAACATTTAAAATAGATAATGAAAAAATAGTGAATAAATTACAATTAAGTGATCATTCATTAGAAAGTAAAATGATTACAGATATACCTGTATATAATTGGAATATATGGGCTTTTGGTTCAGCAAATGGATTTTCATCAAACAGAGAAACGGATTTAAATAAATACACAATAGATAGATTTAAGCCACAAATAGAAATTATAGGAAATATTTTTACCTATAATAATAATGCAATAGTATGTTTACAAGAAGTTACTACAGAGTATATGGAAAAATTACTAATAGAATTAACGAAAAGAAGATTAAATATTAATTATCAATATAGTAAAACAGGTGAAGAAAGATTTGGACAAGCAGTTTTGTATAATACTAATATATATAAATTTATATACAAATCATCTCCTTTTGTTTATGTAAATGATAAGACACAAAATAATAGAGTATTAAAGGTAAATTTGGAGGAAAAAACAGGAAAACAAAGACAAATTGCTATTATAAATGTTCATTTGAAATCTTATAAATTAGATGATAGGCCTAATATGGTTCCACCATTAATAGACAGTGTTATAAAATATGCAGAACATGTAAATAAAACAATTAATCCACAAATAATTATAATATGTGGTGATTTTAATTATGATTTAAATGATTATAAAAATTCTAATGTTAAAGTATATCCAGTAGGATTTTCATATTCTTTTACTACTAAACAAACAAAGAAAATAACTGATGGTTTTATAATTAAAGCTAAAAGTGATATGCCACAATCACGAGGAATAAGATAAGATATACCATATATAATTAAATCAATAAAAAGACACACTAGTGTTGAAAATTGCTTCAAATCATTAATTAAAAAATCAATAACACAAGGATAGAAAACAAAATAATATATTTAAAAGAACATTCAAGTTCTTTTAAATGTTAATCTGTGGTATAGATGAAGCAGGTAGAGGCTGTGTATTAGGTTCTCTTATAGTTGCTGCTGTTGTATTTGATAAAAATATATTAAATAATATTCCTGTAAAAGATTCTAAAAAAATAAGTAAAAAGAAAAGAGAAAATTTAAGTAATATAATTAAATTAAAAGCAAAAGAAATAAATATTATAGAAATAACAGCAGGAGAAATAAATAAATATCATAATGATGGTTTAACATTAAATCAAATAGAGGTTATTGCATTTTCACAAGCAATTAATGGATTAAGTTGCGTTCCAGAACATATTTATATGGATGCAGCAGATGTTTCAGAAAAAAGATTTCAAGAAAACATTGAAAAGTTAGTACATAATAAAACAATTGCTATAACGGCAAAACACAAGGCTGATGAAACTGAACCAATTGTTTCAGCAGCAAGTATTATAGCAAAAGTTCGTCGTGATAGTATAATTGAAGAATTTTGTCCTGTTAGTGGTTATGGAGATAAAAAAACAATAGAATGGTTAAAGCAGTATTATGAAATAAATAAAAAATTGCCAGAACAAACAAGAACATTTTGGAAAACAATAGATAAAATATATATAAAAAATCTTGATAATGTTTAATGAGAGGACTTGATTTAGATGTTACCGAAAAAGTACAAGAATATTTAAATTTTAAATCTTTTGTATTTAATCCATCAATGGCTAGTATAAAAGATGATAAATATTTATTTTCTGTTCGTTCATATAGACATAGTTTTAATGTTCCTTTTGAAAAAGATACAGATAAACAACATCCATGGAAAACAAACTGGACTGGAAAAAATGATAAAACATATGTGTTTCCAGTTACATATAAAACAAATGTAGAAAAAGGAGTTGATTCTTTTGAGTGTATAAAAGGTGGCAAATGGCCATTAGTATTAAATGGTGAAGATGCTCGTATATTTTATTTAATGACTGTTGATAATTACAATATATATATATTAACATATAATGTTAAATATAAAAATCATAAAGAATATATATTAAAAGGGGGTAATTTATGTGATGATTATTGTGGTGTTGTTGATTGGGGTATGCTTAATTTAAACATTGATAATTTAGAATATACATATAATCCAGGAGAATTACCATTATGTTTAAATATATCTAATCCTGTTGAGAAAAATTGGAGTATATGGACAATAAAATATAATGACGAACCTTATTTGATGACTTCATATGGACTTGTTCCTGAACATAATGTATTTTCATTTAAGATATTAGGTATTGAAAATGGTAAAGTAGTTGGTGGAACTGATTGTGTTATGAAAACGCCATATACTAGAAAAGAAGGTATTGATAATATATTTAATTCATTAGAAAATTATTTTACTGGGGGTAATTTATTTGTTTCATTAACAACACAAACATGTTTAGTAAAAGATAATATTTATCAATCAATTGGGCATATAAAAGTAAAGATAAATTATTTAAAACAACTTGTTAAATTAGGTAACAAATCAAATTTAAGTAAATTTACACAAAAATATCTTGTTAAAGAAAAAAGAATATATTATCATCCAACATATGTATATTTTATGTTTTTTTACCGTTTTAGAGTTATATTACCTGGGGAAAAAAGAAAACAAAAAATTATAAAATTCAATAGTAGTCCAAGTATTAAATTAACAGGAACATCTATAAGATTTAATACAGAATTAATATCAGTTTCACCTGCTTTTATATTGGATGTTGATGAAAGAAATTACTTTTTAAATTTTCCAACGGGTATGGTATTAAATGATAATACTACATTAATTACTTATGGAAATGGAGATACAACTGCACATATAGTATCATTTTTAAATAAAGATGTAGATGACTTTTTAAAACCTGTTGAAAACATAACACCAAAGAATTTCAAATTCAAAATAGCAAGAATTGATGAAAATAGATATGTAAATATTAAATGACATTAAAAATACATCTTTTTCTTAGTCTAAGAAAAAGATTTAAGCTTTATCATCATCATCTCCATGAATAATTGAATCAGGATCAAAAGTAGTATAACCTCTCCAAACACCTTTTGCTTGTGTTCCAAGTTTCTTTTCAAGCGATTCTTTAACCATCATTCTAGATGGAATTTTACTACCAGGATAAGAATCTTTATACCATTCTTTAAATAAAGTATAAATTAATGTAACAGTAATAAAATCTTTAACATCACCAGTATATTGTATTCTTTCGTCAATAAATTGCATATAAAAATCATTAGTTTTATGATAAACATCCGTTGCTGCAATTACTTCTGGCGGTTCAAATAAATCAGAATCACCAATTTCTTCAAATGCTTTAATTAACCACCATAAAAATGGTTCTGCGAGACTGTCTATTCTCGCTTTTAATCCTTTATCCATAGGAAAAATTTTAAGATTATTTTGTTCACTAATACTTTTAGGAGCATCACATATTTTAACGAATTTAGACTCAAAAGGTAATACACGAATACGGTTCCAACTTGCTTTATCCTCTGCTGATACATTAGGCAATTTATTACAATGAAGAACTAATTTAAATTGTGGAGTAATTTTTGTGGGCTCTTTAAATACACCACGAGCATAAAAAGGGTCGCCACCAGTTAATTTTTTCATAGTTCCGCAATTTAATACATCAGCATTATCTGTTTCCGATAAAACTACTGCACGAGCACCTTTACAGGGTAATAATTCAGCAGTAGCACCGCTACTTTGTTGTTGTTTTCCTGTAAGAAGAGTAGTGGGAGGTGTATAGTAATAATCACCAAGGGCTTTTTCTAAAAGATCGGCACAAACAGATTTACCATTATCACCTACACCAGTCCAAATAATAAATATTTTATGTCTATTACCACCACGAACTAAATCACTGACAGTTTGACGGAAAAATTTTAATAGTTTTGGATTAACAAATACTTTTTTGAAAACTTCATTTAGTTCTATAACTCTTGGGTCATCTTCTTCAAAATCGTGATAATATAAACCAGTGCTTTTTGTGCAATAGTCATCTGGACGACCATCACGGAAAATTTTATTTTCAGTATCATAAACACCGTTTTCACAAACTAATAAATTAGGATTTTCATCCATTTTTTCTACAAAATCTTTCTTGTAAAAATATTCTAATGCTTCCTTCATAACACAATTTTTAAATGTAGAATTCTTCAATTTCTGTATCAACTTTAAAATATTCGCAGCCTTTGTATCATATGATTGTTTTTCTGTTAAATCTTCTGTTAATTGCCTTTCCTGCATATATCTACTAATTAATTCAGAATATTTATTACTTAATTCATGAGATAAATGCCATCTTAAATCAATACCTTTTGCACTTTTAATCCAACGATGACCCTTGAATTTGTACCAAACATCTTTTTCTATATCAGCACAAATATACTCATTTTCATACATTATATACAAAATTTTTGCTATATCATTATGAGATTGACTTAAACCCTGCTCTAAAAAGTGATTTACCTTTGAATTCTTCCAAGAATTATATTCATTTGGTGAATCATTTTTACCTAACCATTTTAATGTAGCCAAAGAATAATTTCTAACTTCCATTTTAGACCATTCTTTTTCACAAACACCCTCTTGAAACTTTTCAGGACATCGTGATGAAAATGCAATCCATAAATCAAGACCTTTTTGATGACCTTCACATATATTAAATAATATCCAACCAATTTCCATCCATTTACCATAATCAGAAGCTCTTTCTTGATCGATTAATTGTTCTAAAATGTATCTAGCATCATCTAAATCAGTAAATATTTCATCTAAATCTCTTTTATATTCTTTTTTCCTTTGAATTTTAAATGTGCCAGTTTTTGGTTTATTTTCTAATATTTCTTTTTTAAGAGGCGTTTCTTCTATTGGTTCTCCGTTTGGAGTATTTCTAATTGACATATATCTAGGCAAATTCCATTCTCTTTTACCACTATTTTCTTGATTAACATTATTACGAGCGTATTTTTTAAATACTGTTTTAATGGGTAAAAACTCTAAATCTTTATTATAGAATTTTGTAATTTTATAAGCTTCGGCTTTTGGTTCTTTTCTAGAACCATACATTAACCAAGTAACATTTGGGATATTACGGTCGAATACTTTTTCAATTGATTCAGCAATAGGAATATCAGCAAATATTTTTCTTTCTAAAACTCTTTGAATTACTTGATTACGGATATATTCTTTTTGTACCCAATGTTGAGTATAAAAATAAGGAAAATGTAAATGAAAACCATCTTTACAATATCCTTGATAGGAAACAGGTTCGGTTTTTTCTAAAACACAACAATAAAACATTTTTTCTGTGGGCTCTTCTGCTATTTCTTCAATTATTTCATGATAAATTTGTATAATTTCTCTAATATGTTTAGGTTTATAATATCTTTGTAATCCGTTATTTAATGTGCATTTAAAATCTATATCTACTATTAAAGGAACCACAGCATTTGGTTTTTCTGTAATTCCTGCAATACATCCCTCAGTGATGACTTGGTTATAAACTTGGTAAAATTTTTCTAATTTTTCTCCTTCTATATAGTATCTTCTAAGTGGTTTAATCTTTGATGTGTGTGTAAATGGTTGATCTTTACCCACTTCTAGGCTTGTTAAGAATTTAATTAACCTATCATCCATTATGTTGTTTCAAGATTTTTCAAAAAAATATAAATTAATCAATATATAATATATATATGATTAGTGTTTAAAGTTATATTTATAAAATTTTAAAAAACAGTTTTTTATAATATACTATTTTACATATAAATAGTATATTATTACTCTTTAAAAATCATCTGTAATTTGTATTTTATCAATGGCATCACTTGTAATCTTTTTATATTCACTTACACGACCTTCAAAAAAGTTTTGCTTACTAGTTAAACTAATCATATCCATCCAATCAAATGGATTAGAAACATTATAATATTTATCCATTCCTAGCGTCATCAATAAATGATCAGCAACAAATCTTACATATTGTATCATACTTTGAACATTAATACCAATCAATTCAACATTTAAAGATTCACGGACAAATTGCTCCTCAAATTCAACAGCATCCTTTACAATTTCATAAACTGTATTATTATCAATCTTATAATCATCAGGCTTAGTTGAACGCAATAATTTAAATAATTCACAACCAAAATCACGATGAATACCCTCATCCCTTGCAATAAATTTATTACTTAAAGTAAGACCAGGCATTAAACCTCTCTTTTTATAATAATAAATACTTGCAAAAGCACTTGAAAAGAAAATTCCTTCTGTGCAAGTAAATGCTACAATTCTTTCCAAGAATGGTCGTTTATTAGTCATCCATTTTAAAATCCATTCTGCTTTCTTTTTAATACATGGATAGTTTTCAATTGCATAAAATGCTTTTTTTCTTTCTTCTGGGTCATCTATTAATGTGTCAATTAAAATAGCATATGTTTCCCAATGAATGGCTTCAATACCTGCTTGAATGCCATAAAAAACACTTGCTTCTGGAATATCAATGTCTACACTAAAATTAGTGTCAATATTTTGTAGAACGATGCCATCTGCTTGTGCGAAAAAAGCGAGAGTATATTTTATAAAATGACGATCATCATCTGTCAGTTTAAGTCGCCATTCTTTAACATCAGTATCTAAATCAATCTCTTTTGGAACCCAGAAATTATCCCTTTGCATTTCATAATATTTATATAAATTAGGATATTTAATAGGAAATAAACTATACCGACGAAAAGATGTATCAGCCATTTGTGTTATTTTAAACAAATATTTTAAATTAATCAATTTTTAAAATTTATTAATTATTAGTAATTAATAATTAATAATTAATGTTATTACCGTGGAAAGAAAGTTTATTAGTTTTTTTTATTGTAATTTTAACAATAAGTATTAGTCAAATACAAATTAAAAATGAATATGTAGTGTATATTTCTACACATCCTAGTTTTAGATTTTTTATGGTCTTTGCACTAGCAATGATTATATTTAGTATGGATGTAGCACCCGATTATCATATAGGTATTAGATTAATATTAGCACTTTTAATTGCTGGTATATTTGAAATATTTTTCTCAGGAAATATCACAATGATGGAGATTACAAAAGAAATTCCAAAACAAGTAAAAGATTATCCTGAAACTGGATAAATTATTGTCTATCAATCTGTTCTGCTATTATATTCAGCAACATTTCAGTTAAAAATATAACATTTTCTTTATTATATTGTTGTAATACTGCCCTTTCTATTGGATACATATTTATTAATGATGATATTTCCAATACTCTGTCTTCTATTATTTCCTTTATTTCTTGTGTAATTTCACTATTTAATGGAATTTGTTTTATAAACCATTTATTAGCACTGGGTGCCTCTAATTCTCTTAAAACCCAAGTTAAATTATTAAAAATATTTGTTTGTGTCATTGAAAATAAAAATAATCCACTTGAATCAATTTCAGGTTTAACTTGGTGGTATAAATAAAGTCTTAAAAAAGCTACTTTTGTTGGTAAATATCTTCTTGATATAAAAGAAGCTTGTTGAAATGTTAAATTTTCGGTCATATATATATTTTGATAAACCTTTTTAAAGCCTTTTTAAAATTGTTTTTAAAAAGTATTTTGTATTAATAAATGGATGGTGTATATCCAACAAGTTATTGTTTTAAACAACCCTATAATTGTAATGGTAGTTATACAGGTGGTACTTGGGTTAGTAGTGGTTATATAAGAAATAATGGACAAACAAGTTTTGTTACTGAGCAATATGATGAAGGTTTTCAAAATTATTTTACTAATAATCCACCACCAGCACAATTGTATGTTCGTGTAGCACCAAGTCAATATCCACCTTTTAAACCTGTATATTGGATTAATGGATGGGAAAGACCTCGTTTAGTTCTTAAAAAAGGTAAAAAATATCAAATAAATGTTAATGCCTGTGGAAATCCATTTTATTTAACAACAGATTCAAAAGGAGGGCAAGGTAATAATGGTAATGTGACTAGTGTAATACCTTCTGATTATTATGTTACAACATATACAATGAATAATAATATGCCACAAAAGTTTTATTATCAATGTTCAAAAGTTAGTGGTATGGGAGGAGAAGTTATAATTACATAATTTTATTACTTTTTAAAAGGTAATAAAATACTTTTAAAAAATGTATTAATAAATTAAATGAATAGTATTGAAGTGTTATGTACTGTATTAAAAGAATCAATTAAATCATATGATAATAATTATATAGAATTAATTGAATTTGTAAATTCTTTAAAAATTGTTTATATGAATGATGATATAAAAAATTTATTGATAAAATATTTTGAAATTAATCCAATTGAGGAAATACCTGTTAATAAAAATTTATTATTAGAATGGTTGGAAGATTTAAGAGAATTTTTATTAGTTAAAGCATCAAAAATATCTAAAACGCAAAAAAATACTACAAAAATGTTGATTATTAAATAATGAACAAACAAGATGAAGAAAAACGCCGAAAATTAATAATTGGTATAGTCGTTGGACTTTTAATACTATTAGCTTTATCTGTTGGTATTTATTTTATGGTTAAATTCTTTAAAAAATCGGCTGTTGAAGATGTTTTTCGTCCAATTGAAGGAAGTCCAGCTCCGTGGATGAGACCTGATTTTGAAGGGAGATTGTCTCCATTTCCAAATTAAAATTAAATAATATGAAATTAAAATTAAATAATATGAAATTGGTTTAAAACATCTGTTAATTTTATAATAATGAATAATGTCACATTAGCCCATATTGGAACTGAATTGGTGGTAATTGGTGGAATAGCTTTTTATTTTCATCGTAAAACAAATTTATTACAAACAGAATTGGAGGCATTGAAAAAAGAAAATTTATCACTTGTTGAAACTTTAAACGATATGCAAGATAATTTACAACAATTAGGAAATTTAGTAATGCGTTTACAACAACAAATACAAAATCCTTTTCAACATCAACAAACTAACACACGCAAAAAACCTTCTAGTAATAATGTTCAATTACCCCCTCTTAGTCAAACAAACAAACATCCAACAGTAGTATCAGAACCACCAAAAAGAACAGGATTACACCGTAGAAGAGTTAGAAAACACTCAGACGACTCAGCATCTGAAACATATGATGACACAGAACTCGATAGAGAACTTGAAGTAGAATATGATAAATTAAATAAAGAAAGAAATAAAAATAAAGAAGAACCAAGAATAGTAGAATGTGATGGAGATGTTTGTGAATTACCAAATAATTAAATACCTTTAAATATTACTATTATATATAATATATATGATAGTACACAAAAAGAAATTAAAATTAGAATATGTATCAGAGTATGGTAATACTTATTATTATGGAACTATTGATGTAGTATTTCAAAAATGGTATAATCATTATGAAAGAGATTTAAAAGAAATGTATCATTTATTTAAACTTTATTCAATTAATAATTCATTAAACTATCACGAATATATTGATTACGATACATTTTGTAGTTTTATATTTGATAATTCAAGTAAATATTTATCACAATGGATTTAAACAAGGTTGCTTTTGATATTCATAACATATTAGAAAAATATGTTAAAGACAATATGTTAGTATTATATGATAAAGGAAGTGCTGTTAAGATGACTGAATTTATAGATAGTCAATTTAACAAAGATAAGGATGAATGGTCTTTTCAAAGGGAAAAAAGACCTGATTAATTTTCTTTTTCTTTTGTAAAAGAAAATTATTGTAAATATAACATACAGTTTCTATATCCAGCATAATTACCATGTTGTTGTAAACAATAATGATTACGATTAGAACCATAACTCATATAACCGTTTGGAAAAGCTTGGAAGGTGGTCATATAATATGGTGATGCGGTTAAACCGAATGTTTCACCTCTTTTTTTACACATATTTACAAATACAACAGCAACTATTACTACTAAAATTGAAAATCCAATTAATGTATAACAATTATTGTTTTCCATTTATAACTTGACAAGAAAAAAATATTGTTAAAGATTAATGAATGATTTTAAAATAGGTAATGATATAAACGGATATAAAATTATACAAAAATTAAATAATAGCAATTTTGGTGAAAATTTTTTAGTAAATAAAAAAATACATAATTCAAATACTGGTATAAGCATAGATCAAGATTTTATTTTAAATACATACTCTTTAACAGCATTACAATCGTTTGGGTTTGATTTAGAAAACATAAAACAAGAACTAAATTCTTTAATTGTATTATCAGGGAGTACTGTTGCTAAAAAATATATGTGTTGTTATTATGAATATTTTATATGGACAACAACACAAAATTCTTATTTAACAGTTATAAATCAAAATATATCAGGAATTAATTTAAAGGATATTATATTAAGGCAGATAGATAAAGGTGTTGCTTTTGACCAAAATAATCTTTTAAAAATGATGATGGATATTGCCGAGGCGGTTAATTTTTTACATTATAATAACATAGCACATCAAAATATAAAACCAAGTAATATAATGTTAGATAATTTAGATGGTAGATTAAAATTAGTAGATTTAACTCTTTCATGTAGTTTTAATTTAAATGCTACATGTTTAGGAAAGCCTGGAACTGTATATTATATGTCCCCAGAGGTATTAACAAATGTGGATTTATCATTTGATTATAGAAAAACAAATGATATATGGAGTATGGGGGTTGTATTCTATCAAATGGCAAATTTAAATCAAGATTACATGAATTTTAAAAGTAATGACCCTGAATTATTGACAAAAGATATACAATTATTACCTGTAAATAATAGTAATTATTATTATCAACCTATAAACGGTGTTATTAATACTATATTAAATAAAGATCCTAATGCGAGGCCTACTTCAACACAAGTAATAATAATGTTAAAAGCAGCAAGTCCTTTGTGTGTAGTTAATAATAAAGAATATAACAGAGAAGAAGCGATAGGATTAATCTTATCACTTGATATAGCGGTAGATACGCAAGTTGATGACAAGGAGTTATGTAAAATCTTGACAGATTATTTTATGACATGTAATGTAAGGAGTAATCAATATGATAAAAAACAATTAATGGAGATTGCAAAAATGTGTAATTTAACTGTACCAGCAGATATGGATGTTAATGATTTATGTTATTTAATAAATAATGAATTAAAGGAGCATCAGGAAAAATATTCTATAAAATTAACTGATAATTTAGTTTATATAATTGAAATATTAATGAAATTAAAAATGGTTGGTAATAATAATTTATTTGATAATATATATAAAAATTACATATCAATGTATACAACAGCAAAACAGTTAAATTTAATTAATTTTAGTACATTAATTGATTATTGGAAAGATACAAATGTTAAATTATCATATTATAAAAATTTAACACCAGAATTTGCAGCATTATACAATTCAATTGCTTTAACAATTGCTGACATTATAATAGAAATAAAACCAGATACAAATATAAATGGCGTTCCTATAAATGAATACCAAAAACAAGTTGGTAAACAATTATAATATTTGAATATATAATTGAATTGACCTACATGTTCCCTCTAAACATTTTATATTATAATTAACAGATCCTTCTTGTAAATTGTTAAACCAAACTATTACTGGTAAATTTGTTAAACTAGAAACATTTAACCATGAATCTTGATTAATTAAATTGCCATTTATAGTTCCAGTAATTGTATTATTTTTTGATAAATTTAGTTCATTTATTATTAAAGTTAATAAATTATATTCAATTGTTATATCAGGAATAATTTTGTTATTTAATGTTATTTCTTGAATATTAACGGTTTTTGTATTATCAATAAATTTACCGTTTAATAAAACTAAATCTCCTGTTGATTTTAATATTGCTTGTTTTTCACCATTTGTCCACATTGCTATTTCACCGTTCTTTTTACCACAACCAGCACTTATGACAATATCACCACCATTACCATTTTTATTACTTTTTGCAATTATTCTATAATTCTTTATAGGTGTTATTTTATTAGGTGTATCTTTTTTAGGTGGTATATTATTTGTGGGTTCATTTGTAGGTATAGGTTCTGCTTCAATAGTAGGATTGGATGATTTTTTTACATATCTTTTTGTATTTGTTCTTATTCCAAAATTCATCATATCATATATTTTATATTTCTTAAAATCTTTATGATATTAAGAAATATTATTTAATCATCATAATCACTATTATCTGATATGCTTGAATTTGATGATTTTTTAGCAATTTTCCTATTCTTATGTTTTGAACAATAATCACCTCCTGATCTTACAACTGTTCCGCAAACTAATCCTTCTTTATTACCCCTTGTAATTTTAAATTTACAACATTTTATATTAACAACTGCTGGTTTATAATTAATTTCAGTTCGTTTTTGCTTTAACGAATTTTCTTGTTTTTGTACAAGCTGTTTTTTATTATTATAAACAGCCTTACAATTTTGCTCCAAATAATCATTTATCTTAAATCCTACCTCAATTGCATCAATCCCAAAATGGTCAGCAAGATACTCTGCTAAATCATTTGTTAATATATCTGTAATTTGTGCAAACAATCCCATTAAAATAGGTATTGTATATTTTACATATATAATTCAAAAATATCAATTTTTTAGCAGAATTAAAGACTATTATAACTTTAATTTATTATTTTGAATAAATAATAAATAATAAATAATAAATTATAAATTGATACTTAACTTTGACAAGAAATACAAACCTCATCCGTACATACCTTTGTTTTTTCCACATCTAATTCCCCATCAACAGTAAATTTAACAGCCTCAGTTGCTGGTGCCGTTCTTAAATAATACATTCCAGTAGATAAACAATGCTCCCAAGCATAAAAATGTAAGTTAGTTAATTGTTGATATGTTGGACTTTTAATATGAATATTCAAAGATTGAGATTGACAAATATAATAAGCACGATCAATAGACATATCTACAATCAACTTTTGCGATAATTCAAAAGCAGTTTTGCACTTTTCTTTTATTCTCTGTAATGCTGGACGCTTTTCTTCTGCTACAAGTTCAATAGGTAAATCTTGAATAGAACCTTCTTTTTTAATAATAAAGTTAATTACACTCTTTGTCCATAAACCAAGTTTTTGTAAATCTTCAACCATGTATTTATTAATAATGAGATGATTACCCGATAATACACTACGAACATACATATTTGTAGTAAAGGGTTCAAATGATTCTGTTTTATATCTAATTTGAGCGCTACTTGCGGTTGGCATTAATGCTACTAATAATGAATTTCTAATTCCATAATTTTTAACTCTATTTCTTAATTTTTCCCAATCAAACATTTTACAAAGATCAGTTTCTAAATATTTATCCCTTAATTCATTTAATTTTTCATTATATTCACCTGAATTTTTATCAACTCCCATTATTCTCAACTTTTTACGAGCCTTTTCCATAGCAATTAAATCAGGCTTTAATAATCCCTTACTCATTGGACTACCATAAAAGCCTTCATATACACCATCCTCCTTTGCCAATTCAACAGATTCATCCAACGCATTATAATAAATTGTAGCAAATATATTCTTATTCAATTCCTTTGCTTCACTATCACCCCACGCCATATTCATCTTTAAAAATGCATCAGCAAGTCCTTGAACACCAATACCTAATGGTCTATACTTTAAATTGGTGCTTTTAATTGGTCCTTGACCAACAACAGAACCGTTTGACCATTCTTGTAATGGATAAAAAGTTCTATCAATAACACGATTTAGGCCGCGAACGATTAAACGCACTGTTTCACCTAATTTTTTGTAGTTGTACATTGGAACATTATTTACAATATCAATATATTCGTCCAAAGCAATACTAGCAAGATTACATGATGAAATTGTATTCTCATCAGTTACTTCAAAAATTTCCATACACAAATTACTGCTACGAATTAATCCCAAATTCTTTTGATTACTTGTGTAATTAGCAGTATCTTTATGTGCCATAAATGGCATACCTGCTTCAATCTGTGTTGTAAGTAATTCTGTCCATAACTTTTTAGCAGAAATCTTTTTCATAAAATTACCAGATTCTGGTAAATTACCTAATGTATTTTCATAATGTAAATACCATTTTTCAAATTCTTCTCCATATGTATCACGAAGCATCGGTGCATATTTTGGACAAAACAATGTCCATTCTTGATCATTACGAACACGCTCCATAAACAAATCACAAGACCAAACAGCATAATACAAATCACGAGCTCGTCTTTCTTCTGCGCCGTGTTGTCTTTTTAACATTATAAAATCGGGAAAATCAATATGCCAAGGTTGTAAGAAAATTGTAGCTGAGCCTTTTCTGCGACCTCCATTGTGTGCAAGACCAATAGATGTTAAATAATTAGCACCTTGTTCAGTTTGGTCTTCCATTTCTAATTCAACAATAGTATTCTTTTTGTAATTAATTTTATCAACTTTAATAACTTTTGTAAATAAGATATTGTTCCATACAAAATAATTTACATCTGTTTCTACATTTAAATTAAATAATTCAGCAATTTCTGCGACTTTTGGAATATATACACAATACCATTCTTTTGTATTTTTCTTATTAGTATGCGATAAATGAATTCCAATACCAAATCTTAATAACATATAACGCAAACCTTCAATAACACTTGATGATGAATTATAGTATTTAATATCTTTATTATTGTTGTATTTACCATTAGTTTGAATAAGACCTTTAATAACTGCTAATGCTTTTTCTTTTGGTAAATGTAGCATTGAATGATGAATATGTTTTTCACCATTATTATAAATCATGTGTTCATTAAAAGGAAACATTGCACCGCCAAACCATTTAATAGTTAAAATTTCATCAGTTGTTTTTTCCACATAATCAATAGCTCTATTTTTCAAATAATCTTTCACAAAAATAATCAAATCATTACTGTTATTATTATTGAAAAAATTAATACCATATTGATTTTTACCCTTTACCTTAAATCCATTACCAATTAAAATACCATACATATAACAATCATTAGTATCATAAAATGATAAATCTTTTTCATATTGTGGAATAGGAATACCAATAAAACAATTTTGATCTATTTCACTAACAGGCACAAATTCTGGACAAGCAATATTCTTTTCTAAATTTTCTTTATTGTCTTTTAACACATACATTGGATGAACGCCAGAAGCAATTACGGGCTTGAAATAATTCTTAATTAATAACTTGTACATTTCATTATTATTATTAAAAGTGTAATGCATAGGTTTTCCAACCTTTGCAAATTTTCCGTTCATTGTAATTAATTTTTCACCACTTGAAACTTGCCCAATAGCTTTCGGTCCCATTTTTGTATATACAATAGTTTCTGGATCAAAACACTGATCCACATATCTCATTCCAGCATCATAAACCTTTAACATTGGCACAATTCCAGAAGATTGTCCCATATGTCCAACACTTGAATGTCTAATATTAGTAATATCTAAACCAATACCACCTGCTGCCTTTGAAATCATAGCGCACTGACCCAAACATTTAAAGATTTTTTCTAAATCATCTTGCATACTTAACAAGAAACAAGAAGCAAGACTACCCTTAACAATACCAGAATGAAAAATAGTTGGAGATGCGTGAGTAAATGCACCAGTGCTCATAAGATCATAATACTTTTTAATCATTTCTAAATTAGGCATCCAAAGAAAAGCAGCAATTCTCATATACATCCTTTGAGGAGTTTCAAGAATTTGCTTTGTTCCTTGAATTAAACGCATTAAATAACTATACTCTAATGTACGAACACCAAAAAAGTACAAGTCATAATCACGCTCTGGAACCATCATATTTTCTAAAATATCAGCGTGGCTTGATGCAAAATCATAATAATTTAATTCTTTATCATTACGCCAAACATTTGGATTTAATTCAATCATTTCTTTATATGTTTCTGGAACTTGTAATTTTAATCTTTGAATTTCAATACGACCTGCTAATAAAGACCAATCAGGATGATTAGTTGCCTTATAATTAGCACTTTCAGCAATTGATAATAAAACACGATTTAACGATTCTAAAGCACCCAATGTACGAGTTTTACAAATAACTTGGTCATCATAGTCTTTTTCCATAAGATTTAAATCAATGTTTAAATTCCATGATAATTCTTTAACTACTTCTTTAAGAAAAGCCTTAAAACTCTCATCACTTTCTCCTGCATTTAATTTTTCAAACTTATTTAAATAGTGCTTCTTAATATCAGGAATATTAAACTCTTGAAGAGACATTATTAAAGTTCAAGATTTTTTTTGAAAATGAAGAGAAAAAATATAGTAGTGTATTTATACATATTACAATATAAATAAATTCAATTTTTTACACTTTACATTTTTTACACTTTACATTTTTTACACCTTTTACACTATACCTTTTACACTTTGTAATCTTATTTAAAATTGATTTTTAAAAACCTTTTTGTTGATTAATTACACAAGCAAAATGACCATTGATAATACAACAACTAATATTTTTCCACAAACAACAGTAAGTATTAATAATTTTCCACATATTAATGTTTATAATGGAATTGATTTTCGCTATGAAATGCTAGATATGTATAATGTTATTAATAATAACAATATGTGGGATTATGTTCGTAATAGATATACTAATAATTATAGTAGAGATCCTGAGATTGATTTTATTTCTGAAAATTTATTGAATAATGAACATAGTGGTTTTAGTTTTCATAAGTGTATGCAATATATGAAAGAGATTTCTAAGATTGGTCTTTTAAATTTTTACAACAACCACTCACAGTAATATTAAAGTAATATTAAATTAATTCAAATTTGAATTAATTTAATTCAATAACATCATCAAATATACCTCTTACTGCTTCGTGACTACATACCAAAATTAATTTGTCCATTGATAAATCACTCAAAAATCTTAAAATCTCTGTATTTGTATCACTATCTAATGAAGATAATGATTCATCCAATATCAATATAGGCGAGTTTAATAATGAATTTATACCACAAATACTTGCTAGTGTGCATCTATCAAATTCACCACCAGATAATTGACTTACATTATCATATTCATTACCTTTATAATTAATAATAGTATTTATTTTTAATGTTTGTATCTTTTTACCACTAAAATCTGCTTGTAAATTAGCAATTAACTGTCCTTGATCAAAAAATGTTTCTAAATAATATTTAGTATGTTCATTTATAGTATTTAAGGTAGTTTGTAATGCTATAATTTCTGCTTGGTTATATTTATCTTTTAAAACAAGTAATCCAGTATATCTTTTTTCTAAATCTTCTAAAACACTTTTTATGGTCTTTATTTTTTGTTGCCATCTTTCTATTTGTTTTTTCTTTTCTAAATTTATTAAATAATTATCTACACATTCTTTTTTACATAAATCTTTTTCATTTTTTAATTTTAACTTTTTTATCAATTGTTCCAATTCATCTATACTTTTTTCATAATCTATATCTTTTCCACTAATTTTTTCTTTTTCTATCTTAATTTGTTGTTTTACCTGATTTATCTTTTCACTTGTACTTTTTTGTTGCATTTTATAAGCTTCCCTTTGTTTTTTATCCATTTTTAATTGTTGTAATTCTTCTTGAATACTTTCTAATTTACTAACATCTGTTTTTTCACTAATATCTTTTTCAATCTTTTCTATTTGTTTTTTTAACTGTTTTAAAGCAGGAGATAATTCATTTCCTTTTTGTAATAACATTTTTTCCTTTAACAATAATGATTTGATATTCTGTATTTCAACAGCAATTTCATCTTTTTCTTTATTATACTCCTTTATTAATTTTATAATTTCTACTTTAACATTTACTTTATCATACAAATAATCAATAGATTTTATTACTTGTTCTAAATTAATAAACAACTTTTCGTTGTTATATGATAATTTACAATCACAATTAGGACAATGTAAAACAATAGACTTATCTTTTTGTGGAACTAAGTTTTTAATCGTTTCCAAACTATTATTTTTATATTCACTTAAATATTCAAAATTTTTAAGAATATTAGTTATAATATCACATTTTTCTTCAAGAATTTCTTTATTTTTATTCTTTAAACTATTTTTAACTGTATTTAGTTCAGCCTCGGTTTGTAAAGTTTCAGCATTTTTAATATTATTAAATTGTGTTTCAAGTTTTGTTAATTCTACTTGTAACAAGATATTATTTAATGATTGTTGTAATTGTTTTATATTTAATTCAAAATTAATATTATTCACAGTTTCTAATAATTTAGAAATTGTTGTTAAATCTAGATTTAATTTTTCTAATTGTTCTGTTAAATTTTCAATGTTTTTTAAAGATAATTCATATTCATTCTTTTGCTTTTCTAATTCATTTTTTTTCGTTACATGCATAGTTAAATGTTCTCCAAAGGTTTTAATTCTTGTATTATATCTGTCAATACATTCTAATTCTGTTTCTCCTGTTTGTAATTTTAAAGGAAATGGTACAATTGAAAATTGTTGTTTTAAATTGTTAATTTCTTCATTTGCCATATTGTATTCACTTTTAAGTTTTAGAATATCCTCAAAAGTTTTATTTGTTAATAATTTTATTTTTTGTTTATAATTTTCTGTTTCTTGTTCGTTTATTGCCAATGTTTTAATAATTTTAATTTGTTCGGTTGGTGGTAATGATAATATGCTTGAATTATTTTTTTGAGGTATATAACTTGAAATAATAAATTCTTCATAACAACCAAATTTTTGGTCTATAATTTTTTGGGCTGGTTCATCTTCAAAAGAACCATTAACAACAAGTCTATTTGGTTTATTAGTTCTTACTATTTTGAAACCATTAAAAGTTAATTTAACGCTACATGTAGTAGCTCCAAATGTATATGGTTTTTTAACTGCCTTTGTGCCATACAAAGCATACAAAACAGCTTTAATAATTGTTGATTTACCACTACCTGAATTACCACTTAATAATATAAGACCAGAATCGGGAATATCAAAAGTAGCATCTGTATGACATCTAAAATTATGTAATTCAAGCTTCATTTTGTTTTAAAGAATGATATTTAAAAAAATTCATTTTTTATACAAGTAATCATTTAAAGATTATTGGTTTTATATTCATAAATGAATGATTATAAAACAAAAATATTTAATGCTATATCAAATTTTATTCAAGATTTAAATACAGAATTTGGTAAAAAATATAAACCTGTTGCTTTATATAATCGCCTCGTAGAAAAAACAACAATGGACGATGTAGAAGCAATTAATAGACATATAGCTTCATTTAAAACTTTTTTTACTAATAATAATGAATATGTTAAAACAAAAAAATTAGAAAATAATGCTAAAATTATTTATTCTGAACGCATTTATTTAGATATTGGTAAAATTTTATCTAAAATTGATGAACAAGCAGGAGACATTATACATAAACATCTTGCTACTATATATAGTTTAATAAATATTGGAACAAAAGAAGCAGAACAAGCTTTACAATTGCTAAAAGAGAATGCTACTGAGGAAAACAAAGATATGCTTGATATAAATATACCTGACACAACAGAAGGAAAGTTTATAAAGGATACATTGAATGAATTAACAGAACAGTTTTCCTCAATGGATACAAGTCAAGATGTAAATCCTATGGTATTAATGGCAAATATGATGCAATCAGGATTTTTAACAAAGTTTATGGGTAATTTACAAACTAAATTTAGTAGTGGTGAAATGGATATTAAAAATTTATTGACTACTGTTACTGGTGTAATTAGTGATATAGCACCACAAGAAGGAGGTCAAGGAGAACAAATAACAACACTTATGAACCAAAGTATAACACAATTATCAAGTCTTAATGTTTCTGGAACGGGTAATGTTCAAAATCAAATGGCAATGCCTGATATTGGTCAATTAATGAATGTATTTAATTCTTTGGGAGGTAATTCAATGCAAGAACAAATGAGTAATTTGCTTTCAAATTTTCCTACTGAACAAAAAGAAGATTAATATATTAAACTCATTCTTAGAGTTTAATGTATAAATTTTATTTAAAAAAGTAAATATTTATATTGATTAATGAACCAATATTGTTATAAAATAATTACTGACGAAGCTATAGATGAAAACAAAATAAAGGATATAAAGGAATTTATAAAAAATTTATATAAAAGTAAATTTGACACAGAAGAAGAATTACCGTTTATATTTGTTTCTAGTATTAAAGAAGCCATTATATGTATTAAAATGACGAGTAAAGCAAAAAAGAATATAGAAAAAATAGAAGAAATACATGGACAATTAAAATTAAAGGATTTAAAACTCAATAATAAAATAAAATTAGAAAAACCTTATTTATTTGAAATTAAACAATGTGAGTGGTGGGATAATGAATGTAAAAAACTTGGAGGAGTTAAATGGACAACATTAGAACATAACGGACCATATTTTAGTCATTTAATGGAACCTTATCAGCCACACGGTGCTCCTTTAATTTATGATGGCAAAGAATATAAATTAAATCCAATGGAGGAAAAGGTTGCTAATTTTTATGCTAGAAAAATAATTAGTGAAAAAAGTGGTAATGTTGCAGTGAAGACTAAAGATAAGGTATTTAATCAAAATTTTTGGAATGATTTTAAACAGTATTTAACACCAGAACATAAAAAAGTTTTCACTGATTTTTCCAAAGTAGATTTTAGAAAAATTGTGAAAAAATTAGAAGAACTAAAAGAAACAGAAAAAGAAAAAGAAAATACTTATAAAATAGCAAAAAAAGAAAAAGCAGAAAATAAAAAACTAAAATATGGTTTTGCTACTATTAATGGAAATCTAGAGGCACTTGGTAATTACACAATTGAACCTGCTGGTATATTTTATGGTCGTGGTGAAAATCCAAATAGAGGTAAAATTAAACGAGATATTGAACCAGAAGAAGTTACAATAAATATTGGTGAGGGTGTAAGTATTCCAAATCCGCCAAGTGGTCATAAATGGAAAGCAGTTATTCACGACCATAATGCATCATGGATCGCAAAATGGAAAGACCCTATTAGTGAAGAAGACAAATATGTTTATTTTGCGGCAGAGGGTCAATTAAAAGGAAAAAGTGATTCAATCAAATATGACAAAGCCAGAAAATTAAATAACTATATAGATACTGTTAGAGAACGCTATAAAAGAGATATGGAGAGTGATGATGAGAAATTAAAACAATTAGGAACTGTATTGTATTTAATAGATAATTATGGATTCCGTGTAGGTAATGAAAAAGATGAGAGTGAAACAGATACAGTAGGAGCAAGTACTCTTCGTATAGAAAATGTTAAATTAGAAGAACCTGATATGGTTGAATTTGACTTTTCAGGTAAAGATTCAATACAATACAACCAAACAAAGCGTGTTGATAATATAGTTTTTAAAAATTTTAAAGAGTTTATTGAAGGAAAAAAATTAGACGATGATTTATTCGATTTAATAGATGCTCCTGCTATAAATGCTTACTTGAAAAATTTTGATAAAAGTTTTAGTGCAAAAGTTTTTAGAACAAGATTAGCAAGCACAATTATGATAGAAGAATTAAATAAATTAAAAATAAAAAAGAATGCTACACCAGAAGAAAAGAAAGCATCATTTTTAGCAGCAAATGTTAAAGTCGCTATTGTTTTAAATCACCGTAAAACAATTCCAGCTAAATCAAAAGAAACGGTAGAAAAATGTAAAGAAGAATTAAAGGAATTACAAAAAAAATTAAAGGAAGAAAAAGAACTAGGAAAAAATACTAAAAAACTTGAAGAAAAAATTAAAAAGAAACAATTACAAATTAAAGGAAAAGAAAGTACTTTGGAAATAGCTCCTAGTACAAGTTTAACAAATTATATAGATCCCCGAATTGTTGTAAGTTGGGCAAAAACTGTTGATTTAGATATTAAAAAAATATATACACCTGCTTTACAAAAAAAATTTAAATGGGCTATTGACACCACAAAAGAAGACTGGAAATATGATACAGATGATATTGAAGAGCTTGAACCAGAAATTCGTGAAAAGCCACAAGCACAACCCAGAGAAAAGCCACAAGCAAGAGAAAAGCCACAAGCAAGAGAAAAGCCACAAGCAAGAGAAAAGCCACAAGCCATAGAAGTTCCAAGACTTGCCCAAAGACCTTTGAATGTTAATATTATTGATTATACTGACAAGTCAATAGTAGTTGTAGGTAATACAATAGCTATAAAAGAAACTTTACTAGCATTAGGTGGTCGTTTCAATCCTAATTTAACTGTGGAGGGAACAAAAGTTGCTGGTTGGATTTTTTCTAAAAATAAGAAACCACAAGTAATGAAAACACTTGCTTTTAGCACTGATGATACAGATGATATTGAAGAGCTTGAACCAGAAAAGGCACAGCCACAACCCAAAGAAAAGGCAAGAGAAAAGCCACAACCCAAAGAAAAGGCAAGAGAAGTTCCACAACCCAGAGAAAAGCCACAAGCCATAGAAGTTCCAAGACTTGCCCAAAGACCTTTGGATGTTAATATTATTGATTATACTGACAAGTCAATAGTAGTTCTAGGTAATACAATACCTATAAAAGATACATTACTAGCATTAGGTGGTCGTTTCAATCCTAATTTAAATGTAGAGGGAACAAAAGTTCGTGGATGGATTTTTGCTAAAACTAAGAAACCACAAGTAATGAAAACACTTGCTTTTAGCACTGGTTTATTAAATGAGTTTAATTTAAATGATACAGAAGTTAAAATTATTAATTGTTTCTCAAAGAGTTCAAATATAGTTAATTATGTTAAAGTATTAATTGATGAAAATTCAATTAAACCAGAATATTTAAATGAATTCATGAAATGTATTAATCCTTCCTATAATTTTATTGATATAAATCAATTACATAATGATATATATTTACTATTAAGACCTAATACACTTGCTATTTATATATTTTTAGCATATATAATATTAAAATCAGAGGATAGAAACAATATATTAGCAGAATTTGTTTCAAAACTTAAAGATACAGAAGGATTTACAGAATTAGAACAATGTTTTATATAATTTTCTTTTTGATTAGAAAAAGAAAATTAATTTGGTTCATTATTAATATTGTTTAATGTTGAATTAATAAAATCTAAAATAGTAGTTCTAAGAATAGAACTAATAGATGTATCATTTTCATTTTGTTCTTCGTACAAGTCTGTATAAATATTTCTTAATTCATTAATTGCTTGTGAATTTAAATTATTATGAAACGATGTTAGGTAAAAATCAAATATTATATCTACATTGTCATTACCATTACCATTACCATTTTCATTAGTACCATTACCATTTTCGGTAGTACCATTACTATTACTCACATTACCGTTACTATTTTCACCATTATTATTTTCGTTAGTACCATTACTATTTTCAACAGTATTTATAGGAATATTTAAATTATTAATAATATTTAGAATTTCTTGTATTTGTGAATTATTATTTTGTTGTGATATACCATATCTTTCTATTAACATATTCATATATTCATCAATATACAAATCTAGTATTGTGCTATAATTATCCTCTGTATCTACTCTATAAAAAGTAATCCACTGATCAAAGGTACATTGGTCTGCTTTACAATGCATACATTGTCTTTTTGTTTCTAACCATTTTAAATAACATTCATTACAAATAGGTGCTTTACAACACTTGGCAAGTGTTTTTGAGGTTTCATAACATACAATACAATTACTATCAGTATCAGTGTCGTTTGCTATTAATAAGTCTTCAATTTTGGGTTTTTCTAATCTCATTAATTATAATAACAATTTTAAAATAAATTAAAATCAATTTTATATTTTTCTTAAAAAAGTCTTTATAATTGATAATGAATTCACAAAATGTATTATTATTAATTGCAATAGGTATATTATTTGTTGTATTATTATCATTTATGTGTAATGAAAAATTTTCCTATGTTAATTATCAATCAGCTCAAAACCCAACAAAATTAAAAATAAATTTAACAAATAATAATAATAATAACAACACTGAACTAGAAACATGTACACCAGCTGATGGTAATTGGATAAAACCAGGAACAGGTATTACAAGTCCAAGTCAATTACAATCACCCTGTTGTAATCCTCCTGATTATAAATTACCTGAATCATACAAAACATGTGCAAATTATCCAACCGAAAAAAATCCACAAATAAATAAATGTTTAGATGATTGTTGTAGTTATGTTAATAGCCAAACAGAATTTAGTTCTACAAATCCATACGGTTCATATGATACAAGTTGGTTCCCAATGGCAAGATGTGCTTGTTCTTTATGGTGCTACAATTCAAAAGTTTCTCATTTTAGAAAATATGGAACTCCTATACATTATATTAGTGGTGATATAGCAGAAGCAGAAACGCCTGATACAGAAGATTATATTGATCCAGTTACAGGTGGAGGACTTTAAATATTTATTCTTAAATATATTTTTAAAAAAATATATTTAATTTTATTAATGGGGTTAAAAATTGTTTCTCAATGTTTATTAACTTTTTTAATTGTTCTTGCCAATGCTTCTTTACAAACATTATCATATCTTAAATTAAACGATAAATCAGTTCCTAAAAATAATGATATTGATATGGCAAAACAATATTTAATATCTTCTATGTTTGCTCAATATTTATCCAGTTTTCTAATGTTAGTAGCTGTCGCATTGTTATATTACAAGAGAGAAGAGTACGCAGTTCATATGTCTAAATTAATATATTTAATGTTAGTTTTTTCAACTCTTGTTATGTTTAGTGGTGGTGTTCTTGGTGCAATGGCTGCCACTAAATTACAATGCTACAAAAAGGATAGTGTTAATATAAATACTGCTTGGAATATGACAACAATAACAGCTGTATCTGGTATATTAGGTATGATTTTAATATTAACAATACAAGCATTTATGCATAAGAAGACCTTAGAACAAAGAGCAGAAAGAGCAGCACAAGGTATTTTACTAAGAAGAGGTGAAAGAGAAGCAATAGAAGAAGCAAGAAAACAATATAGAGAAAAAATTAGAGAACAAGCAGTAGCAGTACCACAAGTAGCAGCAGAAGCAAAAGCAACAATGAATTCAGGTTGTTATGTTAAGAAACCAAGTTATTATCCTAATATGTAATTTGATTTACTTTTTTAAAAAGGTAAATCAAAATTTATTCTTCATCAGATTGCATCATTTCATTTGGACCCCCAGTTTCAGGTGTTTCTTCATATTCAAGTTCAGCATTTGCTTCCATTGTGTTTGGACGAGCAAGACGCTTCTTTGCTAAACGAGCAATTGGTTCAACAGAAGCATCGTAAATCTTGTGTTGTAAAGAAATGGTTTTGCCAGAAATAAAGATACTATCTAAACTAACATTGGGAGAAATATAGAAATGGTTTGTCATAGTTAGAGGATTAACAATTTTATCACCAGGACCATAAAACACAGTTTTAATTTGTTCATTTTTATCATTAGCATAATAAATTAAATTAGTGTAAAGCTTTGGAGAAAGCCCATCAACAATTGTTCCATCTTCATTTTCTTTACGATATAAAATCTTTGCCACAAGACCATCAACTTGTTCATCAGTCTTTGCTCCCTTACCAAGCGCAACCTTGTTTTCAACAGAATAACGAACTACCTCTGCACGAAGTTCATCAAAGAAATCACACTCTGCTTGTTCATCAGGTGTAATAGCATTTGGATTTCCCTTGCTTTGGCTGGTCATTACAACAGGAACTTTGTATCCACGAAGTTGCTTTGGCTGCTTTGTTTCCTTATCAATCATTACTTTACCTTCCTTGTCAAGATTATCAGGTTGAACACCATAACAATAATGACGAGCAAGTTCTACAATTGCTGGACCAATTGTTTCATCATCATAACGGTAATTAATACGAACACGACGATAATGGCCACTACCACCTGGAACATCGGCCTTTACTGGTTCCGAGTAAACAACACGAGACCAATCCCAATCTTTAACAGAGACAGCACGAATATCTTTCTTAAGTTGCGAGAAATCGGTTTGATTAATTTTTTGTTCTACGGTTTGTTCAGCAGTTTGCTTTGACTTTGCTTGTCCCTTGACATTTTTAGACGAATTTTGTTGATTCTTCTTGCTAGACATATTTAATAGGTGGTTGTATCTTTTTGTACACAACTTTTTAAAAAATCATTTTTTTGCGTTTTAATACTTTTAAATATACTTTAATATATAATAATGAGTAATTGTAGTTTATTTTGGCCAACAAATGTAAATCTCACAAATAGAATCTGTATATTACTCCTAAGTATATTTCATGTATTTATATTAATATTTGTAGCAACAGGTTGGTTATTAATACCGAAAAATTATAAACTATTACAATTATTGTACATATGGACAATAGTTGTAATAATAGTGTTGTTTTGTGTTTTTCAAAAATGTGTATTACAAATATTGAAAGAAAGGTTATATACAAACAAACCAAAAGATTGTAATTTAAATATATTACCAACAAGAAAAGGACCAATGTTTTTAGGGTTTTCAATCTTGTTATTTATAGGTATTTACAATTACTTTAAAATTTAAAAAGTATATACAAGATGAATATACCACCTGAAAAAGATACTGGTTGTATAGAATATAAATGGAAATTATTAAATATTGACAAATACAAAAGTATAAAATTATCAAGTCAAATGATGTGGAGAGTTCGTGAAGGTAAAAAATCAGCTTTATATGTTATAGGAGTACATGATAATGGTAATATTACTGGATTAACAAAACAAGAATTTATAGAAACTTATTTAAATTTATTAGATTGTGCATTAAAAATGAACCTGTATTTATGTATAAAGTATATAAAAAAAGTTAAATATAAAGAAAATATGGTTTGGGCAATATTGCAAATATTTAAATCAAAAATATCAAAAAAATCAATCAAATTTGATTATGATATACCTAAAATACCAGAACATAAAGTCCCTAAATATTTAGATTTTTAAGACATTTAATGTCTTAAAAAATTAATCATCGTCGTCATGGTCAATGTATTCGTCATCTACACATTCATCATCATTCACACAGTCTCCGTCCTCTTCTACATAGTCATCATCATCACAGTCCTCTACACATTCATCTTCGTCTATACATTCACCATTTTCATCATTTGTTGTTCCCCAAAGTCTCGTACATGGTCTTGTAGCCAGTCTTGTATCATCATCGTCCTCAGGAACGGTATTGTATAGTCTTGTTGTCGTTTCTCCTGGGTTATTTGGATATAATAAAAGTTTATCTATAATATCTATATGACCAAGAAACATTCTTCTACAACAATATGTTTCAATACCTAACTTATCAAGAACATTTTTTCTAACAGTAAATTCTGTTTCACCGTTTTGGATTCTATGATTAAGCATTTCACAATACTTATTCCATAAATGTCCAATTACTTTATTACAGGTAAAACATCTAACAGGTATAATCATAATTGTCTTTAAAAATATTAAAAACTTATAAATAAAATCAATTTTTAAAAATTGATTAAAAAATATGAATTTTATTAATAAATATAATATGACTATTACTATTGATAATGACTATAATATTGTTAAAGAATATTACAATAATACATTAAATAAAAATAGTAAATTAATAAATAGTAGTAATGATGAAACAACACCAATTGAATGTGTTGAAGAAATGATAAATAAAATTCCAAATGTATTTTGGATGAATAAAAATATAAAAATTTTAGATCCTTGTTGTGGTTGTGGTAATTTTCCATTTGTTATATATAATAAACTAATTCAATATCATAATAAAGAACACATATTAAAAAATATGCTTTATTTTAATGATATTAATATAAATAGATTAGATCAATTAAAAAGTATATTTAATGTTAAGTATTTAAATATTACAAATCTAAATTTTTTAGAATACACAGTTAAATTTAAATTTGATTTAATTGTTGCTAATCCACCATATGCTAAATTATTAGATAATGGTAATAGAGCATCCAAAAATCATAATATGATAGGTTTATTTATTACTAAATCTTTTGAAATTTTAAACGATAAAGGTTATATACTTTATATAACTCCTGATAATTGGATGTCTTATGCTGATAGAAATACTTTAATAATAGAATTAACTAAAAAACAAATTCATTATATAAATATACATATAGCAAAAAAATACTTTAAAAATATAGGTTCGTCTTTTGTATGGTATTTAATTGAAAATACACCTTTTTATAAAAACATAGAAATTGAGGGTATATGGAAAAAAACAATTTATAAAGATTATGTTAATAGTGAAATAAGAAATTATATACCTTTATATTATAATAAAATTATTCAATCAATATTGAATAAAACAATTGATTTAAATAATGAAAAATTTAAAATTGAAACAAGTAGTGATTTACATAAATATACTAAAAAACAATTTATTTCAAACACAAAAAACGAAATTTTTAAATACAAGTTAATTCATACATTAAAACAAATTGTATGGAGTTCAAAACCACATAAATATCAAGAAGGTTATAAAGTATTTATATCAACAACATCTTATTATGAAACAATTGTTGATAATTGTGGAATGACACAATCAATTGCTTTTATTCGTTGTAAAGATAAGGATACAGCAGAAAATATTAATAAAATATTAAATCATCCATTATATAAATTTATTAATAATATTTGTAGATACGGGAATTTTAATAATATTCGTATATTACAACATTTTCCTGAATGTGATAATTATAATAATGTATATAAAAAGTTTAAAATTACTAACACAGAGATTTCTTTTATAGAAACTAACTTGTAATATTTATATAAAGTTATTTTTAATAAAAATGATTAATATTCTTTCATTTTACTTTGTAGTAAAATGAAACATTTAATTAAATTTAAAAATGGAGAACTAGCTAGACAAAAATGGAGTAAAAATATACCTAATAATATAACTGCAAAAATAGATAATTTTAATAAAATATGTGAAAATAATTTTCAAGAAATAGCACAAATTATATTAGATGATAATGATAAGAGACAATGTGGTTTAAATGTTAAAATTATAAATAATAAATTATGGAATACTAAAAAAGAACATATTTATATTATTACTCGTAATGAATTTATTATTAAAATTGGTGGAACCAGAGATGGTATGAAAGGTAGATGGGCATCATATTGTTGTGGATATTATGTTCAAGAAAGAAAGAAAAAAGATGGTACAAATTATCCAGGGAAAATGAGTGTCACTAACGCTCATTTATATCATACTATTGAAAATGATTTATTAAACAATAATTCAATTTGGAAATTTTATATTTGGAATTTACCAATTACTGAATATAAAATTACCATACTTGGTAAGGAAAAAAATATTGTTGCACAAACATTTCACTGTTATGAAACATGTTGTATTGAAAAATTTAAAGAAACATATGGTAAATTACCATTATTTTCTGATAATTACGACAAAAATTATATTTAATTTTCAATTGTCCAAACGCAATGTAAAAATGCGTCAGCAAGGTCATCCTTCTTTTTTTCTATATAAAAATACTTTTCTAATACATCTTCTGATCTTTCTAATAATTTTTCTGTATGTTTTTCTGCTAAATATTTTCTTTTTCCATATGGATTATTAATATGTGATGTATCTATCTCCGTTCCTTTATATACTTTTAATTTATTATGTGCAGGTGATGATTTTATACTTTTTAAATTACCACCCATATCTATAAAATACCTTATTATAAAATATGCTTCAATAGATGCCGCAAACATTTTCATTTGTTGATTAACACGAGGTTGCGTTTCTATTGCTATATAATTAACAGATTTTAATATATCTACTTTATCTAATTCATAGAATGCTTGTCTTTTTATAGAACTCATTGTATAACGAGAACATTTAGGTGCTGAATATATTTTACAATCAATAGGTTTGTGTTTGCCACAATAAAAACCATCATTATTTTTCCAAATTGCTTTTTTACCACAGGCCAATCCTTTCGTTTTTCCAGATTTTATAATTTCACTACAATGTTCTCCTTTACCTAATGCGTCAATAATTTGCCAATATACTATACCTGGGTCACTACTTTTATTCATTCTAAATGTTTTCCATTTATTCTTATCTATAATACATATAGCCAAGTTTTTAGCACCTATGTCAATTCCTGCATACATTAATTTATATCATCTTTATCTTTAAACATAAGGAGCCACAAAAAGCGCAAAGGCATTTACTTCTAAGTTAATCCAAAGGAATCCATTTTCTTTTGGCCAATTTAAATACTTAGTTTTTAAATAAGTATTTAAATTCATAACACTTTCTACAACCAACCTCAATTCAACGGTAAATCTTGATTTTTCAACCATTCGAGGATTTCTACATCCCCATTTTGTTCTGCATATTTCCAAATCCTCTTTTTATCCCAAGGACAAGGTGGATTTTGGCTTCGCAACCAACGAAGAACCTCTAAATTGCCAGAAGCGGAAGCATATGCGGAAGTATCTTTATCCCAAGGACAAGCTGGTGTTTGTGCTCTTAACCATTGAATAATTTCTAAATGACCTCCTTTTACAGCATAAGCACAAACTAATTCATTCCAAGGGCACGGTGGATTTTGTGCTCTTAACCATTGAATAATTTCCAAATGCCCTCCTAACGCAGCATTGTACATAAGATTGTCAAATTCTAATCCATTATCACCTAGCCACTGTTTAATAGATGGTGCTAAATACCATTTAACAAGATAACTCATTTTTAGTTTATGGGATGGAAATAAATTGTAAAATCTAGAATTAACATTGCGAAGAATTTGAATATCACTTTCTGTTAAGAACTTTCCAATTTCATTAACAAAAATTTCATTTGGAATGGTATTCATCTTTCACAAAGTTGAAATACTTGTTAAAAAAGAAACTAATAATCATTTTTTATAGTGAAGTTCTGGCAAGTTCCATATTTTAGGTAGGCAATTTAATTTATTTCAAAACCAGATACTCAATTTGTTTATAAAATTGAAAAATAAAATACATTCTTATCCAATTATAAAATGGATCCTATAACTGTTGCAGCACCAGAATTAACAGATTTTCAATGTGAAATTTTGGCAGATTGTTTATTAAAAAAGAATGGTGGTTTATCTTTACCTATGGGAACTGGTAAAACACTGTTGTCATTAATGACAGGATTACATTTAACAGAAAAGCCTATATTAGTAGTCGCATCTAAAAGTTTAATACATAGTTGGATAATTGAAATTAAAAAGTTTTTCAAGTCTTCTTTAAAATATGAAGTTTTACATAAAGAAGCACAAAAAAATATAAGTAATTGGAATATAAATCCAGAAACAAAAGTAGTCTTAACGACACCACAATTTATTGCTAATGTTTATACTGCTTATAACATTGAACAATCTTTTATATTTTATATACAAGACGGTATTGTAACAACAAAATATTATAAAGTACCAAATGAACCTTATTTAAATACAACATTAGGAGAATCAACTATATACTCAATAAAATGGGGCACACTTATTGTAGATGAAGTACAAACTTTTACAAAAATAACAACAAATATATGTAAAGCATTATCTTCTGTATGTGCTGAATATAGATGGCTTTTATCAGGAACAATGTTTGACGAACCAAACTTTGAAAGAATATTTGGGTATTACATAATACTTAACCATCCAAATGTTCCAAGGTCATTACCAGAATGTGTGCGTTTTGTGACAAGATCAACTTATAGAGGTATTAAAAATACGCTTGTTTTTAGAAGTGAAAACAACAGTTTTCAACAACCAAAAGTAAATAGTCAAATTATAAATCACGCTTTAACTGAAAATGAAAGTAAAATTTATCTTAGTATGAAAATGATTATATCAAAACTTAGAAATCAATTGAATATTTATATAACTAATAGAGATGTAATAAATACACGCCGTTTTTCAAGTTATATTCTTTCAATGATAAGTTATTTAAGACAAGGATTAGTATGTCCTTTAATACCTATTACTAATGTATCTATTGATATGGCTGATTATACATGTAGATCAGAATTGTCGCAAATATTTTTTCAAGAAATTAGTAATCTTAATTTAAATCAATGGTTGAATGACCCTGATGCTATGCGTTCAAGTAGAATTAATGCTTGTTTAGATAAAATAAACTGTCATTTAAATGAAAGAATTGTTATATTTTCTTGTTTTAGAACTTGTTTAACCGTTTTAAATGTTTATTTACCTAAACACAGAAAAGTATTTACTATTGGAGGAACTATGAGCACTATTAAAAGAGGTCAAATACTAGAAGACTTTTCTAAAACGCCAAATGGTATTCTTTTACTAACATATGATGTTGGTAGTAATGGTTTAAATTTACAGTGTAGTAATACTGTAATGTTGTTAGATTATTGGTGGAATGCTGGTAAAACAAAACAAGCTATTGCAAGGGTTTTAAGATATGGTCAAACTGCTGATATTGTTAATATATATTATTTTACATCAAATACAGGATTAGAAGAAAATTTATACAAGAAACAAAAATATAAACTTATTGCAGCAGAGGAATTATTAAATGGAAGTATTAAAACAACAATACCAAAATTATCTATAAAAGATATACTTAAATTTATCAATACAGAAGATAATATAAATATACTTAAAAATAATTTGATTACATAAATTTTATTTAAAGATTTTATATTAAAAAATAAATGATGTATTATAATAAACATTTTTATATTGGATTTGTAGGTGGTAGTTTATTAGGTTTTATATTAGGTTGTAATTTTTATAAAAGATATTATCCAAATACTTATCAAGTATATATTGAAGAAAACGACCATTTAAAAAGAGCACAACAAATTCTTGATGAAAATCAATAACTTTAAATTTAGATTTATTTATCTTGGTATTTTATAATAATAAAATGTCAAGAATAATGATTGATTTATTACAATATACTGATTTAGCAAAAAGCGCTGGTGGTACTTTATCACCTGTATGTCCAAAAGTTGGACTAACTGCTTATTCAAACGAAAATTATACTGGTGATTCAGAATTAATAACAGCAAGTTTAATAACAGGTTTAGGTATTAATCAATGTAGAAATATTACTAACCCAAAATTAATTAAAGACCAAAACGGTGATATATTATTTAGTGATATAAGTAGTGTACAAGTGATAAATAATAATACATTGTATAATATGTATGTAGCCGATAAAAATAACAAAAATCCAGCGCAAAGACCAGCTTGTGCTGGTTCAAAAGTTAGTCCTGATTTAACAACAAGTTTTTCTAGTTTAAAAGGTGTTAAATTTGGTCAAAGTCAAGACTTTAATGATAAAGTAGGTGCATTTAATATTAGAGCTAATTTATCACAAACAAGTTTGCAAGATATTCCATTGGTAAGATGTACAACAATTGTTTCAAGTTTATTTAAAGAATTAGGAATTGGAAGTTTTTTACCACCATTAGAAAGTTATTCTATTAATGGTAGGCAATTTTATGCTTATACTTTTAGTGCTAAATTAAATAATAAATTAATAGCACAAGCAATTGATAATCCAGGAAAAATACAACCACCAGTTAATTCACCTTATAGTAATTTATATCAATTTACAGGTGATAGTGTTGATGCCAATAGTGTTATTAATAATATAGTAAATGCTAATATGTTAAATATTTTTTCAAGAGAAGATGTAACAGAAAATACAATTAAATCTGGGTATTTACAATTAAATGGTAATAATGTTTATATAATTATTGAGGATTTAGGTACAAGTGAAAGAATTTATGTATTTTTAGTTCTTGAATCAACTGATTATTTTGAATTAAATTGTTGTGTTCCTGGAAAGACCAGCTCATTTTGTAGAAAGTATAAACCTTGTCCTGATTTAGGTCAAGCCGTTTGTGTTAATGACCCTAATAAAAAATGGTTTTTAGATCCTGTCTGTGGTTGTTATGACGCTTATACTCAAAATAAATTAAATAATTATCCTGCAATAAGAGATTTACTCAAAAAAAATGCTATATATCCAAATCCTGGATGTTATGGTGATTGTGGTGATAAAGCATATCCAAAACCAAATGTTAAAGAATGTAAAATAAATATAGTTGAATGTAATGTAGAAATAAATAATTCTGGTGGAAAACTTACACCAGAAGTAAAACAAAAGTGCGGAATTACAGACAACGGAGGCAACGGAGGCAACGGTGGTGGTGGAAATGGCGGTGGTGGAAACGGAGGCGGAGGCAACGGTGGCGGAGGCAACGGTGGCGGTGGAAACGGTGGAAACGGCGGAAACGGAGGCGGTGGAAACGGTGGCGGTGGAAACGGTGGCGGTGGAAACGGTGGCGGCGGTATGCCTCGCTATTTAATAGCTGTAATTATAGGAAGTATTGTTTTATTATTATTGCTCTTAATTTTGTTTGTTTATTTAATTTAATCTTTTTTTGAAAGGTTAAATTAATTATTACATTTATGATATTTTAGATATGGATAACATGAATTACATAAAGCACACCAACTATGTTTTTCTACATCAAGAGGAATAGTACATCCTTTACATTGACCTGGATAATGACAAAATCTGTGTGTAGTGCTACTTTTTGTACAATTATTACACAAATCGCAATAAACATGAAAACCTTCTTTTAAAGGAACATAAACATTACATTTAGGACAAATTGTACATATTGTGTATTCACTGATTGCTTCATCCTTTAACATAATTGGATTACATAAACCACAATAAATACTATTTTGAACTGTTTCTTTTCTGAAATTTACTTGGTATAACTGAGGACAATCATAAGTTGTTGGCTTAATATATTCTCCTGTCACAGTATCAATGTGATAATGATTTTTATCAATGGCTTTATACAAAGCTTCCGTTTCAAGAGACATTATTAAGTTTATATAATTTATATTTTAAACATTCAATTTTTTAGGATAAAATTATATTAATTCCTTTAATTAAAATTTTTTCAACAACCTTGTCACAATCCTTTATTTTAACTAATTCATACATTAAATTTTGTGTATCACCCTTTTTATTTAATTTAAACATATCTAAATCTTTACCATTTCCTGTTGCAATTAATGCACACATCATTGTATATATACTATTTAAATTAATAACCTTCATATTAGCATTTGAATATTCAATTAATTGCTTAATTGTCGTTGAATATTTTTCTTTAACATCATTTGGAATATTGTTAATTGCTGATTTATCATCAAAATCAAAATCTTTAAATTCTTCAAGGTCTTCAAGACTTGAAACTAAGTTATTGAAAACATTATCATTAAATGTTGTTAAATCATCTTTAATCATTGTAAATAATCTTTCATCTTCGTGTATATCATCCAATTCTGTAAATATTTTACTATGTTTTTCATCTGTTATATTACCTGATAAATTGTGATAAATAATATTATTGTATTTTTCAAAATAAGGATTGTATGGACAGACTGACCAAATTCCATTAAAAATCCCATTAAAAATTCCATTAAAAATTCCATTAAAATCATTTATATGTTCAGGATTTAATAAATCTGGTTGTAAATAAATACAAAACAGATTGGTTTGTTTTACCAACTTTATTTCAGCTAAACCTTCATTTAAAGGTTTAAAAGTTTGGTTTTCAACATTTCTGTTTTCAACATTTCTGTTTTCAACATTTCTGTTTTCAACATTTCTGTTTTCAACATTTCTGTTTTCAACAGTCCATATACGATTTTTTGCTGAAACGACAGATTTATATAAATGATGATCTGGTTCAGTCCAACCTAAAATTTTAGTGAATTCTGTAATAAAATCCTGTGCTTTTTTTGCAGCATCTTCGTTTGGAACTATAAAACCATATATAGGAAAATTATTACCAGAATCAAAATGTTTTTGGTTTTCTTTAACCCAAGCTGTAAACATCATTAAAGAAATTAAATCATTAGGATTTAAATCACTACATATTAAAAATTTAAAATTTGCTAATTTCTTAGGTAAAATACCATTAGTTTTATTATCGTGATAAATATTAAAAGAAGAATTTTTAGGAACTTTGCGTTTTAATGGTTTTCTAATACCACCTCTTTTTTCAGTAGCTAATATTTTTTTACCATTATTTAAATCAAGCCCCATTTTATTATATTACTTTTAATTTTTAAATATAATTATTTCAAGTTTCAAGCATCCTTTTTAACTTTTTTTAAAAAGTTAAAAATATTTAATAATTTGGATTGTTTTGACGATATTCTTGGTAAAGAGCGCTCAAATATTTCTGGTGATCAGCAGAAGTCATTGTTTGACCATTTTGATTGCTCATGTAAGGAGTATTTGTGTAAGCAGTTGGTCCATTGTAAACATCACAATTGGCACCAGAAGCACCAACCTTTTGGTATATCCAGTTGGCACGATTAGCACCTTCAATAGTATCATAGAAACCAGTATTTGGCATATTGGCTTGGAAAGCTACTTGACGTAAACCAGTTTCAAGAGCCAACCAAGAGGTAGGATTTAAACCAGCATAGCCAAGACCATATAAACCATTAGTGCCGTTTGCGGCTTGGTGATAACTTGGACGCCCTGAATAGGCATCATTGGCATCTTTAATAATGTGACTAACTGTATTTAAAGCGGGATCAAAAGTACGCATACTCTGTGCGCGAGCAGCATTTTCTCCATTAATTTTAGGGTGAGCACAGCTCCATACTTGTGCGGTAAGACTAACACCTGACATATTATATTAATAAAAGATAATTTTATTTTTTCATATAGTTTTTAACTAAATTTATTTTTTTTCAAAAATCTTAAAAACTTTTCTAAAAATTTTACAACATTCTTTTATTTCTTTTTTTGTTATTATTAAAGGTGGTGCTAATCTAATTATATTTCCATGTGTTGGTTTTGCCAATAAACCATATTCTTTTAATCTTAAACATATATCCCAAGCTAAATCACCATTGTCATTTATTTCAATTGCATTTAATAAACCCTTCCCTCTAATTTCTTTTATAATACTTGATTTTATTTTAATCGCTTCTAACTTTTTTCTTAAATAATTACCCATTATAAAAGCATTTTCCGTTAATTTTTCATCTTTTATAATTTGTAAAGCTGTCATAGCAACCGCACAAGCAAGTGGATTACCTCCATAAGTACTACCGTGTTGTCCAGCCTTTATATTTAACATTATATGGTCATTTGCTAAAACAGCAGAAACTGGTAAAACACCACCTGATAAAGCTTTACCTAAAATTAAAATATCAGGTTTAACATTTTCATAATCACAAGCAAGTAATTTACCCGTTCTTCCTAACCCTGTTTGAACTTCATCGGCTATAAACAAAACATTATACTGTTTACATAATTGATATGCTTTATTTAAATACCCTTTATCTGGAATTATTATTCCTGCCTCACCTTGGATTGGTTCAATCATAAAACCAACAACATTAGGGTTTATTAATTCTTGCTGTAATGAAGGAATATCATTGTAGGGTATAATTTTAAATCCTGACATAAAAGGACCAAAATCACAATAAGATTCTGGGTCTGTTGAACTACTTATTGCTGCTAATGTTCTTCCCCAAAAATTACCTGTTGCAAAAATAATTATAGCTTTATCTTTTTGAACTTTCTTTTTAATATATCCCCATTTTCTACATAATTTTATTGCTGTTTCTCCTGCTTCAACACCTGTATTCATTGGTAGTATTCTATCATAACCAAAATACTCTGTTATATATTTTTCATAAACTCCTAATTTATTATTATAGAATGCTCTTGATGTTAATGTTAATTGTTGTGATTGTTCAATTAATGTATTTATAATTTTAGGATGACAATGACCTTGATTTACAGCACTATATGCCGATAAAAAATCATAATATTCTTTATTTTCCATATCCCATACTTTACATTTATCGGCTTTTTTTATTACAACTGGAATTGGTTTATAATTTAATGCTCCATATTTGTTTTCTAATTCTATTAATTCTAGGCTATTCATTAATTAAATAAAACATTTTCATTGTAATTATAAATGTTTGTATTTGAAAATAAAATCATATATATAATAATATATTAAAAATATAACTGTATACAAAATAGTTAAACCAACTGATTTTTTATAAACATCTTTTTGAATATATTCTTTGCATTCATCAGGAATATTTTGAGGAGGTTTATCTATAAATTTAAACCAAAATAATGTAATTAAAAAAACAAGTAATGTATCAATTATCACAAATAATATTGTTTTAAATTCTAACTGAGTATCTAAAAACATATCTTAATATAAATTCTGTTTTTTTTAAAAAAAAGAATTTAAACCGCCATTGGCATTTTTATCGCTGGATGACACTTGTAATCTAAAAGGATAAAATCTTCTTCTTTAAAATCATCAATATCTACCACTTTTCTAGCAAAATCTAACTTTGGATATTGATAAGGCACTCTTTCTATTTGTTGTTTTAACTGATTAATATGAGAAACATAAATATGAGCATCTCCAATTATATGTATAAATTTACCAGGTTTATATCCAGTTAAATGACACAACATATAAGTTAATAAAGAATAACTTGCTATATTAAAAGGTATTCCTAATCCTATATCAGCACTTCTTTGATAAAGTTGACAATCTAATTTACCATCTGTATGACAATACCATTGAGCAAGTACATGACAAGGAGGTAATGCCATTAAATGTAATTGTGCTGGGTTCCAAGCTGATAAAATAATTCTTCTACTCATAGGATCATTCTTTAATAACCAAATAACTTGTTTTAATTGATCTATACCTTTTCCAGAGTAATTTCCTTCACAATCGGTATAATCAGCACCAAAATGTCTCCATTGATGACTATAAATAGGACCTAAATCATTTTCTTTACGATTAACGAGACCAATTGAATCCAAATATGTTCTACTGGCGTTTCCATCCCATATAAAAACGCCATTATTACGAAGTACATTATTATCGGTGGAACCACTTATAAACCATAATAATTCTTTTAACATTGTTTTCCAAGCTAATTTTTTGGTGGTTAAAAAAGGTATTCTTTCACTTATATCAAACACTAATTTTTCGCCAAAAACAGATAAAACATCAACACCAGTTCTTGTAGAGCGTTTTTCACCATTAATAAGAATATTTTCTATTAATTTTAAATATGCTGTTTCACTAATATTAGGAGGTCTCCATTCAGTCATTTCTAATTGTGGATTTAAAATATTTTCAGGAATAATAACAGTTTTAGATTTATCTTGAATAAAATTGTATAATTTGTTCGATAAAAATTTATCACAAATATATTCTCCTTTATGTTTTTCAATTATAAATGTAATATAGATAGTATCTATATAATTTATGTAATTATCTAAAACTTGGTTGTAGATTGTTTCACCTCCAATTATAAATATTTTTTCAACAGATTGATTATTATCTGCTTTTTTAATAGCATCTTCAATAGAATTAAAATATTCTACATTTTCAGTATTTAAATATTGATTTGCTTTTGTTGTAATTACATAATTAAGTCTTCCAAAAAGTGGTGATTTTAAAGTTTTAAAGGTATTCATACCCATAATTAAAGTATTTATTCCAGTACTTTGTATTTTTTCAGTTTGTATAGTTAAATTTTTAAAATATTTTAAATCAGTTGGACTGTTCCAAGGTATTTTACCGTTTTTAGCAATTCCTAAATCTTTTGTACAAGCGACAACAACATTTATATTTTTTCTTAATTTAGAAAACATTTTTTAAAATCAAAAAGTTATTTTTTAAATCATTTTTTAAAAATCTTTAATTTATTTAATGAGTTTTAAAGTTAGAGTAAATAAATTATATAATAACTTGGCGACAACTAATAGTCTTTTTATTAAAGGAGCATCAATTACAAGACCATTATCATTAAAAAGTTTTTTAGTTGCTAAACAATCATTAAGTAATGCACTTAGTGTTACAAATAATCTTGTTTTTTATAGTCCAACTCCAGAATATGCTGTTTCAAATCTTGTCAGTAAACCATTAGGTTTTAATGTTAGTAAAAACGCAATAACAAATTATGTTGCAGCGACTAATACATTAATATTTAGAGGAGTTGATATTGATCCACTTTCACCATCACCAACACCACCAACACCACCAACACCACCAAAGCCACCAAAGCCACCAAAGGCATAAAATAATTTTAATTAAATTATTTTGTTTAATTAATGAAACAAAATAATTTCAAAATAAAAGTAGATAAAATTTACAATAATGTTTTTATAACTGCTAATATTATAGTTGGTAATAGAGAATATTTACAACAAAAAAATTTATTAAATAATAATAAATTCATAATTAACAAACAAGAAAAAAGTGCTGTGCTTGTAGTAACCGAAAACAAAATAAGTGTTGAACCACCAACATTTGTCACAAATTTTAATGCAAGACCAATTTTAAAACCTAACACTAATAATGTTTTTCAAAATACATTAATGTCCCAATATACAACAGCGTCTCAAACAACAATGACAGGAACAACACCAGATACAATACCAGCAACATCAGCAGGGACAATGATGACAACAGAGACATTACCAAGCACACAAGCAGGGACAATGATGACAACAGGGACATTACCAAGCACACAAGCAGGGACAACAACTAATTTAAATACTTTAACACCAATGGATCCTAATAATGGTTTTCTTATAACAAGACCAACGGATCCTAATAGTAATTTTATTCCAGGAAGACCAACCGTTCCAGGATTAATTACTGGTATTGTCGTAAATACACCAAATACACAGAATACTATTAGTTATTTTTCTCAATACAAATCTCCAAAGAAAGGATTTAGTATTAGAAAAGATTTAGTGACTAATTATTATGAACTAACCACAACATTTATAATTCGTAATAAAAAGGAAAATATATTAAAAAGAGAAAATAGAGTTCCTATAAGAGCTCCTATTAAACAAGATTTAATACAATTTTCAAAATAAAATATATAAAAAAGATAATGGACATAACACAAATTGAAAATGTTTGTTTTAAAGGTGGTGGTATGAAAGGTAATTCTTTTATTGGTGTTCATAAAGCCTTTACTGAATTAAATTTATGGCCACAAATCAAAAGATTTATAGGTAGTTCAGCAGGTGCTATATTTGCGTCAGCCATAGCCTGTAAAATACCATATGAAAAAATAGAAGACATTATAAATAACACTAATTTCACTTTATTTCAAGATTCATATGGTGGTTATATAGGTGAAGGTTATACATTATGGGAATATATGGGTGTATATCGCGGTCAATATTTTTATGATTGGTTTAAAGGTATTTTGGACAAAGAAACTGGTAATGTTGATATAACTTTTAAACAAGTATATGAAAAATATGGTAATGATTTAACAATAACAACAGTAGATTTAACAAAGAAAAAATTAGTTTATATGAACAAAGATAATTTTCCCAATATGAAAATATGTGATGCTGTAAGAAAAAGTATGTCAATACCTGTATTTTTTATTCCTGTTATTGAAACTGATGAAACTGGTTTAAAACATGTTTATGTTGATGGAGGTTGTTTAAATAATTTTCCATTAGATTATTATGATAATTTATATCCTACAAAACAAATAGCAATTACAAAAACAATCGGTTTTAATTTAATTGATGATTCAAATAATACAGACCCATCACAATACATTAATCAAACAGTTCAAATAAATAATGTAATTGACCTAATATCTACTTTAATTAATACAGATATAGAAGAAATTGAAAGACTTCGTTTATCACACGATGATATTAAACGAACAGTTAATATTGATACATTTGGAATAAAATCTACTGATTTTAATTTATCAAGAGATTTAATTAAAAAATTAATACATTCTGGTTATATATCAACAATTGAATTTTTTAAACATTAATCTTCTTTTATATCCTCTAAACGCAATTCTGGTGCTTCATCGGCTTCGTGTCTATCATCGACAGCACTTTCTGGTTTATCATCGTATGTTTCTCTAACTTGCTCTACATTTGTAAATTTATTAATATAAAAATAAAATATTCCATATGGTACTAATACACCTAATACAGCACTAATTGTTATTTGATACAAATAATGCTGTCCATTATCTAATTTTTCCCTACCTATAAGATATGCTAATATAATAACCATAGCAGTTATAAACCAATCTTTTGTTGTTAATGCTATAATACTAACTATTGTAAATGCTAATGCTACATGAAAACTTATTATACCTCCTTTTTTACCGTTTGGTTTTTTTATTTTGTATAATACATTTTTTATAATAAACGAAACAAATAAAACAAATATTAAACTTAATAATGATATACCAATATTTGTCCAATTTAATATACTTGACATTATTTAATTAAAAGATTTTTTAAACCACGCAAAATGTCTTAAAATAACTTAAAAACATAAGCTTAAATTTTAAAAAATGTCCATAATCATTACTTCAACAGAAAATTTATTAATAGAAGCTTTTAAACAGCATAATATTAATATTACTGTTGATAATTTACTAATAGGAGATGTACACATTAAACATAACGATAAAGTTGTTTATATAATAGAAAGAAAGGCCAAGACTGATTTGGATGCTTCTATAAAAGATGGTAGATATAAAGAACAAAAATCTCGTTTAATTGAATCAGGAATATCTGTTAAAAATATAATTTATTTAATAGAACAGTTAAAAATACCTAATGATTTATCTAAATCAAGAATTTGGGGTGCTATTTGTAATTCACAACACCGAGATGGTATAACTGTCTTTCAAACAAAAGATATTAATGAAACGGTCGTTTATATAAATACATTAGCAAAAAGCGTTGAAAAATTCCCTCCTGATGAATTATTAAATAAAGAAAATGACGGTAAAAGTAGTGTAAATGTTAATATAAAGAAAAAAACAGTATCTGAAAAAGATTGGTTTTTACACAGTTTAACATTAATCCCAAAATGTTCTTTAAACATTGCAAAAGTAATTATTGAAACATATCCTACATTTAAAACTTTAATAACAGCAATAGAAGAAAATGGTGATACTTGTTTAGCTGATCTTCGTCACGGAGCATCACAAAGAAGATTAGGCAATAAACTAAGTCAAGAAATATGTAATATTATATTATATAATACAGCATAAATATTATACAAAATCATCACCAGCAGTAGCTAATAATTGTGAAAATGTTAAAGGTGGTGTATTAACCCTTTCTCCTGCTGGTACATCCACTTCCATATAATTATATGGATCTATTCTTGTTCCTTCTGCAAACCAATCTACATCTTCAAAAGGTATTACTGATGGTGTCGCTGGTCTAGCAAGAGATGGTAATTTAAAAGGTGGAGATGGTGGTAAAGTAATGGGAGAAGGCAATCCTAAATTTGCTATAACAATTGGATCAGTAATTGTTACAGTTTGATTAATATAAGGATTTTTAAATTGTAATAAATTTTCAGTATGTTTTATTATATTGAATGTATAACTTAGATAATTCTTTAATTCTTCCAAAGTCATACAATAATTTCTTCCTTTTCCCATATCAACCGCAACAATACAATCATCAATAAACTCTGCTGTTGGTTCTGGTAATTTAGTAGATTGTCTTTCCAAGTTTCTAAATTCTCGTGATGTTTTAACCATATTTACAATATTATCCCAATTATCCAATCTTATTTCTTTTTTATTTAACATTAATTTTAAAATATTAGAAACAACATCTGGTAATCCAAAACTATCTATTACATTATGTATAATTTTTATAGGCATTGTTGATAAATATTTACCATGATGATATTTAATATATTGATTATACCAAGATTTACCCTCAAACATAAACCAATCATACAACACAACTCCTATTGACCATATATCGTGTGCTCTTGTTTCATCAAATGTTTGTCTATCATAAATATTATTTGTAATTATATAATTATTATATATTTCAGGAGGAGTTGTATATTCCGTTCCAATATAGCCACAAGGTTCATAACAGTAATCTCTAACATCACAGTATTTACTTTTTAGACATCCAGCACCCCAATCAATAAACTTAAATTTATTTGCTTTATTATCAAACATAATATTATCTTCTTTAATATCTTGATGTGTTATAAGACCAACTTTATGTAATTCATCCAATCCTAATACTAAATCATGTAATAAACTAAAATCTTTTCTTCTAACATCCAAGTCGCTATTACTTATTACCTTTGTTAATGAATTACCATTAACAAGTTCCATAACAAGTCTTGGCATTCTGTTAAAATAATAATGATCTTTATAACAAATAGCATAATCAGTGCATAATTTAGAGACTTTTGTTAAATCTTCTAATGCAGTATATTCTTCTACAAATTTGTTTATTGTATACATCATATCATCTTTATCTTTGTATGCTTTAATAGCAACAAATTCTCCTGTATTTAAATTAACTGCTTTCCATGTTTCGCCAAAAGTACCTTCACCTAACATATTTAAATATCTATAGCTATTTGTATCACTGTATTCTATAACATTTTTTAGGTTCATTAAAAATACTAAATATTAGTTTTATTTTTAAAAAAATATAAAACTAATTATTATCCTTATCACTCATTGGATTTGTTACAACGCGATAAGTATAATCAAAATAACCATCTAAACGAGGTCTTTCAATTCTAATTAAATCATCAACCTTGAAACCATAAAACTTGGCAACAGGATCATTTATAAATATAGCAGGAAGCATTTCTATATGAATATTCCCATCTGGATGTTTTGCATACTTTTCTAAAATATGTTTCTTTTCTTCATCATCAACTTTTACATGTTTCGGGACTAATTGATGTTTTGTTATATTAAAAGAAAGTTCTTGTTCTGTAAATAATTGTGCATTATGTCCAAGTATTCCAAGAACATTTGTAACCTTTGGTGTTGCTTTATTATTTGCAACTATAATTAAATGTTGTGCCTTTTTTTCATTCATTAGTTTATGAACACAATTCATATCTTTTTGTGCTAATTTTATATCAAAAGGATGAAAATAAACCAATAATAATTTCTTATTTCTTGTAAACAATAAAGACATTTTATCAATCATTTCAAATTCATCTGTAATAGTATTATTTTCTAATTCAGCAATTAATCCCAAATACTTACTAACCCAAATCTTTTTATCCATTTTAGGTTCAATAGGCTCATATCCTCTTTGGTCTAACATTTCATGAATAGTTGTGTATATGTTATAATAATTATTCAAATTTAAATTGTAAATACATTCTAACGCAGCACTCATTTACTTTAAATTACATTTATTTTAAATAATATATTCAATTTTTTAATATACTATTCAATTTTTTATATAATGTAATACAATTCCATTAATTATAGATACATTTAATGACTTTTCTAATTTTGTAGTTATATATAATTGCACACCATTTGCCGACCACCTTTTTATTAAATCTTTTGGAATACCAAGCAATTCACAACCAAATATTATTATATATTTATTATCATCAAAAAACTTGTATTTTGTCAATTCAATACTTTCTAATCCATTTATATCATTATAATTCTCTATAAATATTAATTTATAACCATTTTGAACATAATATTCTAAAATTTTATTAATATGGTCTTTTATATGAGTAAAATTTAAATCTATATTATCACCTTGCTTTGAAAAACGAATACAATCTTTTACAAATTTATTTGTAAAATTACCATTATCTAAAAAAGGATTTGGTATTTTTGCTTTTAATTTTTCACGATTTAAATCAAAAATATAAATTAATATTTCTAAAATTGTTAATATTATAAAATTAATAACTTTATTATTTGAATACACCCTTTCTTTATTCTCTAATTTTTTCCTTTTTATTTTTAATTCTTTATACATATCTTGTGTTGGATTAACTAATACAGTAGGAACATTAAATAAATATCCGTTTCTTATACATGTTCCTATATTACCTATATATGTTAAACTCAATAATAATACAATAATATTATCATTTGGATACATTATTTTCCGTTTTATTTAAATAAAACGGAAAATTTCAATTTTAAGGACTTAATGGTAATGCAGCACCAACTGTTCCAGCCCACGTTGAATATGGAGCATTAGCAACATTTCTTTGTTGTATTCTATATATTGGTGGTCTTTGTTGAGGTATTTTACAATTACTTGTTTTAACAGGAACGGGTTGTGATTGAACCATATATGGTCTATAACCTGTTAAAAGTCTTTGTGGTGAAAAATCAGGCATTAATAAAGGTTTTTGGCATTGTTGCCATTCCAAAGTCATTCTTGTAGCATTAGGGTCTCTAAAACCCCACCCTTCTGGTCCTTGTGGTTGTTGTAAATATGTAGGATATTTAAAAGGTGGTATAGTTAAATTTTCTTTAAAATTGAGGATACATACAATAAATAATAAAACTAAAATTATAATTAATAAAAGTATTGTATTTTGCATTACTATATAAATATACTTTTTAAAAAAATTAATTATATTCGAATACTTGAAAATCATTAGATAATCGTTTTAAATTATCACTATCGTGAATTTTAACAGCAGGATCATCCTTAAAAAAATCATCAATCGTTTTTTTACCACTTACAAGTTCATCCCAAAACATAAATGGTTTATCTGCTTCTTGTAATCTAATTAACCAATTATGAAAAACTTCAACATTGTTCATTTTAACAATATTATTTTCTAAAAAGTGTAATAACGCAACATCGTATTTGTTTATACCACGATAAGCCATTGCTTTTGAAAACCAATATTCTGAGTCCATATTACTGTTAATTAATTTATCAAAATACCGTAAATTTGTTAAATTTGTATAACAATTTTCACATATTTGGCAACAATTATTTACAGATTTCAACATTTCTTTTGGTATGGGTTTTTCAAATTGAACATGGTTTTCTTGTTCATCATCTTTTTCATAATGATGAATACATCTTTTAAATTTATTCCATTTCATTCTTAAATTTATTGTTATGTTTTTTACAAACATTATATATTATATATATAATTTTTATAATGTAATTTTTATAATGTATTTCTTCCATCTGTATGCTTTATCATCTGTTTATGATTTAAAGGTCCAAATAAAAAAGTTCCATATTTATAATGTATTTCTTCATTTTTTGAAAGCCCATGTAAATAACTTTCCATAGGTTTTCCATCTTTACATTCTTTTAACACTATATTTCTATAATAATCTGCACGACATAAATGATTATTATCAGACCAACCTGGTGTTCTTGTATATATATAATTTATAGCTTTAAGTTGTGCCCCAAATAAATTATTTAAACTATCAAAAATAAGTTTTACATTATTTCTTTTATTAAATCTTACATGTTTTAATATACTATAATTTTCCATATCTTCAATAACATCATTTATATAAAATTCACTTATAAAAGGTAAATCATGTTGTATTATTAAAACATACTTTGTATTAACATAACTAAACGCGTTTCTAATATTTCCAGTTAAATGACCTTTAACCTTTGTACAAATAATCTTTATATTTCGTTTGTTTTTTATATAATTACTTAAATTTTGAAAATACCTGTAATAATTAGGATTATTATTATAATCGTGTGCTAGTATTATAAGTGTATTTTCATCCATATTTATATATTTTAATGATTCAATCGTTTCTTTTATTATCTTTATAGATGGATGTGATGGTATATATGATGCTGTTATTATTATTGTGTATGACATATATATATAAATATAAAGAAAATGTGTGGAAAAAATGTTTGGAAAATGTGTGTGTAATTTAAAAAGTCTTACGACCAGGTTTAAATCCAACACAATTATGCTGTCTAGTCCTCTCTATTTGATCTATATAATCACCCATTATATTATTTCTAAATTGTAATGAATCACGCATAAAAGCTGATTGTATTGCTGGCATTGCTGAAACTTTTCCCTGTGAGCATTGTCCAGTTGGTGTGTTTAATACCCATTCACGATCTTCAAAATGACATCTATTACTGGGTCCTAAATTCATAGTAGGTGATATGTCATAACTATTTGGGTTCATAGAATACTCTGTGCAATAACGAGGCTCATTACGCCATACTTCACTATATGGTGGTGGAACATATTCAGGAATTACCTTGTATTTAGCATTTGTCCAACTTCTTAGACCATAATTTACATGACTAAATTGATTAGCAGGGGTTGTTTCGTATTTAGAATTTATATATGCCATATTTGAGTCAAAACCACATGTATGACAAGGGTCATGAACACCTCTTCTTGGTGTAAAATGTTCTTTTGGTTGATTGCTTCGCAATATCAATATTAATAATATACCCAGAGCAAGAACAGTAAAATATTGATCATACCCTGTAAAATATAATACAATTGTAATAACAGCAAGTAATCTTGTAAGAGCATTTAATCTTTCGGCATTTGTCATACATCTTGTTGGCATAATATCAAATTTAGTAAATAAAATTTTAGGGTCATTAATCCAAAAAGGATCTGAAATATTTAATTTATTTGATGTATCACTCATATTATTATTAATAAATAAATACTTTTTCTTTAATAAAAAAAGTATTTACAATAAATTTTATTAAACAATAAATTTTATATACCATTTATTATTTTTTAATTTAAACAATAATCCTGTTGTTTCATTGTCATATACACTGTGATGTGGTCTCTTTAATTTTTTGTTTATATCGTGCCATGGATGTGATGTATTTGTTAAAAGTTGTGGGTCTATATTATGTTTCTTACCAACAGAATTCATTACAATTGATTTTTCTATCCATTTATTTCCTCCAAATTCTTCTTTTATCGTTTCTACAAAATAATTATAATATTTTTTACCTAGTATAGTTAAAGTATTATATAATACAAGTAGTATAGCACAATTCTTTATCTTTTCTTCTGTGTTAAAATGAACAATCTTTATACTTTTTTCAATATCGTTGTTATTTTTGTTTCTTGCAATTTTTCTGCCTTTAATCATCTTTTCAGCAGGTATTTCTATATCTTGTAATATATCCCTAACAGGCATTTTTTTCTCTTTTGATAATTCTAATCCTTTTGTCATAAAAATTTCTGCTAATTGATATGCTTTTATTATATCATTTTTCAATGTTTCTGTTGTATACATTCTTAATTCTATATCATCTTTTATATTTCCACACAATCTTAATGATTGTAAAAGCTCTGGCTGTTTTACAGTTTTAGGACATTTATAATATTCTCCAATAATATGCCAACCAAGAAGATTGCTGTCTAAACATTTTCCATAATCATTAGAAACAAAACTAATGCCTCTACTCGCAAGATCACCAGATATTAAAAGTATTCTTGGGTATTTTTTATAGCCACCTGATGATTTTAAATAACCAATAATTTGTGATATACTAATGTTTTTACAATGATAATAACCAGACGGTAATTTTTTAGATCCTTTAATACCTATATGTTCTTCCGTAGGAATGTGTAATCTAATACCATCACCATTATAAACAATTGTAGTTATATCATAATTATCAGTAATATAATCTTGTATTTCCCACATTTCTTTAATTAATCTTGTAGATTTTATTAGATACATTACAGGATGATAATCATTATATTGTTTAACATAGATTGGTTGCCATTTACTAAATTTATAAATAAAATCTTTTAAACTCTCATCTTTTTCAAAGATAGATTGTTTTTTCATTGGAACATTTGTGTCATTAGTGTCATTTTGGTTTTCGTTAATAATATGCCAATTAATATTATGGATATTTTTATAAATTGGTAATGGTTTTAAGATTTTAAGAAATCCTTTATGTATATTTTCTTGTAAAATTGGGTCTGTGACTGTTGCAGATATACCATATACATGTCTTGAAAACAGTTTTAATTGATTTATTAGGTCTGATTTTTTATCACCTGACTCAGAATCTAAATAATCTACCTCATCTATCATAAAAACATATTTACCTTGTAAATCATATTTTACTATTGTATTATAAACTTTGTTTAATTGAACACTATTCCCTAATGTTAAAATTATATTTCCATAATCTTTAACTTTAAACATAATACTATTAGGTGTCTTTACTTTTATTTGTAAATTGTATTTCTCTAGTATTTCATTAAAACGATATTTTAACTGTTCTACATCACCCAGTTTGTTTCTTAATAAAATAATTGTTGTATATCCACTTAAACAATGAATTATTGATTGATATATAATAAAAAAACTTTTTCCACTCTGTACAAAACCTTTAACTAATGTATATTCATAATCATCAATATCTGGGCTTTTACTACCATCATCATTAATATGACATTTTAGGACAATAGGTTTTAAAATATCCAAGTCAATATTAGAATCTTGTTTGATTCTATCTATTGACATAGTTAAATTTTGTGAATAAAAATATTAAACTTTCAATTTTATATATTTTTAGTTTAAAAATATATTATTTAAGAAGTGATTTATTAAAACAGTAATGGATAAATTTAATACTGAACAACTTATACAAGCATTAGATGATTTAAAGACAGAAATTATAGATGGTAAAGTTGATTTAGATATACAACAAGATATATGGAATTTATTTTTTGATAAAGCACAAGACAACAAAAAATTAATTAATTATTTATTTTTAGGCTGGTGGATATATCAATTAAATAATACTAATTTATAATACTAATTTATCATCATTTAAAAGTTCTTGTATTTATATAATATGCCTTTAACAGAACAAGAATTAAGAGAAAATTTTAAAGCAGTATGTATTTACTATTGTTATGTTCAAACTAATGGCAGCATTTTTCCTATGTGGTATCCTGGAAATATTTATATGGATAATATATGTACTTTTGATAATGAATATAATATAATAGATTGGTATGTAGATGGAGTGGTTGCACCTACTAAAGATCAATTGATGGATTATAATTTAAATGATATAAAACAAATAATTTTAGTTAATAGAATTATATATAATAATAAAATTATTAATGAACCATATACTTTTCATTTAACTGGTCCTTGGAATGGTAATATTGAATACACTTATTTTTTTGATAAAATTGATAATACTATTACAATGAAATTACCACCATTACAAATTCAAGGTGATAATATTACCGGAAATGTTCCTATTGAAACAATTAAAGGTCTTGAATTATTGAAACCTACATATGATTGGACAAGTGAATTAAAAATTATTTATGAAAATTCTATAGAAAAATATGGAATTTTTAAATTTTCTTCTACTGATGGAAAAATAAGAATATATACAGGCTTAAATAATGCTACATTTAGTCCAAATGATGGATTAAATGGTTTTGCTGGATGTACAATAACATATAAAATTTAAATGTATAGTGCAGACACTTTTTGATCTATTTTCTTGAAAGAAAAAGTAGATTATACATAAAATGGTTCAAAGACTAAATTATATGTTGCTTGTGTTACATTTTGTGGTCCATTTGCACCTACTGTACAACATATACTCTCATCTGTTTCTAATATAAAAATACCTGATATAAAAATTGGGAAAAAGGTTTCATCACAATATGCAAAATCTAATTCTCTAAATGTACCTACACTATTACGATATAATGAAGCCATTGAAAATGCATTCGATAAAGCAACATTTGTAAATAAATTAAATTTATAAAATACTCGACATCTATTATGACCTTGAGAGGTATTTGCTACATATCTCCATGCACTTGCAGCACCAGTACCTGGTAATGCAACAGTTTCTTCTATTATATAAGCAGGCTTTATATATTTATCTATTTCAGGTGAAGCTAATCCATTATAAACATCAATTATTCCAACACGAGTGACTCCTAATGCATAACTACCACTTACTTTTCTTCTATATATAATATTATTTTTCTTTGTAGAATTCCAAACCTGTTGTAATTCTAAAACATCACTATAATATATTTTCTTATTTGTTGTAAAATCAACAGTATTTAATTGTCTTATTGGTGCTATATAAGTTCTACTTGTTCCCTTTGTATCTAAATTTCCGCCAGTTGCATTAATTACTATTGAATTATTATGTTGGTTTGTATTTCCTGCACCAGCACCTATTGCAATAGCAGCAGTTCCTTGACCTGTAATTCCTGCAAAATATCCTATCGCAATTCCACGATCTCCTTGATTAGATTGACCCGCCTGATTACCAATAGCAATAGCATTAGCTGTTTGATTTGTATTACCTGAATTTCTACCAATAGCTATACCTCCTCCAAAAGTGCTGAAACCTTGATTATCTACACCAGCATTTTCACCAATTGCTATACCATTACCTTGTAGAGTTTTACCAGCATTAATACCAATTGCAACAGCATTACTAGTTTGATTATCACTACCTGCATTAACGCCAATGGCAACGGCATTACTACCTTGATTAAAATTACCTGAAAAATCACCAATGGCAATAGCACCTTGTAGTTGAACACTTTCACCAGCTTGAACACCAATAGCAATAGCATTTTGACTTTGATTGCTTTCACCTGCTGAATTACCAATGGCTACTGTATTTGCAAGTTGACCTGTAAAACCAGCCCCATTACCAATAGCAATGGCATTTACACCCTGATTACTTTTACCAGCATCAACACCAATAGCTACTCCAAATGTTTTTTGACCTGTAAAACCTGCATTAAGACCAATAGCAATAGCATTATTTTGTTGTTCATATTGACCAGCTGAATTACCAATAGCGATGGAATTAAAACTTTGACCTGTAAAACCAGCAAAGTAACCAATAGCAACAGAAGCATCTCCTTGATTATTTTGACCAGCAGAAACTCCTATTGCAACCGTATTTTGAACTTGATTAAATTGTCCTGCTTTAATACCAACAGCAATAGCATTTTGACCTTGGTTGCTTGTACCAGCATCAACACCAATAGCAACAGCATTTTCACTTTGATTACTTAAACCTGATGCTCCACCAATAGCAACAGTATTTTTACCTTGATTATTTTGACCAGCAAAAAATCCAACAGCAACAGCATTTTCACCTTGATTATCTGCACCAGCTCCACCACCAACAGCAACAGCATTTTTACCTTGACCTATTTGACCTGCTAAATTACCAATAGCAAGAGCATTATCTCCTTGTTTTGTTTGAGCTGTATTAATTCCAATAGCAACAGCATTTTCACCTTGATTATCTGCACCAGCTCCACCACCAATAGCAACAGCATTAGTACCTTGTGCTGTAAGACCTGCAAAAATTCCAATAGCAATAGCTACATCTTTTTGACCTGTAAATCCTGCTTGATTACCAATAGCAACAGCATTTTCACCCTGATTGCTTTCACCAGCTTTAACACCAATAGCAATTGCACTCTTACCTTGTGCTGTAAGACCTGATAAAGTTCCAATTGCTATTGCATCTTCTCCTTGATTACTTTTACCTGATTGAGAACCTATTGCAATTGAATTACTACCTTGACTGTTAAAACCTGCGTCACTACCAATAGCAATAGCTACATCTTTTTGACCTGTAATACCAGCACGATAACCAATAGCAACAGCATAATCTCCTTGATTGCTTGAACCAGCAGAAGTACCAATAGCAATTGAATAACTACCTTGATCATCTAAAGCAGAAGCAAATCCAATAGCGAGTGAATATAAATCTTGATTATTTTTACCAGCACTAGCACCAATAGAAATAGAATAATCACTTTGTTTTTGTTCACCAGCACTAGCACCAATAGCTATTCCAAATATATTTTGATTAATACCAGCTGAATTTCCAATAGCGATTGATCCTGTTCCAGATGAAGTTCCTCCTGATAAGTCTCCAACACGTATTCCATTCTTACTATCAAAAGTTAATCTTCTTATTCCAATAATTTCTTGGTCTCCTGCTGAATTACCAATTTTAAGTGTTTGCGTTAAATTTTGTGTAGCAACACCAGTATCGCCCTTTGGTCCTGTATCACCAGTATCGCCCTTTGGTCCTGTATCACCAGTATCGCCCTTTGGTCCTGTATCACCAGTATCTCCCTTTGGTCCTGTATCACCAGTATCTCCCTTTGGTCCTGTATCACCAGTATCTCCCTTTGATCCTGTATCACCAGTATCTCCCTTTGGTCCTGTATCACCAGTATCGCCCTTTGGTCCTGTATCACCAGTATCTCCCTTTGGTCCTGTATCACCAGTCGATCCTTGTAGTCCCTGTGGTCCTGTATCACCAGTCGATCCTGTATCACCAGTATCTCCCTTTGGTCCTGTATCACCAGTATCACCAGTCGGTCCTGTATCACCAGTCGGTCCTGTATCGCCTGTATCACCAGTCGGTCCTGTATCACCAGTATCTCCCTTTGATCCTGTATCGCCAGTCGGTCCTGTATCGCCAGTATCTCCCTTTGATCCTGTATCGCCAGTCGGTCCTGTATCACCAGTCGGTCCTGTATCACCAGTCGGTCCAGTATCACCAGTCGGTCCTGTATCACCAGTCGGTCCTTGTAGTCCCTGTGGTCCTGTATCACCACTTGGTCCTGTATCACCCGTGGCTCCTTGTAGTCCCTGCGATCCTGTATCACCACTTGGTCCTGTATCACCCGTGGCTCCTTGTAGTCCCTGCGATCCTGTATCACCAGTTGGTCCTTGTAGTCCCTGTGATCCTGTATCACCAGTCGCTCCTTGTAGTCCCTGCGGTCCTGTATCACCAGTCGCTCCTTGTAGTCCCTGTGGTCCTGTATCACCAGTTGGTCCACCTGCTGGTCCAGCAGGTCCAGTAGGTCCTGTATCACCTAAACCCCCTCCACTACTAGATAAATTTTTCCAACCAGAATTTGTACATCCATAAAATTCATTTGATTGTAAAACTATATTACCAAGTGAACCATTTATAGGTGGTAATTTATTTTTACTGGGAACTGAAATATTATTATTACTTTTTACACTACTAAATATTTTATCTTTATTTATTTTCATATTATAATATCAAAATAAAGTTTATAAAAAAATATATACTTTAATTAATGAAAGGAACATTATATATTTTAATTATAGTCATTGCATTATTATGTATTTATTTAATTTCATTACCACCTGTTAAAGAACACTTTATAATAACAGACCTTAAAGAATATTTGTCAGTTATTGACCCTACATTCAAAGATATTGATATAAGAGAAGCATCCAGCAGTTATACAGAAGATAAATCAATAATTTATTTATGCCTTCGTGATGAAAAAGGTCAGTATTATCCAATGAATACAATAATTTATGTTGCATTACATGAAATAGCACATTTAATTAATCGTAATGATTTTGGTCATACTCCTGCTTTTCACAAGATATTTGATAAATTATTATGTCAAGCTGCATCAAAAGGTATTTATGACCCTAAAAAACCACACACAAGTTGGTATTGTGGTGTAGATATAAGTGGTATAAGTATGCCACAATGTAATGTGGATGATTTATAAGAATTGGTTTATATTTCTTGTAATTGAATTAACGATGTAATTATGTAATGGATTATTAATCGGTAAAATATCATTTAGAAAAATACTAATAAAATGTTCTAAACGAATATAATTTTGTCCTGATTGGTGTCTTTGTTGTATATAAACTTGATATATTTGATACAATAAATTAGCAAAAATGATTATATCATAGGGTATTTCAACTGCCTCTATAAAATCTTCGTCATACGAATTGTCATACGAATTTTTTATTTCTATGTTTAATTCATATCTACATATTGGGCATTTTGAGTGACCACTTTTGATAATACATGATTTATGAACCCAATGTCCGCATTCTAATGGTTGTGGAGTTTGATGTATACTGCATAAACAAACAGGGCAATTTTTTGGTTTAGGATATTTAAAATTGTTTTTGTGTTTAAAGCAATAACCGTTAATATTTCCTGATATTGCTTTTAATTTACATTGTGTATGTCCATTTATTAAATATTTACATTGCATTAATTATAAACAATCTTTTTATTATATCAGGTATTTATATTTATTTTTTAAAAAAATAAATACAATAAATAATATGACTTTGGAAAAAATTATATTACATAATACTCCTTATTTACAATCAATCAACAAATCTACTATTGAAAATTTAAAATTAAATAGTTTAATAGAATTAAATTTACACAAATTTAATCAATCAGGTAATCAAAAAAAGCGTATTTTATTAATTCTTAAAGATATTAATAACGAAATAATAGCTTGGGCATCAATTTTAGAATTTAAAAATGGTGTCGTTTATGAATGTATCACAGATACAACCTTTTTCATGAATATAAATATACTTGTTGAAAATATAGAATTGATTTCTTCAAAAGGTGTTGGTATTTTTAGTATGTTAAACGAATATATTTTACAACAAAGATGGGATAAATGTGTGTTTTATAATAATTATTATTCATATAGTAAACATTTAATAAATAATAATTGGTGTCCAATAGATCAATTATATTTTATAATTAACAGTTTCTTTGTGTATCCTTATCCTGATTCAATTCCTATTAAAACAAACGACTTTACAAATAATACATTTGAAGAATTGGCAGAATTATATCCAAGAAAAACACAATTAAATTATTAAATTGAATGTTCTAATGTTTGTATAATTTTTTGGATAATCTCTAATGTTAAAGTTTTTTCTATACAATGTTTCTCAATTACAACTTTTAAATTTGTATATTTTTTATATTTATAAAATTGTGATATATATTTATTATACATTATAGATATTTCTGTTGATTGAAACTTTTTATCTATCTTATTTTCCATTTTTTCATCAATAGCATATTTAACAAGTAATTTAACAATATTTTCATCATTTGGTTTTTTAATTTTATATTTCTCAAATTTTCCCACTAATTCTAATAAATCATTTTTCTGTAAATAATCAGCAAAATTATAAGTTAAACTAATATTTTTATTTAAATTAATCTCTTCATTATGATTATTACCAACACCTCCTTCTAATCCTGTATCATACATAAAATTAGTATTACATACAGTACATTTCATGTAATTACATCCCTCACTTTTTAATACAGGTGTATTACATTTAGGACATTTTATCATATCATTAATAATAGACAGTGTATCTATAATATTCTTGTCGCAAATGTGGTTGTCTTTAATAATCATTTCACATGTTTTACAAAAGCGTGATGAGCAAGTTATACAATCATAATTGTCGTTTAAATGACCATCACATGTAATATTCATACATTTTTTAGTAGAATATTCAATAGTTTTATTAACAATATCCTTTTTTTTCTTTTCAAGTTTAAGTAATTTGTTTTTAAGAATTATGTTTGCAACTCTGGAAATTCCAATAGGAAAATTTGTATCTATAAATACTTTTCTTTCATTTCTTAATTTTTCAATAACTATATAATTTTCAACTTTTTTTGAAACTGTATCTTCTTTATTTTTACACAATTCTAACATAAAACAATCATCATATTTTTGTAAATTATCCGTTGTCAATAGACTTGTTAGTTTTTTTCTTAATATAACACAACGACATGTTGGATTTAAACAAATTGGAATAGTTTTAGATTCATAACAATGATTTAAATATTCATTAAAACAATTTACACATATAAATGTTAAACAATTAATATCAGCACATTTAATAGTAGTATTTTGTAATTCTTCAAAACAAACTATACAATTCATTTAATCTTTTATTTTAATAAAAATAAAAGATCAATTTTCATTCTTATTTAATAATTTTAACATAAAAAGCAGTAATGTAGATTTAACATCCGCAGGTTGTTCATCTATTTTATCTTGTATCTGGAAACGAATATAATTACTTGAATAACCACTACCAGGATATGGTTTTGAACTAAAATATTTTTCCCATCTTTGTTTTGATAATTCTACATGTCCAAAAACACAGTATGGATTTTTACAACAACCTCTTAAATGAAAAAATTTACATGGAGCTTTTAAATGTTGTGGTTTTTCCAAAGGTTCTTGAACTTTAACATGTAAATATTTACATTCTCCATCAGTTTTAAGTTTACCTTGACTATTATAACAACCACCTGTATTATAAAAATAACATGGCTTATTTATCTTTGAATTCATTAGTTTAATATTAATATTCGTTCTTTTAAATATTATATTTTACAGATAAATTGTATAAATTGTGATAAATTTGTAAAAATGTTAAATAAATTTGTAAAATAAATGTAAAATAAATGTAAAGTAAATATAAAGATATGGAATTTATTGAAGAAAACACAACCACAGTATGGATGGCAAGAATATTTATACTATTATTAATTATTGGTTTAATATATTGGATATACACTAGAAAAAATAAATATAAATATACTGGCATAAAAGAATATAAAAAACAAAGTATATTTAATTCTTTTATTTCACATTTTTCAAACACATTTAATTTAAAATCATATCATAAAAAACCAAAACAAAATAAAACAGAAAATAAATGCCGTAAAATACTTGAAAGCATTTACCATAAACCTTTTCCCACTAAAAGACCACATTTTTTAAAAAGTCCTATGACTAACATGAATTTAGAATTAGATTGCTATAATGAAGAAATGAAAATAGCACTTGAATATAATGGTCCTCAACATTATAAATATACCCCATATTTCCACAAAAATAAAAAAGCTTTCTACGCACAAGTTCATAGAGATGACTGGAAACGCAAAAAATGTAGAGATTTAGGTATTAGATTAATTGAAATCCCTTATTGGATCATTGATGTTGATTTAAGAGATTATATAATCAAAGAATTAAAGAAAAAAGGCTGTTTATAATACTAAAAATTATTAAAATAACTTATACAGCAGGTACAGACAAAAATATAATCTTTTATATTACCAATGATATAAAAGACTTTGGATACTCTATATTCAATCATATATTTTTAATTTATCTTGTGTTTTGTAGTTTTCAATTTTAATTGAATTTGTTTTATCAATTCATCTTTTTTCATTTTATAATAATACTTTATTGTTAAATTTTTTGCAATCCACCTTAAAGTATTAACTGTATTTTTAGATAAATCTTTACGTATATCGCGAAGAATTATAAAGTGTTTATTACTTATAGGATCTTCATTATATAGTGTTAAATGAAAATAATCATTTGGATCATCAGAATAATCTCTAGGATTTTTATCTGCTTTTTTAGCTCTCTGTTTCATTTCTTGCTTTACAGAAGATTTTTCTTTTTCTGCTTGTTTCAATCTTTCTAATAATTCAGCTTTATTTCCACTTACTTTTAATCCTTTTTGTTTTAGTATTTTTCTTAATACTATAACTGTCGGTTCAACAACATCCATTTTCTTCTTTGTCTCTCTTTTATTAATAGACATAATAATAATAAATAAAAAGATTATAAAATCAATTTATATAATTAAAATTGACAAATCCAATTACTAAAAATTGATATTATAAATAAAGTTATACGATTTTATACATTATCAAATGTATTATGATGAAGATTTAGTTGCTTTTAACAGCAATATATATGGACATTATATTAAACAAAAAACAATATACGATGGTAATTATAGTGATATTATTCTTGCCAAGAATTTAAACGGCGAATACTATGTTTTAAAAGTTTTAACAAAAGAATATACTAAACTCGCAATTAATGAAATTAATATCTTAAAATCATTACAAGATATTTCTGGTGTTGTAAAATATATTGAACATTTTGAAACAAGCTTTGAAATCATTATAGTTCTTGAATATTGTAAAGGTTGTGATTTGTTTGATTATTTGGAAAAACCAGTAGAACATTTAACCGCAAAATGTATTTTTGAAAATATTTGTTCAATAATGAATAAAGTTCATGAAAAAGGTTATTGTCATCGGGATTTGAAACCAGAAAACATAATTATAAATCCATTAGATTTGTCTATTACTGTTATAGATTGGGCATACGGTTCTAAAATTAATAACATCGAATATAATAGATGTGGTTCGCCAAATTATGTAGCACCAGAAGTTCTTAAAAGTGAATTGTACAAAGGTCCTGAAATAGATGTATGGAGTATGGGTGCAATATATTATAGTTTGCTTACAAATAAATTTGCTTTTCCTGGATATATGGATACTAGAAAACAAAGAGATGAATTATTTAATAATATCAAAAATATAAAGGTAGATTATGATGTTAATGGATTAAAAAAAGAAGATATTGAATTGTTAAAAAAGATATTTGTAGAAAAAAATAGTAGAATAAATTTAAGCGAAATATTAAATACATTTTTTTAAATTATAAATTTGTGTATGGCTGTGGCTGTATGTATGGCTGTGTGTATGGCTGTGTGTATGGCTGTGTGTATTTGTGTAAAGCCATTAAAAAATCGTTGCCATTTTCTGTATATGGATTTATTTGTATTAAATTATTTGTGTATGGATTTATGAATAAATTACTAGACATTTCATAATTCCCATACAAGACTTCATCAATTGTTAAATGATAAATATTGTTATTGTCTTCAAAAATTAATACAGGTTCTTTGTCTACTAACATTGGATCTGAAACCACAGGTTCTTTATCTACTAACATTGGATCTGTTATTTTACGGATTTTAAACATTAATTTTAATAAAGAAAAATTAATGTTCTATATTAATAAATGTGTTGGAATGAACAAGTATCATGGATTACTTTTTTTATTGGTAGTGTATTTAATTTGTTTAATATAACCTATTTCAAAAATAAAACTATAACTCAAATTTCTATTGTTATACAATGGTTATTATTAATGCAATTTTTTGAAGCATTAGCTTGGAGAGATCAAAATTGCGGAAATTTAAATAAATTTGCTTCAAAAGGTGCTCTTGTCGCTAATCTTACACAACCAATAATTGTATATCTTATTTTTATACAGAATTTTGATATTACAAAACAACAAAAAATGATTGCTACTAGTATAATTACATTATACACTATATACATATTATACAAATTAAAACAATCTAAATATGATTATTCTTGCTTAACAACAAGCACAAAATGCGACCATTTAGATTTATCTTGGTGGAACGAAATAAACGGATTTATTTATTGTATAGCATTGTTCTCTATGATTTTGTTGTTAATTAAACCATTTAAATTAGCAAGTATCATTTCTATATACATTGCTGTTACATTAATCGCTTCTATGACATTTTATGGTTGTAGTGTTGGAAGTATGTGGTGTTGGTTTGTTTCTTTTGCACCAATATTAATAACTTTATATGGTTTAACCAATATTTAATTGAGTATTTAATTGAGATAAAATATTTGTATCTGTTATTTTTATTAATTGATTTTGATTATATGGATTTCTAAATATTATATAATCAACACCTCTTTCTATCAAATTACCAGGTAGTGTTAAATGAGTACTTAATTCTTCTATTGTCATACAATACATTGTATTATTAATATCATACACAACTACACCATTACAGCCTTCCATTGCCATATATTCCACTGGTTGTTGTGCCTGTGCTTGTGCTTGTGCCTGTGCTTGTGCTTGTTGTTGTGCTATTTGTGCCTGTGCTTGTGCCTGTGCTTGTGCCTGTGCCTGTGCCTGTGCCTGTGCCTGTGCTTGTGCTTGTGCTTGTGCTTGTGCTTGTGCTTGTGCCTGTGCTTGTGCTTGTGCTTGTGTTTGTGCTTGTGCTTGTGCTTGTGCTTGTGCTTGTGGTCTTGCCTGTTCTTGTGCTTGTGCTTGTGCTTGTGATATTTGTGCTTGTGCTTGTGCTTGTGCTCTTGCCTGTTCTTGTGCTTGTGCTATTTGTGCTTGTGCTTGTGCTTGTGCTCTTGCCTGTTCTATTTGTGCTCTTGCTTGTACTTGTGCTTGTGCTATTTGTTGTTGTGCTTGTTCTATTTGTCCTCTTGCTTGTGCTATTTGTTGTTGTGCTTGTGCTCTTGCTTGTTCTATTTGTGCTCTTGCTTGTTCTCGTAATCGTATTTCTGTCTCCGCTGTATTTTTAAGGCGTTCTAATATATCAGTAATTATAATATTCCAATTATATAGTCTTTGATTTACATCTCTAATTAACATTTTCATTAAAATATTTTTAATAAATGTATTGATACGGCTACTTCTAATATTACTATGTATTTCTGATTCTTGCAATTCTGCAATTGTATTAAAATTTAATCTATTTTGAGTATACCAATCATAGAGAACAACCCCTAAACTCCAAATATCGTGTGCTTTCGTATCATCAAAATTTTGATTAAACATTGTGGTTCCACGATTAATATATGGAATTACTAATTCAGGTGGTGAAGTATATGGTGTTCCTATATATCCACAATTTTCACCACATGGTAAATTCACATCACTAGGACAATGACTTATTAAACAACCCATACCCCAATCAATATATTTAAATTTTTGTGTGCTATTATCCCACATTATATTTGCTTCTTTAATGTCTTGATGTGATACTTTATTGTTATGTAGTAAATTTAATCCTGTTATTAAATCAAATAATATATTCAAATTCTCTTGTCTAATATCTAATCGTGTATAATAAAGACTTGTATTTTTATTTATAATATTATCCAGAGCATCACCTTCTATTAAATTCATTACAAGTCGTGGTTTCATTGTTATTCTATTATAAAATACCTCTTTATAACATACAGCATATTTTTCACACACGGTAGATATTTTTTCTAAAACTTTACTTTCAGCTCTTACATCTTTTAACATATTTTCTATTGTTCCATTAATATATTCTTTTATAGCAACAAAATCACCAGTTCTAGTATTTTTTGCTTTCCAAGTTTTTCCAAAAGTTCCTTCACCTAATGCTTTTAAATATTGATATGTAATTCCACTTGTTTGACTAGTTTCAGTATCATTTGCTCTAATCATTTTCTTAAAATAAAACAACATTTTAAGAAAATTAAACTTTTGATATAATTCTTCGTTCTTTTATCGTAATTATTTCGTTTGGATTGTAAGGATTAACAAATGTTAAACTATCACTCTTTTTTTCTATTAATTTTTTAGGTTTTGATAAATATATTTTTAATTCTTTAATTGTCATACAATAATTTCTATTATCAAAACTATTAAAAACAACTATTTCATTTGAATTACATTGTCCATTTGCTAATCTTGATACTTGTTTTACTAAATAGTCCCAATTTTGTAATCTTCTATTTTTTGTATCTAATAAGCTTTTTAAAACTTTTTTAATAAAAGGTGTTAAACTTGTTTTGTCAATTTTTTCGTGCAAATCTTTTATTGTATATTGAGACAAATATTTATATTTGTCCCCTACTTTATAATACTCTTTAAATAAGTTATTAAAATGCCTAATTTTATCAGGATTATTACTACCAAATATAAACCAATCATAAAGAACAACTCCTAAACTCCAAATATCGTGTGCTCTCGTATCATTAAAAGTTTGTGGTTGATAGACTTGTCCCGTTTTTAAAAAATTTAAATATATTTCAGGTGGAGAAATATGAGGTGCACCTCTATATCCACAGGGTTTTTCACAAATATTTCCATATATTAAACGAATAAATATATTACTAGTATTACAATATGATTTAATACAACCAGCACCCCAATCAATATATCTATATTTTTTAATTTTATAGTCATATTTAATATTTTCTTCTTTTATATCTTGATGTGTTATACCCGCTTTGTGTAATTTATCTAAACCTAAAACTAAATCATATAATAAATTAAAAATATGTCTTCTTGTAAATACAGATTTTTCACTAATTAATCCATCAACTGTTATACCATCTATATATTCCATCACAAGTACAGTTTTATCTTTATCAATCCAAGCATCTTTATAACAAACAGCCCAATCTTTACATAATTTTGATTTAGTCAATAAATACTTTAAAGCATTTTCTTCATATTTTAGGTATTGTGTTGATTTTTCTTTATTTTTATATATTTTTATAGCAACTATTTCTCCTGTTATAGTATTTTTTGCTTCCCAAACTTCACCATGATAACCTGCACCCAGTTGTTTTAAATATATATAATTCCTTTCAATCTCATTTTCTTTAACCATTTACTATATTACAATATTTAAAATATTATTTGTATTAAATTTGGATCGTCTATTGTAATAATATCAAATGAATAGGGACTTGTAAATATAATTTCTTCAATAACATCAGTACTTTCATTATAATTGGCGTGTAATATATTTAAATATTTACCCTTTGCGTCCATTTCATTTAAATACTCTTTTAATTCATCATATGTTATACAATAATTCTTTCCGTTTTCTGTGTTAAAAATAGCAACCTCTTCCGTTCCACATGGTTTTAATCTTAATGCTTCTTGTTTTTTGCGATTTATTTCATTTAAATTAATTAATTGTTGTCTTTTTAGTTCATCAACTTCTTTTGTTGCTTCTGTTAATGGAGTGTTAGTAACCAATTCAACGACTGTATTCCAATTATCAAGTCGCTTTTCTTTTGTATCTAAAAGCATCTTTAAAATAGTTTTAACAAACGGTGTTATTTTTAATTTCTCAATTTTCTCATGTAATTCGTTAATTGGATATTTAGATAAATATCTGTTTTCTGTATCTCCAATTTCATATTCAGCTAAATAAGACACATCAAAAGGTTGTTTTTTAGTTGGATTATTACCCCCAAATACATACCAATCATACAAAACAACACCAATACTCCATATATCGTGTGCTTTTGTATCAATAAAACTGTGGTCTTGAAATACTGATTTATTTAACATTTCAGGTGGTGTAGCGTATCGGGTTCCCACATATCCGCAAGGTTTATCACATATATTACCATAAAATAACTTACTTAAACCTGATTTATTACAGTATTTATTTCTAACACATCCGCCACCCCAGTCAAGAAATATATATTTACCATTATCATTATCCCACATTATATTATCTTCTTTAATATCTTGATGTGTTATTCCTGCTTTGTGTAATTCATTTAAACCTATAATTAGATCTAATAATTGTAAATCTAATTGTCTTTTATGTAAAGAATTATTACTAATTATATCAGTTAAAGAACTACCATTTATAAATTCCATAACAAGTCTTGGAATGCCTTTTATATTAAAAGCATCTTTATAACAAACAGCCCATTCTTTGCATAGGTTTGATTTACTTGTTAAATATTTCAAAGCATTTTTTTCTATATTTAGGATTTTTCTTACATCACTTCTATTTTTATAAACTTTAATAACAACAAATTCACCAGTTGTTGTATTTTTTGCTTTCCAAGCTTGACCAAAAGTTCCTTCACCTAATAATTTTAAATATTTATATTGAATTCCTTTTTCAGTAGTCTCAATATCATTTTCTCTAACCATTTCTTAAAAATAAACAATATTTAAGAAAATTTACTCTATTTTTATTTTTTCTAAAACAATCGGGTCTTCTATTGTAATAATATCAAAAGGTTTAGTTTTAGTATAAGGACTAATAAATATTAATGAAGTGAAATCATCTTTGTTATTTGTTTTATAACCAACTATGTTTTTAAATTTACCTGACTCATTCTTTTCATTTAAATACTTATTTAATTCATTATATGTAATACAATAATTCTTACGTTCTAGTGTTTTAAATATAGCAACTTCTTCTATTCCACAAGGTTCTAATCTTAATGCTTCTTGTCTTATAAGAATTAAATCATTAGTGTGTTTCTTTTTTAATTGACTTAAATCACGAGCTTCTGTTTTTGCTTGTTTAAATAGATTATCATCTTTAACAAGTTCAACAACTTTATTCCAGTTTTTAAGTCTTTTATCTTTTGTATCTAAAAGCATTTTTAAGATAGTCGTAATAAAAGGTACTAATTTAAAATCATTAATTTTTCTGTGTAATTCATTAATTGAATATTGAGATAAATATTTAACATTTGTTGTACCAATTTTAAAATCAATAGCAAAAGATGTCCAAAAATCTTGATTTTTAGTTGGATTATTACTACCAAATGTAAACCAATCATATAAAACAACACCAATACTCCATATATCGTGTGCTTTTGTAGCATCAAAATTTTGATTTTGTTGTATTTTAATTGGATCTGTGACCATTTCAGGTGGTGCTGTATAAGTTGTCCCTATAAAACCACAAGGATTATTACACATATCAGACATAAATAATTTACTTAAACCTCCTGATTTACAGTATTTATCTCTAACACATCCACCACCCCAATCAAGAAATCTATACTTAACATTATCATCGTCCCACATTATATTATCTTCTTTAATATCTTGATGTGTTATTCCTACTGCGTGTAATTGATCTAACCCTATAATTAAATCTTTTAATACTGAAAAATCACTTTCTCTATCATATAAAGGTTTATCACTAATTATATTTTTTAAAGAACTACCATCTATAAACTCCATAACAAGTCTTGGTTCATTTCTTATACTATAAGCATCTTTATAACAAACAGCGAATTCTTCACACAAATTTGATTTACTTGTTAAATATTCCAAAGCATTTTTTTCTATAATTAGGATTTCTCTTACATCACTCATATTTTTATAAACTTTAATAACAACAAATTCACCACTTGTTGTATTTTCTGCTTTCCAAGCTTGACCAAAAGTTCCTTGACCTAATAATTTTAAATATTTATATTGAATTCCTTTGTCAGTAGTTTCAATATCATTTTCTTTAACCATTTTCTTAAAATAAAACAATAAAAAAATAAATCTTCATATTTTATAATGGAACCAATGTATTATTATATATTAGGTATTGCTTTATTAATTATTTGTATTGTATTGTTATGTTTATATAGAAAACCAACCGAAAATTTATGTACTGTGACAGATAAAGCACCTTGGATATTACATAAAACACCTATACCAAAAGCATTTATATTAACAATTAAAGACGACCCTATATTAGAAAAATCCGTTGACCCAGGTGCTCATATAGAATGTCAAGAGTATTGCAAAACACAAGGACCTATAACAGACAAAATGTTTCAACAAACTTGTATAAATATTTGTTTACAAAAAAAATGGACACAAAATAATAAAAATTGATTTTAGTTTAATAATTTTCAAAACTAAATAAAATGGAATGGTTTAAAGACCTAAGTAGTAATATTTTTATAATATTAAGAATATTATGTTTAATTAATCAAACTTCTTGGATTGTAATAGTCTTAGTTTTACACAATAACAAAGATGTTGTTATTACTACTTATTTGTTTTCAATAGTTCCAAGTATGATACTATTATGTGTTGAAAATATATCATATTATTATTCAAGACATAATTATAATTACAATTTAAACACTATAAATTGGACATTTTCACGATCTTTATTTTTAAGTTGCATATTTTCTTTTTATGTTATTTGGTTTATACATAACGAGCAAGTATTTTTAGTAATAAATTGGATTTTTATTTTTACATTTATATTATTTGAATTAATTTATTCTTATTTACGATGTGGTTCATATCAATACGAATATCAAACGATTTAAATGTGTCTTTTTTAATTATCTAAAAAGATAATTAAAAAGTAATTGTGTTTTGAGCATAAAAAGGACCCGTTCTTGTTGGTGTTCCTTTATATTGACCACCTGGAACACTCACAGTTCTAGCTCTTGACCAAGAATTCCATTCACGAACATTACCATTAACATCAACATAATATCTAGGGGATGATTGAAACCAAGCAGATCTTGGGGCATAATAAGGCCAAGTATTATAGGCGGCAGTAAATCCACTAGGTGTGTTAGTTATATTATAGGCTTCATTAATATACATTTATTTAAAGTAAATAAAATAATTTGGTTTAAATAAAATATTCAAATGTTTAAAAGAAAGGTGTTTAAAAAGCAATGGCAACAAAGACTTTTCGTTTAAAAGTAAGAAAAATACCTTTACATGATGATATAACATATAAAAAACCAAATTTTCCTGTTTTTAAAGAATTACATTTAGACTTGTTGGAAAATAAAATAAAATTAAAGAAAAATGCTCCTAAACCAATATTTGTTAGAAGCATCGTTCAAGAAGAACCTGTTAGTAAAAAAGTATCAAATAAAAGTAGTGCCAGTAGTATTGATAATGACGATTTTACTCTGGAAGAATTAGAAAGAACATACAACAAACATAATTCAGATAGAGAATCTGTATTTTCTGAACAAGAAGATAGGGAACCTATTGAAAGCCCTGATGAAAAAGAAAGGGATTATGATCGTGAGGTAGAACAACCATCACAAAAAATAGAATATCAACAACAACAATTTGTACAGGAAGAACAGGCAGAAGAGGATGAAGAAGAAAAAGAGTTCAAAGAAAAAACACAATTGTTATACAAATTTATGGTATTAAAGAAAAAATATCCAAACGCAGAAATACCAGAATTTTCTGAACACTCTGATTTACCTACAATGAAAAGAGTGTATGAACAATTAATTAGAAGAGTAAATCTTGATTCTAGTGTTGAATCATATAAAAAATTCTTAATAGGTGGTTTTATGCTACTCGAATGGGTTTCAACAACTTGGCTTGGTATTAATTTATCAGGTTTTACAGCACAACAAGTTCAAAGTATGAATACCTATGATTCTCTTTTAATAGAATTAGGTGAAAAGAATTATACATCTATTGGAAGCAGGTTCCCTGTTGAAGTTCGTTTAATTGGTGTAATTTTATTCAATGCAGCATTATTCTATATGCAAAAGATGATGTTGTCTGGTGGAGGTATGAATATTTTAAGTTCATTATTTGGAGGGTCACAACAACCACCTCCTCAACAAGCACCTGCTCAACAGGGTGTTCGTCGTAGAAGAAATAATATGAAGGGACCTACTATAACACCGAGTGAAGTAGAAGAATTAACAAGACAAAAGAATAATCAAACTTCTGACAGTGAAAATGATTAAAATAACTTTTGTTTTCTTTAAAAAAGACAACAAAAAAAATCTTTTAATATAACAATGAATAATGATTTTACAGATTTAACAATGTTAGATAATTTACCACCCCAACAACACTTACAAGGAAATTTTAACCCACAACCCCAACAACACTTACAAGGAAATTTTAACCCACAACCCCAACAACACTTACAAGGAAATTTTAACTCACAACCCCAACACTTACAAGGAAATTTTAACCAACAACCCCAACAACACTTACAAGGAAATAATATGTTAAATAGATATTTAAATTCTAATAAATACAGAAACAAGAACCGCAATAGTTACAGTGACAGCGACACCGACAGCGACGACGACAGCGACAGTGATAGTGACAGCGACGACGACGATGGAGGTAAAAAGGGTAGTTCAAAAAATACTTGGTTTGAGTATTTTTACAAAGTATTATTACTTGTATTACTTTCTGTTATACTTTATTATGTTATATTAATTAAAAAAGAATTAACAACAGTATATGAATAAATTAGTTAGTAATAGAATATGTAGCACCATTTTTAATTAACATATAAATACTTTCAAATGCAATATCTTTATAATTAAAAAACGACTTGAAATAATCAAAGGTGTCTTTATTATACACATGTAAAGGCCACCATAATTTTTTATTATTACTATTTAAAATAAACAATGATATATCCTCAAATTCTTCTATTGGATTATTATATTCTTTTTTACATAAACAATGAATATCTATTAATTTTTCCATTCTATTTTTGAAAAATCCGCTTGTATTATAATCATAAACAATATATAGTTGTTTATTATTTATCTCAATAATTTTTGCTTTAATTTCTAATATATTATATGTATATGGATATATATAATTATCTAATAAACCTATATAATTATCACCTTTAACATTCGTTTGTATATACGGTTCATTATTAATTATTTTTGTTATAGAAGAATCAGATATAGTAGTATTTATAACAAGTCCAGAAACAAATTTTGGCGACCAATTATAATAAGTAAATTCAATACATTCTGGAAGATATTGTAATAAATATTTGTCATAATAAATTTTTACAAAATATTCTGGAATTAAATCATATATTCTTCTTATATTTTTATATTTTTTATTGTTCATAAAATCAACAATTATTAATTTATTTACATACATATCTAATACATTTTTTCTAATTATACTATATATTTCATCGGGTAAATCTTTTCCTATTTGTACAAGAATACCAATAAAATAAACATAATAATCAAATACTTGTTTTGAATTATTTCTTAATATAAAATTTGATAATACTGGTTTCATTTTATTTGTTTGTGTATTTACCAATGTTAAAGAACTTCTATCATTATAGATATATTCATTTAATTTTATACATATTTTAATATCTTTTTTTGAACCATATTGTAAAGATTTTGCTATGACAGAAGGATATTCAGAAGGTGTATAATTAACTTGTTTTATACTACAAAATACAGAACTTGTAATATCATAAACATCATAAAATAAGCGTGATAAAGAATAATAAAAATTAATTTTATAACACCATATAGAATTACAATGAGGATATTTTTTAAATTCATTATACATCATTTCTAAACCGTTTTTAATAGAACTATACATATCAAGCATTACAAAACGCAGTTTTAACTCTTGTGGAACTTTATCCATATTTAATTTTTCAAAAGTATTTGTGTTATTAGTATCTGTAATATTTAACATTTTAGGATATAAATTTCTCATATATTGACATTTTAGAATCAATAACATAATTTTAATAACATTAGGATTTTCTATTTGTCTAATTCTGTATCTAAATAAACCTAAAATACAAGCATAAATAATATAAGGTCTTAAAATTTTAGTATCATTTAAAAAAATTTTTAAAAATTCATAACGACCAAAAAATACACTATAATAGCCTAATAATGCATAATATTCTGTGCGAATTTGTTTTTGAATAAATAAATTTATTAAAACATCATCATTACATACTTGAATAAGATTTGAAATATATAAATTGTCAGTAATACTATTTTTATAGTATTTATCCCAACAAATATTCATTATGAAATTATTTATATAATTATTTATATAAATAATTCATTTTTTTAAAAATAATTTAAATTAATTAATTTAAAAACTATTAGAAAAACATTTATCAAATTTATCTAAATTACCCTTTATTTTTGTAATTGTTGATTTAATAATCTTTTTTGGTTCATCATTAATTACTTGAAGATGTAATTTAAACTGTTTTTTTAAAGGATGAATAATTTTATAGCCAGAAAATAAAACATTTGGATGATCTACTAATTCATTATTAAGTAAATTACCAATTGTGTGTGTTTCATTGTCAAAAATAATAATTGATTCGTTTATGGCCATTTAAATTATTAAATTTATTAATTTTTATTATCAATTTTTTTATCTTGTCAATTTATCAAAACGAACTACATATTGACTTGATGAACTTACTAACATCAATATTGATATAACTATCAATATAATAGTGACTAATAAATATACTAAACCTGATATTAGTGTAGTTTTACCTATTGATGAAGCATTATTTCTATTTCTATATAAATAGAATGCTTTTGATGTTGCTAAAAATGCAAGGAATGCAAATAAGAATAAAAATAAAACTAAGAGCATATTACAATTAAAAAAGACTAAAAAAATAAATAACTTTAATCAATAACATTTTTCAAGTATTTTAAAAATAAGTAATTGTAATATATTAATAAGATGGAAAAATCATTTTGGGGACCATCTACTTGGTGTATGATACATAATGCGGCTGCATCATACAATCCAGAACATATAATATCATTTAAACAATTTATATATTCATTACAATATTTATTACCTTGTGAATATTGTAGAAATCATTTAATGAATAATTTAACAATATTACCAATTGGTTATGAAGAATTAAGTTCTAATGAAAAATTATTCCTTTGGTCGTTTAAATTACATGATCTTGTAAATAAACAATTAGGTAAAACTACACCATATTCATATGAATTTATTAAAAACTATTATTTTAAAAATTCTAAAAACAATAAATTTTGGGGACCTTGTTTTTGGAGAGCAATACATAGTTTTGCTGCAAGTTATAGACCTGATCCGCTTGTTAAAAATGCTTTCAAGCAATTTATCTATTCATTAATTAATATTATTCCATGTGAAAAATCTAAACATAAATATAGAGAAAATATAACATTAAAATTACCCTTATTAGATGAGTATTTTGAAAATGCACATCAATTATTCCTTTGGACATTTTTATTACACGATTTAACTAATAAACAATTAGGAAAAAATACTCCTTCTTTTGAACAAATTAAAAGTCAGTATTTTAATGAACGCGTATGTAAATCATGTGGTATTTAAATTATTTAATAAAAAATATATATTTAAAAAATATATATAATTTATATTATATGAATTATATTTATAAAACACCTTTACAAACATATTTAATAAATGCAACTGAAAGCACTCCTTTATGTGAAATAATGGGTAGAAACAACAGTGATAAAGGACATATAAATATTCTTAAATCTTGGCATAATTATACAACTTTTTATTATAACATTTTTAAAGAAATACAACAAAAAGAATTAAGAATATTTGAATTAGGTTTAGGAACGAATGACATAAATATTCCATCTAATATGGGTAAAAATGGAACACCTGGTGCTTCTTTATATGGTTGGTATGAATTTTTTCCTAATTCATATATATTTGGTGCAGATATTGATAAAAATATATTATTTAATAATGATAGAATAAAAACTTATTTCTGTGATCAAAGAAGTCCAGAAAGTATCCAAAATTTATGGAAAGAACCAGATTTACATGAAAATTTTGATATAATTATTGAGGATGGATTACACCAATTTAATGCTAATGTTTGTTTTTTTGAAAATAGTATTCATAAATTAAAAAAAGGTGGATGGTTTATAATTGAAGATATATATTATAATAATGAAAATTTGTTCTTTAATAAAATTAAAGAATGGGAAACTCAATATATAGATTGTTCTTTTGAATTATTAAAAATACCTTCTATACTTAATAAAGTTGATAATACTTTATTAGTAGTTTTTAAATCATAAATTTTATAATTAATATATTAATATATATTAATATATATTAATGTATAAGGTTTGTGTATTAAACTCTTTTATACCTAAAATAAAAAAGACAGAAAATTTATATGCTAAAAGAAGACACTGGTATAGCGATGGTTCTTTATATTATTATCCTCATATTAAAACATGTTCCACGGATGTAGATTGTTTGGGGTCTCAATTATGTGTCGATAATCATTGTATAGGACTTGATAGAAAATACGATTTACATGGCGTTCATTATGGACCTGAATACAGGCAATTAATTCAAGATAATAGTCCATTAGCACACATAAATGTTCAATCTTATGATTATGATCACGGATTTTTCCATAATCAACCCGAGGACATTTATGATTATGAAAAACACGGTTATAATCACGATTATGATTATTCTTGAAGAATTAACATTTTATAGTTTTATAAGTTTTATTAAAAAATAATTTATGTACATTTTTTTCATTTGAATTTCTTTTTATAATATTTATATCAAATCTATTACCTTTAATAAAAACTAAATCATATTCATTCCAATATGTATTTCTATATATTATTAACATTATATCTCCTAATTTTTTTAATGATTTGCACTGATCAATATTTCTAAAATCAACATTTTTATAAATTGGTAATAATGAACCAATATTCCAATTATTTTCAATTATTTTTCTAGACATTAATATCTCTTTTTTATTAATAACATCTCTCCTTATATTGATATACTCTTTACTAAAAATACCACATTTTATTAAATATTCTAATGTTTCTTTTTTCATTGCAAAAATATAAGATTGTACGTGTGCTTTATTAACAGCATCATTTATTGCATTAATAGTACTTCCAAATAAATGATACTTATCTAATTCATTTATATATATGTCAGTCCAATATCCTTGAAAATTTTGTTTTAAATAAGGCCCATCAACAGTTGAATTTACAAATATAAAATTATCATATTTTGTATATAAATCATTTGTTAATAATGCATCACTCCAACCTCCAAAATCCCAACCTAAATTATCTCTATAATATATTTTAGCACAATAAGAATAATCTTTGATTTAAAAAAGTATTTTAAATTAATAATGTTAAGTGTATTGTATCAAAAAACTAAAAATCCTATTTATTGTCATCATTTTCAATTACAAAAACAAGATAATGTTTATTTGAATTTTATGTATTTAAGTATACATCTAAAACCAGCAACATCAATTTTAGAAATTCAATACGATACGGATATAATTGGTTATGTTGAGTTTTACACAGATGATGAAACAGATGAAGCAAATGTTTCATGTATTAATGTTAATCCCAATATGAGAGGTAAAGGTTTTGCTTATTATCTTTTTCTTAAAATGATTGAATATTTAAAACAAATAAATATTAATACAGTTACTCTTGATGATGATTCAGACAGATACAAACAACCTAACAATTTATATATAAAATTAGGATTTAAATATGTATCTAATTCGGGTCCAGAAATGTATGGTGAAATGATTAATTTGAGTAAAAAAATAAATTATGAAAAAGCTAAAAAATATGATTGGTATAAATAATGTCTTGTTTATTTGATTCCTTATCAGTTTATGTTAATATGAATTCTGGTAATCTTAGAAATTTAATAGTAAATTATTTAAAAACTAATCCTAAATTAATAGATGATCTAACAGCATCAGACATTATAAAATGGACAGAAAATTGTGATTTAAATAATTATACAAATAGAATGAATAATGAAAACGCTTGGGGAGGTGCTATTGAAATTCGTGCCTTTTGTGAATTATTTTCTGTAAATGTGACTGTTCATGTATTATATACAAATAAACAGTTTGAGATATGTACTTCACAAAAACCAAAAGCAAATATTCATATTAGTTATACAGGAACGCATTTTGAACCAATGTATAAAATAATATCTATTTAAATTTGTTTTATTTCTTTTTCTTTTTATCTTATTTTTTTATGTCTTTTTATATATATTATCTCCAATATTAAGTTATTATTGTAATAATTACAATAATAAATAAAATTTTAAGTTTTATGGCTCATAATAATATAATTGACCACTACCTACATCATAATATAATTGGAATTTACCAGTAATATCAGTTGTTTTTTGAATAGGTTTTATATATGTTCCCCCAGTAGCACCTACTGTGTCTAAATTAATACCAGTTGCATTTAATACAATCGTATTATCTCCTTGATCTGTTTGACCTGCTTGACGACCAATTGCAATTGAATTACTTCCTTGATTTGTTTGACCTGCCTCAGCACCAATGGCAATACCCCCAGTTTCTTGACTTGTTAGACCTGCTGAATTACCAATTGCAATTGCATTTCCATTTTGATTTGTTTTACCTGCTTCATAACCAATTGCAACAGAATTAACATTTTGATTGCTTTGACCTGCTTGATTACCAATAGCAACACTTTGTTGTCCTTGACCTGTTTGACCTGCTTGATTACCAATAGCAACACTTTGTTGTCCTTGACCTGTTTGACCTGCTTGATTACCAATAGCAACTGCTAATTCACTTTGATCTGTTTGAGCTGCTTGTTGTCCAATAGCAACAGCATTAATACTTTGATTGTTTTGACCTGCAAATGCTCCAATGGCAATCGCGAATGTATTTTGGTTCTCATTTCCAGCACTAGAACCAATAGCAACAGAATTACTATCTTGATTGTTTTGACCTGCTAGATTGCCAATAGCAACAGAATTACTATCTTGATTGTTTTGACCTGCTAGATTACCAATAGCAACACTTTGTGGTCTTTGATTACTTTGACCTGCTGAATTACCAATGGCAACACTTTGTTGTCCTTGACCTGTTTGACCTGCTAGATTACCAATGGCAACACTTTGTTGTCCTTGATTTATTAGACCTGCCTCAGCACCAATTGCAACAGCATTATCACCCTGACCAGTTCCACCTAGAACCTCGACTCCTCGACCTGCCCTATAACCAATAGCAACAGTTTTAATTCCTTGTGTGTATTCACCTGCAAAACTTCCTATTGCAATAGGATAAGAAAATACATTATCTGGTGAATTTCCTTGGTTTGCTAGACCTGCTCGACTACCAATTGCAATAGCACTATTTCCTTGTCTTATCGCACCTGCTTGATTTCCAATTGCAACAGCGTTTATATTTTGTGTATCTAAACCTGCATTAGTGCCAATAGCAACAGCCCCAGTTCTTTGATTTTCAAAACCTGCTTGACGACCAATTGCAAGACTTTGTTCGGCTTGACCTGTTTGACCTGCTTGAAAACCAATTGCAATACTTAGTTCGCCTTGACTTGTATTCCCTGCTTCATTACCAATAGCAATACTTTGTTCGCCTTGACTTGTATTCCCTGCTTTATTACCAATAGCAATTGCATTTACACTTTGTCCTGTATTCCCTGATAATTTTCCAATTCTTACTCCCTCATTTCCATAAAATGTTAAACGGTTTAATTCTGTTATTTCTTGTTGTAATATACCATCACTTGCAAAATTACCATTCTTTAAAGTAATATATAAATCTTGTGAACCAGTATCACCCTGTGGCCCTGGTGGTCCCTGTGGTCCCACTGGCCCTGGTGGTCCCTGGGACCCTGTATCATTTAATGACCAATATGTTTCTGATTCTACCCATACTAATGTATATGATTCACCTTCCCCTATTAATGTTAATTCATTACTACTAAATCCACTATTTTTTATTAATGAATTTGTTTGAATTGTTACAGGTATTGTATATTGTGCGATATTATTAGCAGGAATACCTCCTGCTGATGTGAAATTACCTCCTAAATAAATAATATTGTTTAATGTTGCTAATCCACTGACATTACTACCACTAACTCCACTTCCTAATGATGACCATGTACTTGTATTTGGATCCCAAACTGCTATACGATTAACAGGATTGCCTCCTGCTGTTGTAAAGAACCCACCTACATAAACTTTATTATCTTGTGCTATTGTAATTGCATATACACGACCACCTCCTCCAATTCCACTTCCTAATGCTGACCATGTACTAGCATTTGGATCCCAAACTGCAATATTACTAGCTGGATTACCTCCTGCAGTATTAAAATCACCACCTGCATAAATTCTACCATCTTGTGCTATTGCTATTGAAAATACTTCTGGCGCGGCGCCGGCGCCACCAATAACTCCACTTCCTAATGGAGACCATGTACTAACATTTGGATCCCAAACTGCTATATTTTCAGCTGGATTACCTCCTGCTAGTGTAAAAGTACCACCTACATAAATAAGGTCATTTTGTGCTATTGTAATAGCAATGACGTAAATACCTCCAATTCCACTTCCTAATGCGTCCCATGTACTTGTATTTGGATCCCAAACTGCAATATTACTAGCTGGATTACCTCCTGCTGTTGTAAATAGACCACCTACATAAACACGACCATCTTGTGCTATTGCTATTGAATATACTTCATTATTGGTTCCACTTCCTAATGCTGACCATGTACTTGTGCTTGGATCCCAAACAGCAATATTATTAGCTGGAACACCTCCTGCTAGTATAAAATCACCACCTACATAAACACGACCATCTGGTGGTGGTGCTATTGCAATAGCAAAGACGTTAGTACCACCTATTCCACTTCCTAATGCGGCCCATGTACTTGTACTTGGATCCCAAACAGCAATACGATTAGCTGGATTACCTCCTGCTAGTGTAAAATCACTACCTACATAAACACGACCATCTTGTGCTATTGCTATTCCAATTATTGGAAATGGTCCTGTAGCATTAACACCTGATGATAATGCTGAATATTCTCCTGCTTCTCTAGTATTTACAATTATTTTAAATTGACCATTATTAGTAGGATTTGCCAATGTTTTAGAAGTATTACCTATACCAGATGTTACTAATGATATGTTAATGTCAGGATTTAAAGAACTACCAGTAACATTTTCAACTGTCAAATCACCTGAACCAGTATCACCCTTTGGACCAGTAGGACCAGTAGGTCCAGTAGGACCACCAGGTGTACCAGCGGGACCCTGTGAACCAGTATCACCTTTTGATCCTGTTGGTCCCTGTGGCCCAGTATCACCTAAACCAGTAGCGCCAGTATCACCCTTTGATCCCGTGGATCCCGTGGATCCCACTGGCCCTGTCGATCCAGTATCACCCTGTGGTCCAGTATCACCCTGTGGTCCAGTATCACCCTGTGGTCCTGTGGAACCTGAACCTCCACTACCAGAAGACAAATTTTTCCAACCAGAATTTGTACATCCAAAAAATTGGTTTGATCTTAAAACTATATTACCAACAGAACCATTTACAGGTGGTAAATTATTTTGAGTTGGAACTGAAATATTTTGTCTTTATTTATTTTCATATTATAATATGAAAATACTTTTTATTCTAAAATTTATCAAAAATAACTTTTGGTGATTTTAGTGCAAGTGAATATTTATTTTCAAAAATAAATACAACTAAATCAATATCAAAATAAACTTTAAGATTTATAAAGTAATTTATTTTATTATCTGTTGTATTAAAAAATTACCTAATTTACCTGATGTATTTGGTAAACTATTGTAAATAGGTATTCTTAAACCATTTAATGAAACTGTATTATTTATATTTTTATCTTTTGTAATGTTCATTAATAATACTATATATGTTTTAAAAATTTTTAAAAATTAAAAATGTTTATTAGTTTGTAAATTTGTCACTGATACTTTTGGACAATCTTTACATAATATACTTGCTATATATTCAGGATGCATCGCACTAAATCCATGTTTTCCTTTCACTACATCAAATACAACAGTTAAACTACGATTATTGTTATATATTTGATTATAAGTTTCAACCATTAAATCTGGTGGTGATATAGGATCATCTGTTGCTGCTAATATATGTATAGGGAAATTAATATTAGGTGATGATTCCCAATCACGAGATAAATCGGTTGCTACACCTATTTTTTCAACTTGTAAAGTTGTAGTAGAACTTCCCTGTCTATACATCTTTTCAACCATTTGATACTGAGGAGTTTCATATTCATCTATACCATTATCTTCTTGATTAGGACATATTAAATCATCAGATACATAAAACCAACCACATAAAACTTTTTCTACCCATTTTTCTTCACTTGTAAGATAACTAACTTGTTTATTTCTATTAATCCATCCATTAGGACCACCAAGATAATTAATTTCTTCTTGTAATCCAGGAACAGATCTTGTTGGTGCCTGTAAAATAACTAATTTTTGAACTGTGTTAGGGTATAATAATGAATATTTTTGTGCAACACTACCACCAAAACCATATCCACATATAATAACTTTTGTATTTTTTTCTACAAACATATCATATATTTTTTTACAATCATTTGCATATTGTTCTAATGTCCAAGCAGTATTAAAAGGTTCTGTATCATTATATTTTGGATCAACTGGCATCCAAGCAGTTCCGTGTCCTCTTAAATCATAAGCGATTAATGTTGGTGTTTTAAAACCTTTCATATTTAATCTTTGCATATTTTGTAATAAAGGTTGCCATAAATTAATGTTCATAGGATTAGCGTGTAATAAAATAACAATATCAGTGCCTAAACCTTTTTGGATTTGGGCAACAGTTCTGTGATCTCCCATATCTACATATTTTAATACTTGTTGAGATGGGATCATTTCGTTAATAGAGATTTTAAAGTTTTCAGATTTATTAGAATAACAAAATATACATATAATTAATAATAATATTAATAAAAGTATAATATAAATGTTCATTAATAATAATAGAGACTTTTTTACAAAAATTGAATTTAAATATAATTTAAATATAATTTATCTTAAAATTACAAGATTAAACTTTAATGTATTTATCTATTTCAGAACTTTATAAAAAAGTATTAGATTATATTGATACTGAACAAATAATTACTTTAAAAGGTGTTGTTCGTTTTTACCGTAGTGCCGAAGCTGGAAAATTACATTTTATAACTATTACTGATGGCTCTACTATGAAAAAAGTTCAATGTATTTATTATTCACGAGATTTAAAAATTGATCATATGTCAAGTGTTATAATAAATGGAAAAATTGTTAAATCACCAGCAAAAGGTCAGTCTTGGGAATTATCTGTTTCTACGATTGAAATAGTTGGTAAATGCTCTCCTGATGATTATCCTTTTGCTTCAAGACAAAAATATGGAATGGATTATTTAAGAAAATATCCACATTTAAGAATGAGAACTGAAACAGGAACGGCAATTTTTAGGATTAGACATTATCTTTGGAAATCAATCATGGATTTCTTTGATTCCAAGGGATTTATAAGTATGCATACTCCTTTAATTACATCAAGTGATTGTGAGGGTGCTGGTGAAACTTTTAAAGTTGATGGTGGTAAAGACTTTTTCCCTGAACAAGCTTATTTAACTGTAAGTGGTCAATTGGAAGGAGAAATGGCTGCAACAGCATTAGGTAAAATTTTTACTTATGGTCCTACATTTAGAGCAGAAAAATCTGATACATCTAAACATTTGGCAGAATTCTGGATGGTAGAGCCAGAAATGGCTTGGTATGATTTAGATGATACTATACAATTATCAAAGGAGTTATTATCTTTTTGTTTGGAAGAAATTAAAAAATCGTGTGTTGATGAATTAGAATTTTTAAAAGTTTCTTTACCTAAAAGTTTTGATTTTAAGCAAATTACTTATACTGATGCTATAAATATTTTAGAAGAATCTGTAAAATTAAAGAAAAGTAAGGATTATTTTGATAAAGCGCCAGAATGGGGAGAAGATTTAAGCACTCCACATGAAACATTTTTAGCAGATTTTTATTATAAATCACCAGTTATTGTTACACATTATCCCAAACAAATTAAAGCATTTTATATGTATTCACAAGGAAAAACAGTAGAATGTTTCGATGTTTTAATGCCAGGAATAGGTGAAATCATAGGCGGTTCTCAACGCGAATCAAGATATGATGTTTTAGAAAGTATAATGAAAGAAAGAGGTATGGATATGTATAAATATCAAAAATATCTAGATTTAAGAAAATTTAGTAGTGTTCCACATTCTGGATTTGGTCTAGGATTTGAAAGATTATTAAGATTTATGACTGGACAAAAGCATATTAGAGATGTAATTCCTTTTCCTGTTTATTATGGTCATATATGTTAAAAAAAATTGATTTATTTAGTATTTTAAATACTAAATAAAACTATGGAACTTGCAATTTCTATTACAAAATTAGATGATGTTCTTGGTAAAATTGCAAAGAATTTATCTATTTTAAATACCTCATTTAAATTTTCAGAAAATTCTGCAAAAGATTTAATGTTAAAAATATTCCAAGAAGAATTTGGTTTTAAAATTGAACCAAATAAAGATAATTTAGAAAATAAAATTGAGACAAATAATATTACAAAACCATTAGAAAATATTACAGCAGATAATATTGAAAAATGGTTTAAAGAATATAATATTAAAGAATTTCGTGAAATTGTTTGTAAATATGGAATTAAAGTTCCTGTAAGATGTACAAAGCAACAATTAAAAGAAAAATTAATGTCTCTTATTACAGAAGAAAATGTTGTGAAAGTGTCAAAGCAAAAATTAGCACCATTGTCTAGTATAAAGATTTATAGAGATGATGAATTAAAGGTATGGGTAGTTGAAGGAACAAACTTGATTGTTGATAATCCTAATAGTAGAAAATTAATTGCTTTTATAACAAGCGATAGAGATGTAAATAAAAAATGTGAAGCAGAACACATTAAAAAAGCAAATGAAATTGGTTTAAATTATTAAATCTTACTTTTTCTTTTAAGAAAAAGTAAAATATTTAAAGAATTCCTAATTATAGAATATATTATGAGTTTAACAAACGAAGAAACAGTAGAAACAACGGCTAATGTTGATAAAGTAAAGAAAAGTGGCCTTGTTCAAAAACCATTAAATTATAATACTTATTTACATAAATTAATTAAAAATGCTGGATATAATGTTAATTTAACAAAGATGGTTACAGCTCAATTGGATACATTTATAAAGATTTTATCAACGACATTGTCTGATATGTGTAGACAATTAGTTTTATTGTCTGGTCGTCAAACATTAAATGTGGATGATTTTACTACTGTATGTCATATGTTTTTACCTGCTAATTTAGCAAAAGAATGTGTAGAAAAGGGTATGTCTGCGATTGATAATTTTAGTAATAAGCCTACTGGAAGAACAACAAAAGCAGTTCGTAGTGGATTAAGTTTTCCTCCTCATATATCTGAAAAATTTTTAAGAGGACAGGGTGTTTATAATGTTAGTGTATCACATAATACACCTGTATTTATGGCTGCTGTATTGGAAAATATTGTAAATCGTATGTTAGAAAATACAAGTGTTGTTACAAAAGAAAATAACAAGAAAACAATAACCGTTCGTCATCTTGTATTAGGAACTACAAATAACCCTGAACTTGCAACTGTTGTTAGGAAATTAAATATTGTTTGGCTTGGAGGTGGTATTGAACCTTATGTAAATCCTGCACTTGTTCCATCAAAGGAAAAGCAAACACAACTTGCTTTAAAGAGAAGAAAAGCAAGAAAAGGTGCTGAACAAGTTGAAAAGGTTCGTAAAAGTCTTCCAGGAACTCGTGCATTAAGATTAATTAAAAAATATCAAAAGTCTGTTGGTCTTTTACAAAGAAAGGAGCATTTTAAACGATTTGTGAAAGATCACGCAAACAATATTTGGGATGAAAGTGAACAATTACATTATAGTGCTGGTGTTATAGAATATTTACAATTATTCGTAGAAGATGAACTTGCACAGTTGTTTAGACAATCAGTATCTGTAATGGTACATGTTGGTCGTGAAACAGTTGATGTTAAAGATTTACAGTTAGTATGGAGTTTAGTGCGTCCAAAATGTTTTAGAGAATCGCCACAATTGGGTTTTGAGCATTTAGCAGAGCCTGGTATTCATCGTATTGCTTATCGTGGAGGAACAAAGCGTGTAAGTCAGGGATGTTATGAATTTGCAAAGATTGTATTGTCTGAATATGTTTATAATATTTTGTATAATACACATTTAGTAATGAAGAGACAAAAGGTAAAGACACTTAGTTTACAATATTTAAGAAGGGGTGCAGGTTTTATGAACTTTAATTTACCTGTTGATTTTGGTAGAATAAAGAATAAAAAGAAGAATGGTGATAATGTGTCAGAAGTTGGTGAAGATATTCCTATTCCACAAGAAGAAAAGGACGACGGTGATGTAGGTGATGACGGTGAAGTAGTAGGTGAAACTCCTGTTGATGATTTAGAAAATTAATTATTTTCTTTACAAAAAAGAAAATAATTTTAAACTGATGATTCAGATATTGACATAAGAGGGTCAGTTGTATTTGAATTAAATAATGGATGATCTATATTTTGGTTTCCAAATACTGGGGATGTTTTTAAATCTAAATTAGGTGGATTTATACTTGTAGTTGATTGTGTAAGGTATGATTCTTCTATAATTCTGTTATAATAACCTCTTGCTAATTTCCACGATTCTGTTACTTTATTCCAAATCCATCCTACTTGTAAAAAAGAAGATAATGGTATAATCCAAGGTGCTACACTTTTATTTGTAATAGACCATATTAATGCAATAAAAATACTTTGTAAAAGAAATATACCTAAAAATTTTTTAACAATATTTGTAGGAAGTTTTATTTCATCCATTGGTTCTACACCACCATTTATACTACGACTTAAATCATTTAGTCTATCCCATATACTTTTTTCCATATACATTTTATTTAATATCCTTTAAAACCTTTTACACCTAATTCTTTTGTTTTCTTTTACTCCTTTTACTGGGTCTTTTGCTGGGTCTTTTACTGGGTCTTTTGCTGGGTCTTTTGCTGGGTCTTTTGCTGGGTCTTTTGTTGGGTCTTTTGCTGGGTCTTTTGCTGGGTCTTTTGCTGGGTCTTTTGCTGGGTCTTTTGCTGGGTCTTCTTGTTTCTCTGGGATGTATTCTTTTTGCGGTATTATTTTTTGGTAGAGCAACTGCTCGTTTATGCTTACATAATTCTTCTAATTTTTTGTGTCCATATTTTGCAATTATTTCAGAAACTGTCATTGGTGTATTAGCATTAACTCTAATACTTGGTCTACAATAAGGATATTGTTTTAATGATGATTGAGAACGACCACATGGAGCTTTTGTGCTTTTACAAACATTTACCCATTTTTCTTTATACCATCTATCTAATCCATCATTTGTTTTTTGACCTCTATATCTTCCACCTGCTGCTTTATATTCTTTAACAAGTAATCCACTGGCATAAGCACTTGGCCATACTTTAACTTGTTTTTTAACTTTATTACGAGTTTTAATATATAATTCAGCATCAACTACATTTGAAGGAACTTTATTACTCATTAATATTATTTAAGAAAAATAGATAAATATAAATATAAATATAAATATAATGAAAAAACTTAGAATAGCATTTGGTCATCAGGCAAGAGTGGGAAAAGATACTGCTTGTTTGTTATTAAAACAAAAATATGGTGGTAATATATATAATTTTTCAAATTCATTATATACAATTCTTAATTTTGCACAAGAAACATGTGGTTTTCCAGTTGAGAAAGATCCAACATTTTTACAGTGGGTTGGAACAGAATGGGCCAGAAAAAAAGATCCAAATGTTTGGGTAAATTTAACAATGAAAAAAATTGATTGGAATCAAAATTCTTATATATCTGATTTGCGTTTTCCAAATGAATTTTATAAATTAATTGATAATGATTTTACATGTATTAGAATAATTCGTCCTGATCGTCCAATAGACAGAAATATAAATCATAAATCGGAAACTGCATTAGATGATTTCAATTGGCATTATACAATAATAAATAATGGTGATATTAATCATCTAAGTTTTCAACTAGACATTATTATAAAAGATATACTAAATAAAAACACTTGGGATATAAAAAATTGATTATATTTAAAATTTTTAAGATTAAATCAAAATATGTCTGTTAAAATCATTACAAACGATAATTATGTTTTTAATGTTCCTACAAACATTGCAAAGATGAGTTCTACAATTTCTAATATGTTAAATGATGTTTTTGATACTATAAATGATGCTGAAATCAATCTACCTTCTATCGATAAGAAAACTTATGAACTTGTTTTAGAATATTGTAGCAAATTTGTTTCTGATAGTAGAAAGCCTCTTGATACTAAAAAACCTATTATGTTAAATTGGGAAAAGGAATATTGTAGTGCTATGAAATTAGAAGAGTTATATCAAGTTATACTAGCAGCTAATTATTTAGAAATTCCTTCTTTGCTTGATGCTGGATGTTGTCATATTGCTTATATGATTAAGGGTAAAACACCTGATGAAATTAGAGAAACATTTAATATTGATGATGATTTAACGGAATTAGAAAAGGAACAATTAAAAGTTGAAAATAAGTGGGAAGAAGAAAATTAAATTTTACTTTTTTTAAAAGAAAGTAAAATTAAAACATTTCTAGATATTAATGAATACAGAACAAGATAAATATGGTAATAAATTAAACACATTTACATTACTAATGCCATGTACACCATTAGGACAACAAGGACCATTATGTCCAGCTGGTTGGGAATCAGTAGGTTATACACAACCTGGTTCTTGTACTATTGGAAATGTACCTGGTGATGGACCATTGGATGTTTGGAAAATGTATGGATATAATAGAGTATGTAAAAGGCGTGTTCCTACAAGTGGAGATTTAGCCGTAGATTGTTGTAGCAATTTATTTGGTATTAGTAATTCTGTAGAATGTAATTCTCGTGGATTTCAACCATATTCTTGGGAATGTAATAATGTAATGGTAAAAAAATGTAATACAAATGTTCAAAAAGATCCATATTCACCAGAATGGAATGGTATGCCCTATGGTCAAGATCCTGTTATATATGATGGTTGTACAGGTAGAGTGAAAGGGCCTAAACCAGATGAAAAAGGTGGTTGTGTTGATGAGTTTTGCATTAATTATTTAAGGAACGCACCACCAAACAATTATTTTCATAATCACGATTATCAAGATTATCCACACGATTTTCCACATCATTCATATTCAATGCCAGGATTTAATAATTCTTGGGGTTATAATCCAATGAGAACGCCATATAAAGCATACAATGATTATAAACATAAAAATGCTAATAATTATTGTAGACAGTTTCCACAAGAATGTTGGAACACTTATATTAATAATTATCATTTTTAATAAAAAAGTATCTTGTATTATTAATGAATGAATTATTAATAATTATAGGTGCCGTATTAATTTCTATATTTTTAATAATAATTATTACATATTTTTCAGGAAAAGAATCATTCTATTATCCTGCATTTAATACATATGTTAATAGTCCCAGAAATGTAGGCGTTTATCCTATGATGCCAAATCTATATCCAAGTTGGTATGATATAGATTGGAAACCATGGAGATCAAGATACCCATTTTTATACTCACCAGCATCACAAGTTGGTGCTAGTCCTAATTATAATGTATGGAATACACCAATGCTAACATCTGTTAAATCTCCAAGAGATTATTTAATAGGAAGATGGGTTAATGTTGGTATAGCATATTCAAACAAAGATAATGAAAAAACAGACTATTTAGATATTTATCAATTAAATATTGATCCTTCAAGAGAATTATATTCTTATGAAGCGAGAACAAAATTTGGACAAAGATTACCCATTGAGATGAGTTCAAAAAATCCAAATGCTTTTAAACTAGAAGATGGAGACAAATTTAAAGTTATTGGAAATGATAAAATATGGACTTTTGTTGAAGATAGTCCATATATGTATGTTTATACATAATTTATTTTTCTTTTAAAGAAAAATAGATTTAAATTATTTTAGAATTTATATGTGTTTTAAGAATTTATATGTTTTAAAAATTTATATATGTTTTAAGAATTTATATGTGTTTAAAAATTTATATGTGTTTTAAAAATTTATATATGTTTTAAAAAATACACTATTTTTACCACAAAAATACACTATTTTTACCACAAAAATACACTATTTTTATCACAAAAATACATTATTTTTTTACCACAAAAATACATTATTTTTTTACCACAAAAATACACTATTTTTACCACAAAAATACATTATTTTTTATCACTATTTTTTTACCACAAAATACACTATGATATATATACATAGTATTGCTAATATGAATTTTCTACTATATAAAGTACATCTATTTTTATGTGATTTATAACACTTTATAGATTAATATTATTATTCATATTGCTATTTTTTTATTTTAAGATTAAAATTATTTATTTGTAGTAATTCTCTTCGGTATGCTAAATATTATAGTATGCTGTATACATACCTCAAATTACTACACAATAAATAAAAAGATAATATTTTAAAAAAAATAAAAAATAAAATAAATATACTTTAAAATTTAGATTAAATATTATAATATAATGGAACAATCCTTAGTAAATGAAACAACATCAGTAGAACAAACAGTAGTAAATGATACTACATCCGTAGAACAAACAGTATTAGAAAACTCACCAGCACCAGCCACGGCACCAGCCACGGCACCAGCCACGGCACCAGCC